TGCTGCTGAAGCAAAAGCTGCCGCTGAAGCAAAAGCTGCCACTGAAGCAAAAGCTGCTGCTGAAGCAAAAGCTGCTGCTGAAGCAAAAGCTGCTGCTGAAGCAAAAGCTGCCGCTGAAGCAAAGGCTGCCGCTGAAGCAAAGGCTGCTGCCGAAGCAAAGGCTGCTGCCGAAGCAAAGGCTGCCGCCGAAGCAAAAGCTGCCGCCGAAGCAAAAGCTGCTGCTGAAGCAAAGGCTGCTGCTGAAGCAAAAGCTGCTGCTGCTATTATCGCTGATAATAAAAATGCAGTTGCTGCACAACTTGCAGCATTATCAGGTCCTAATTCTTTGTTAGGTAAACCAGCATTTACTATTTCAGGCGCTACCGGCCTATATGCGAACGACATAAATCAAATTTTTAACTATCAATCATATGATGCAGCAACTAATACTTTTTCTTATGTTAGTGCTAATAATAGTGTTGTTATTACTTTTAATAATAAAGATAGTCAATGGACAATACAAAAAAACTTTACCAATATAGCTTATAATGGTTGCACTATAGTAACTGGTAATAAGGAAAAAGGTAAAACACCAGACAAATGTAATTCAAAAAACTGGTTTGTAAAAACAAAAGACGATCTCTCGTTTATATGGATTAAGAATACTTTAAATTTTAAAATAATTAACCCTCCTTCTCTTATTACTCCTGCACCTTCTCCTGCTCCTGCTCCTGCTCCTGCTGCTGACACTCCCGTTACCAATGATAAACTTTTTGCTTCAAGTAATGCCCAACCTGAAAACAAAGGACCATATATTAGCTTATCTTCTTTTACATTTAAACCAGATACTATGATAGGTGACCAAGTAGGTGGAGATATAGACTCAAATATAAAAGTTTGCACAAATGGTGTTGCTTATGATGAGTATTTAACTAAATCTGATGTAACCACATGGACACCTGCTTCTAAAGATATTTATTCAGATCATGCACCGATTCGTTATGAATATACTATTGATGATAAAACTGGTGTTGTAACATGCAACACTGGTGGAACGAGTGCAGGCGCTACTACGGGAACAAGAAGTATTCGATTTGTAACATGGAATATTGCTTATCAGATGAAATACAATGGTTCTTACTACTCAAGTAAATTTTATTGTTCAAAAGCGACAACTGATCCATGTAAAGAAGAAGATGATATTTATAAACAAAGGTTAACCAATATTCTTAATGCAGTTGATACTATGATGACACAAAAAGAGATTGATTATGTATTACTACAAGAATGCGAACGTCAGGATACAACAAGTCCAACTGCTATTAAAAATATTGCGAATGGAATTACTGGGTTTATGGGAAAATATGATGTTTTAAATTTTAGTTATAATGATACATCTACTGCTCCTCCTGCTCCTCAGGTCCAAAAAAATACCGAATTTTGCCTAATTGTTAAGAAACCAACGCCACCAACACTGAGCAACATTAAAGATTTTAACTTCAGACCAGACACATCTACAAATGACTATCCAAGCCCGATGAGTAAATATGTAGCTGAAAAGTTTAGTTCTTATTTGGCAACTTTTCAAGCTTCAAATCCATATCCTAAGCTTGATTTTTTTGATGCAGATATAAATTCTGTAATGTGCTATGTTATACCATCAACCAGAACTATATTTTTTAATGTGCATTTTAGATTTGCGAATCCACCACTACTAATATGGCAACGTCAAAAACAAATATATGACTTTATGAATGCTATTGTTGATATTATTCGTTCAATTCCTTCAAGTGAAACTCAGTTACATCCGTATCAAAATTATGATATTGTATTTTCAGGAGACTTTAACGTAAATATGTTGCAACGTTTTCCACAAGATGTTAAGTATCCTGATCCTAATGGCAAAGTTATGGAACCTTACTTTTTTAAATGTGTAAAAGTTCCTGGCCAAAAAACTATTATTTCAACAACGAAAGATAATTCTCCATCGGCTTTTGCTACGGAATCTAATACTAATAACTATAATACTACAAATATAGATTTTTCGGTTTTTTATCCTGCGCTGGTTTCTGCGGCTCCTGTTGCGCCTACGCCTGCACCTGCTCCGATAACAAAATATATTTTTGCATTTGATATTGATGATACTTTACTTGCAAGTCACACTATTGATGGTTTATCTATGGATGCTAAAGATGTTCAATATAGGCAAGAAATTATCCAAAATATGAGAAAAGTTATTGAAAGTGGTAATTATGTATGGATAGTAACTGCGAATTCTAATCCAAACTATACAAAAAACAACTTTTGTAGGAAATTTTTTGGATCTACCGATGAAGTTTTTTTTTATAGGTCTGAATATTTTTATTTTATGAATCCTGATATTATTGCACGACAATATACAGAAGCAAAAAAAGAATTTCCATCAGATACAAAGCTTGGAGATATAGTTGATTTGGGTTGGAATGCTATTCATACGCGGGGATTAAAGCCTTATGGTATTTATGCACAAAGTTTAATTACAAAAAAAAAATATAATGAAAACCATACTCCAAAAATAGGTGATTTTAAAATTTACTTATTTGATGATACCAATACAAGTGGATATCTTGCGAAAAATAGTTTACAAATAGGTATAACATTTATTTTAGTTACAGATTTTACTACTAAAGTGCCTAACTTAATTCCCGAATTTAAAAAAGTGTTAGATGATGGTATATCAAAAATTGGTTCAGTGTCAGCACCCGTATCTATGTCACCACCTGTTTCTACTCCTGCTACTACTCTAAAAGTAATGTCATTTAATACTTGGTATAAACCATTTAGTGCTCAAAAAATAAAAGATGATGGTAATCCTCAAGAACCAGATATGCAATATTGTAATATCAAAAAGGTGGATGGTACTTTAATAAATGTATGTCAAGAAAATATTATGAAAGAAATTATGACACAAATAGAGGAAGGGTTTCAAGTTATATTTTTGCAAGAGTTTACAAGTCGAATACAAGAAGTTTTTGATAAATGTAAATTTAGTGATGAATATGTAGGTAAAAAAAAACAAATTCCATTTACGATGGCATATACTCCTCCTGGAGGGAAAGTTCCACCTCTTGAATATTATGTATATAGCGTTACTGCGCAAGGTGAAACTATAGTTACACTATGTTCTAAAAGTTTTTTCAAAAATCCTGCAACACGATACTATATGGGAAATTTAACAGGTTATCCAAATAACCCATCATATGCCAGTGATGGTGACACTATTCAAGGTTTTTGGGAAATATCCGGCGGAGGAAGACCTTATATAGTATTAGTATTTGATGATGAACAAATTATTTTAATTAATATACATGGACCACATGGTGGTACTTTTAACCCTTACTTACAAAAAGTATCAAAAAATCCTAGTGGTAAAGGAGATTTCACTACTATTGGTGAAAAAGATTCTACTGGACCTTATGAATACGAAGGAACTAGATATAAATATAATTCTGGTTTCGGTTACCCAATTCCTCAAGCCGTTCAAACTGAAATAAATAAAAAAATAAAAGATGTAGAAGAATTAAATGCAAAATACCTATACCCAACTTTGCAAGATTATACATTTCGACAACTTGGAGATATGCTTAGAAAAAGAATCCCTAATCAATTAAAAACATATAAAATCATATTTGCAGGTGACTTTAATATGCGTCCTGATGATGCAAAAACACATTTAGTAAAACTTAGTGAAAGATTGTCAACTGGAAACTATGGTGAAGGACCTTTTTCAAATAGTTCAGGAGTTTTTGATAAAGGCGCACAAAATAGTTTAAAACTTAAAATTGGTATTACTAATAAAGATGCTACCGGAACTTGCTGTGTAGAACATAAGGGCGGTTCTTATGGTTCAGGAGTTTATGACCATATTTATTCGAATAAGTTAAAGGTTACAAAATATTGGACATACAATGGTAACATAGAATATGATAAAAAAGGTGGAATTCTTTTCTCTGACCATTTACCTGTATATGCAGAAATAGAATTACCTGCACAAGGTGGTGGTAGTTATACCAATAAACACAAAACACTAAAAAATAGTAAACCAAAATCAAGAAAGATAAATAAACTTGCACTTAGATCTATATCCACGACCCGGTTTACAAAGAAAAAGCATAATTTAAAGCATAGTCATAACAAAAAGCATAAAACAAGGCGTAATAAGCATTAAAAAATCTTTTTAGTATCTGTTTAGTATTAAGTATAAAAATACATACATAATCTCGCATTATGTATGTATCTAGTTGCCGAGACGAATCAAATACTGCACCATATTAGTTCTTCATTGGATAACTCGGCGCCAATCAAAATACTACGATTCAGTTCCGGATTCTCACTCGAAAAGAAACTAGGGCGTATTATACTCCAGTCTGTTTTTTCATCCAACAATCCAACCTTTGTGTATATAAATGCCGCAAGAGCACTACACCAAAAGCGTGATATTTTTTGCGGATCGGGGTCTTTATTGCAGTATGCTTCAATCCAGTCACGCACCACGATATCGTAAGGTTTATTAAAAACACTATCATGTATTTCCTTCATTTTTTCATGTGTAAATGGGTTTCCTGTATGATAGTAGCGGTGTCTATGTGTATCAAGCGAATCTTTACTTGATTCAGTTGATTGGTTACTTTTATATAATAAGTATTTCAAAATACTGAATCCTGAGTAGATATAACCAAACGTATATGTAAATGTATTTATAAACCTGTTTTTATTTTTAGTTATTAATGATGTACTACCTGTGCCAATATTAACTATAGTTGTATTAGTTTCGATACTATCTTCTGAAAAATGAACATGTAATCTTCGCAAAAATATTTTACCTTTATATGTGGTTATAAAATCAATGATAGGTGTAAGCTGCACTCCTATTTTTCTCTTACCATCTTCTGCGTCGGGTATCTGGGCTGTGCCTGACTGCCATACATATACACCCTTCAATGGTTTATCTAAATATGTGAAATCAGGGTCAACAACAACCATCCCAATATGTGAGAAATCACTTTGCGAACCATATTTTATAAGCCATCCAAATAATCCAAGTCCTTTTTGTTCAAGGTTGTCGCATAGTAGCAAGTCTCCTGTTTTTAATGTCTCTATGCGTTTTGTTATATCTATAATTTGTTCACTATTTATCATTTTGTAGTAGTATAAAACAATATATATAACCTTTATATTTATTGTTTTATATATTTATTAACCTAGATAATTATTATATTCTTCAATATTATTGCAAATCTCACCCTCACCCTCACCCTCATCTTCATCCTCATCCTCATCATCAAAAATGCTATCATAACTTCCACTAAATAACTCCTTAAAAGCTGACATTAGTTGTTCTATATATGTTTTATCCTTGCATAACGAATTGCAAAGATTTTCTGATATAGCAATAGCTAATTCAATCCTACAAAAAAATTTAGAAAATGTAAGATTTTGTGTTTTTAATATTTTATTCACTTTGTATATTTCTTCTCTTCCAAAAAATATTTGTTTAACGTTAAGCGTATTATAGCATATATCGTAAATTTCTTTTACAAGATTTTCGTTTTTAACGGAATCTATATTTTTATTTTTTATATTGTGTTTCTCTCCTCTCTCTCCTCTCTCTCCTCTCTCTCCTCTCTCTCCTCTCTCTCCTCTCTCTCCTTTATCAATTGGTTCAGATAGATACTCAACTATATACTTTGCAAGCTTTTCATAATTTCTTGATACCAAAATTTTAAAAAAGTTGAAAAATATATTTTGTTCTTCTCTTGTAAGCTTACCAATAATTCCATAATCAATAACTCCAATTTTTAAGATATAGTTTGTGTTTGTTTTTGTGTTTGTGTTTGTATCACAAGGTTCTTTCATAAAAATAATATTACCAGAATGTAAATCTGCATGATATATCGAGTCATAAAAAAAAGATTTTATATTAAACTTTGATAATATTTTTGAATACTCATCTTTATCTTCTTCACAAATATTTTCAATCCTTTCACCTTCAATATAGTCCATAACAATAGCATTAGGGTTTGCTTCTGTAAAATAAGAATAAACATTCGGAATATATATATCTTTTACATCTTTGAAATTATTATAAAAAACTTTTATATTATCAATTTCTTTCGAAAAATCAAGTTGTCCTGTCATGATTTCACGATTTTCTTCAAATATGTCGTGTATGTTTATGTTACATAGGAACGGAATCTTATTTGCTATATTTACCAAACCTTCTATTTCGTTTATTGATTTTTCAAATTTCTCGACAATATTTTTGCGCCGATATTTTATAATTACTTGTTTCCCGTTAAGCGTAGCTTTATATACTATAGCAATCACACCGGATTTTATAGGTTCGCATCCATTGTTACTTGAACTAAAAGAACTTTTCCCATGAATAACAAGTTCATCCCCGTTACGTTTTGCAATACTTAACAATCCAAATAGTCCCTTATAGTCTATTTCATTTACATCATATTTAACATTGTCTGTATAATTAATAAAATAGTTAAACATATCTTTATTCATTAGTTTATTTTTTGTATTATTTGCAATTCCTTGAAATATTTTCGTGAAGAATATATTTTTATCCGCTAACTCCTCTGCAAGGCGTATTAGGATATTATTATAATTCTCGGTTGTTTTTTTGGAACACTTATATAATATATAATATTTTGCATATATCCCTATACAAGAGGTTATAAAATACGACTTCGACATAGTGGAAACAATCGTGGGTTTTATATTTATTAAAAATGAACCGATTTTCTCTAGTATATTTTTCGTGTAGTTAGTGGTTCCAACATCGGGTTCAGATTCTGATTCACCTCTTTCAAGCAGGCATTGCAATTCGTGTATGTCTATGTTGTCGGTGTGATCCACATTTATAATATCATTATTTTTCTTTGCATCAGTTCTGTAAAAAAAAGAGCATTTATCTTTTATACATTGTAGTGTTGTAAACATAGATAGTTAAGTAATATTTTTGTAAATGTAAAGAGTTATTATTAGGAATATGATAATAATTAATATATAATATCAATTATTATTTAAACTTGTTATTGTCAAATTAATATTTTGGTGGCGTTGGTGGTGGTGCATTAGTGTATTACTTCAATAAATTGTTTTAAATTGAGAAACACTTTTTTCATGATAAGACCCATTATATTTTCCATATAAATAGGCAGTGAATGACTTAATTCCAATTTAAAAATATAACTAATATTGATTTTATGATACGATTCAAAGTTTACTACCATAGATGATATCGTATTTATAACCTTATCATAATTTTTTAACTCTTCGGGGTTCGGATAGTCGACATCCGTACAATTATATGTTTTTTTATTTGGTTCACAAACTTCTGTAACTCTTACATACATGTATTTAGGCTTAATCCCTAAATCTGTTGCAAATGGTTTAAAAAGAAAAAGAACATTTACTTCGTTTAAATTTTTATTTTCTGATCCTGATGAAAGTGTTGTAGAGTCTATATTATGTATTTCAATTTTCTCAAAATTGTCTTTATTTAACGTGAACATTAAATTATATATATCTAAATTTATAATAGTATGCAAGTTTACCTTGTTATTCTCTGCTAAAAATTGTAATAAATAAATATTATTGTTTTTTTCACGTTTTAGGTGCATCTTTTCCTTAAAACAAATAGTCTTAAACTTATATTGTGAATTATAATTCATATTTTATTTTATTTTATTTTATTTTATTTTGATTTGATTTGATTTGATTTGATTTGATTTGATTTGATTTGATTTGATTAGTAAGCAGTCTATAATTATTGTTATTATGTATTTATATATATTTTATGAATTATAAAATTATTTTGATATTTAATCTTAATATGATAATATTTTACTACTATGTTTTACTATTGTGTCAAGACAATAATTTTTCAACATTCTTAATAAGATTCACTTTGTCCAAAACTTCGGTTATATTCGCCTTATGTTTTGTCATGAAGTATTGTGGATTTTTTAAAACACGATTTATAGTAATTATATCCATATTTATATTGCCTGTTAATTTTATAGAAAAATTAGGGAAATATTCTTCTATATTTTTACAACCCCAATAAAGGGGTATTGTATTATAAATAAATGGATTAACTATTTTTTCACTAAAATAATGGTCATGTGACGTATTTTCGATTGCAATAGTAAACATATAATTTTTACACATTTCTGCCATGGATTTGAAATCTCCATATATATTATTATTTTCGGGAAAACGCTGTTTATACATTTTTGTGCCATTGCCCCATATATCTATCGGCAATCTATTTTTCAATATATAATTTACAAGTTCGTGACGATATTTGTGTCCTGGTGTGTATGATTTATATGAAACCATAATCGACATTATTTGTGTTTTGTTTTGTATTGCCGCAGGGGTAGGAGTTTCATGAAACAGGAATCCATGATGCCCTATAAATGGTGGTGAAGGCAATTTACCTACCGATCCTATAAAATATTTTCCTATATTATTTACTGCATGTTCAATAAAGTTATTATAATATAGTCGTAAATATGAATTATTAGGTGGTTCATGTGCAAAACCAATCACACAATCTTTATCTACTTGAATATTTGGAGGTATGGGGCAATTTAATAAAAATACATGCGTATATGTTTCCGTAGTTGTAATATATATTTTTTTTGTTTTACCATAGTAGTCAATTTTTTGATAAAGACACATTCGTTCATAAGTTTGTTTGCATGATTCTGATGTGCAAAAGTCACTGAAAAAACGTATTCTTATATAGTTTTTTTTAAAATCAGCAATAACTTTTTTAAAATATTCGCTTTCATAACATGTATTATAGTGATTGATTTGGTATGGTGTTTTGTGCACTAACGTCACTTGATTTATATTAAACAATACTGAATCATATATACTTAACTGAAGCCACAATTGGTTCATACAAAATTGTGTTATTTTGTCTGGGTCTATGTTTATACTTTGGGTTTGGTCTGTATCTGTCTCTGTTTTTATGTCACTTTTTGATTGTTGCGAATTCATATATCGCAAAATATCTCTTTTAAAAACAACACTACTATTTATAAAGGGGTTAACTTTAAAAAGACTATAATAGTATAACCCATTGGTTGGTATTTCTGATATTTCGGATTCTACACCAGAATCATATCTACTTTTTGTCCCAATTACATCTATCTTTGGGAACTCTTTTAGTTTTGCAGTTTGAAGTTCTAGTTTATTTGGTTCCCATATGTCGTTTACATCTAATATTCCAATATAGTTATAAATTGCGTCGTTATTTACTACATGTAACAAAGTTTGAATATATGTTTTAAAATATTCTCCATAGGTTTTTACTTCAATTCGCTTATCTTCAAATGCGGGTGTGGATGTGGGTGTGGATGTGGGTGTGGATGTAGACGTATTATAAAATACGATTTTTAATTCCCAATCCTTAAATGTTTGATTTATTATGGATTGAACGCATGTTGATATTGAAGACATCGTTGTATCGGTTGTGTTACGTATAAGACATACTATAGATATCATTTGTATTTGTATTTGTATTTGTATTTGTATTTGTATTTGTATTTGTATTTGTATTTGTGTAAAATATATATAATAAAAATATATTTTGATATCTTTATTATATTTTGGTGTATTTGTTGTATTTGAATTAAATATCTAAACTGATAGTATTCTTTTCAGATTTAGGTTTGCGTTTGGTTCTGCTTGGCATATTATCATTTTGCAAATCTTTCAACTCGGAAATACTAATCGTGCTCCCTTTTTCTTCAGCGTTGTTTGTGCTGCTGCCGACACCACCACCCCCAAATGACGCCATATCATTACCGCCGCTGCCACTTCCACTTCCAGGAATATTTATACTTTTGGTTTTAAGTCCGGAAAGAATATTACTAATATCGCTTGGTCCTCTCATTTCAGGGCGCGGATTTTGTGGATTAGGGGGAGGCGCTCCACGCATCGACTTGTTTGTAAACGCATTTACAAAATTGTCTGTCAGGTTCACGCCTTCATTCATACCTCCTCTACCAAAATTCAGGTCAGGGCGATTCGAAATATCGCCTTCTCTTCGCGGAGGTGGAATTGAGTTGGGTCCTTTTGTAGCAACAGCTGCTGGTGGCGGACGCTGGTTATTGAAGTTGCTCGACAATGGTGGGGGCGCTGCCATACCTCCCATTCCACCCCCTCCTCCTCCTCCGCCCATCATGTCACCCATAAAGTTCCCGAAATTGGGTGATGATTGTGACATCGTATTTACAGCCGCTTGCGTGAATTGTTTCATAAGTTCAGGATTTTGGCGCATAATATCGTCCATACCAGGCATGGCGGATTTGAACATCGTATTTGTCATATGAAGCATAATCGCGCTTCCACCCAATTGAAAAAGCAGTTTCAATTCAGGCGCCATCTTTGCTTTCGACTTATATTTCTCATGCAGTTCCCCAAAAATCTCATCATAGTCGTCAACATTTTCGTTTATTTGCTCTGACCATCCATCCAACTTCAAATCAAATGGGTCGAACTTATTATTCAAAAATTCTATACCAGTAATTGCAGTCATCAGCAATTTTTGTTGAAACTTAATGCTATTCTTCTTCTCGCGTTCCTCAACATGTGTTTCGTATTCGCCCTTCATTTCAAGTAGTGACGACTCCATGCTGTATTTCTTACTAAGACGAACACCCTTTGTTTCAAGTTCTTCCAACTTTTGTAACATTTTAAATTTTTCGCGCAACAATTCTTCTTTCGACATTTGTGGCGTTGCGTCCACATTTGCATCAGGATTTAGTGGAATATTGCTAAACTTACCAAACCCATCCCATGTTTTATTATCATTGTCTGTATTCGCAGTAGATGCACCAACATTGCTGCCACTAATATTATTATATTTTGCTTCAGAATATCCGCCATCGCTTCCATCATCGTCGTTGTAAGTGTTCAGTTTTATACCGCCACCACCGCCGCCTGCATTCGCACTTGAACTACTGCTTCCAAAAAAATCAGACTTGAAATTCTTTGATATTTTTTTAACACCACCACCACCCCCTCCGCCTCCACCTCCAATTGCATCCGACAAATCATTCAGTTCATCTTCCAGTTCATTCAGGTCATCTAAATCAATATTGTCGCCACCTCCGCCGCTGCCACTTTTATTACCAGTTTTCAGTTTGTCATTCATAAGCAACTCAAGGCCTCCACCGAAGTTGACGGATTTGGTTCCACTGCTGCCACCTCCACCGCCGCCGCGACTACTTTTATTATTAAAGCCATTATCTAAATCAGATAAATTTCCAAGGTCAATGATTTCTTCCATAATGTTGTATTATCAATAATAATAATCTATAATTTTAATTTTAAGTTTGTGCGCATTATAAATATATATTTGTGAAACTATATGTGAAATATATAAATCAAACTAAATTTATCATATTTTTGATAGTAAGATAATATATTCCTTGTAAAAAGCAATCTGCAAGATCGTCTTTCTTTTTATTTTTGTTCAGATATCCTTTAAAATTGACAAATTCTTCTTTTGTTTCTAAAAGTTCGGCAGTTATTTCAACACTTTCGGCTTTTCGTTCTGTATATGTTGTTTTCTTTTTTGTCATAAACATTTTTAGTTTATTTGATGCTGAGATGAATTCAATATGGGGTGTATGTTTCATTATAAAATATTGTGCAATCATTCCTTGCAGTGTTTTCATCCGGCTTGCAATCGTGCTAATTTGGTTTTCAATAATGGCGATATCTATTTTAATGTCAGAAACCTCCAGCCCTCCCATTCCTAAAACATTATCAAGCTCTTGCATCATATTTTTACCGATAGTTATTAAATCAACATCCATTGCTTTTACATTTTCAATATGTTGTAGGTAGTTTTTATGTAATTCTTGTTTTATCATATTGATTAAGTCATCTTTTGTATTTGAGTTTGGTTTTTTTGTATTTGTATTTACTATTTTATTTACTATTTTATTTACGGGTTTCTCTCCTTTCTCTCCTTTATCATCGAGAACAATAGACAAAGAAGCTAAATGTTCTACAGGGGATAGAGCAAAGTTATACTTCACGATTAGTTCTTTGATGTCTACTAATTTCATTTTTCTTATTTTTTTGATATCTAATTCAGAAAAAGGAATCTTGTATTTTGATAATTTTGCATGTTTATTACAAAAATATTCGATTTCATATTCGGGTTCATGATTTTCATTTATTTCGTCTTTCTCTCCTTTCTCTCCTTTCTCTCCTTTCTCTCCTTTCTCTGCATTTTCGCAAGTGTCTTGTTCCTCTTCATCCTCATCGTCATCTTCATTCATAGTGCTAAAAGTCTTACAATATTTCGCATCTTGCATGCAACCTAAAGTGTTACACTTTCTTACTATCGGGGTGCAAAGATTGATAACATCCCATTTTAATATTTTTACTTTGCATGTAGTTTCGCTTACTTGAAAAATACAATATGCTAAATTTTTCATCCCGACATCAAAGCTTATAATGTTTTTTGTTTTTTCCATGGTGTATAAAAATACATAGTATGTTTTTATTATGTATTTTGCGTCGAATATATTTTGCGAAGACATCATCGTCACGATTTTACAAATAAAGATTTTGGAACACGTCTAGTTCCATGCCCGTTTATTTTGACAGAACGTAGTGCCATCTTATATGCTCGACTTGTTTTATGATTGCAACCTTTGTCAAGAATACTAAAGTCAACTGCCGCACTTTTACCACCTGTGATTGCACTTGCAAGACGAGCACGCCCCCATGAGTGCGCAGTCTGGTTGGGTCTACTACCGGATGAAAAATACGCACCTTGACCTTTCTTCTCAATTTGGCGGAGGGCGGAAATACTGCATCCTGTTTTTTTGGCAAGTTGTGATGAAGGAAGAATATCTTCTACGCCATATATTTTCCTCGCATGAAGAATATGCTTTGATACTTTTCCGGGATATGATGCGACGGCTTTTCGCGTATAATACTTTTTCTGTTTATAAAGTCTGCGGGATTTATCTAGTTGCTTTTTTTCAAATAGTGTATCGCGTCTAGATAAAATACGCGGTAAATATTTTGATGCGTAATGTTTTAAGGTTTTTGGTTTCATAGGTATTATGATGAAGTATATATAATATATATTATATATTATATATTATCTGTTATTATTTTACATGTTTGTGTAGTTTTCTTCACTAATCCTCTTCCTCTTCATTAACCGGTGTTAGTCCATGACCCATACCCATACTTTGCCCACGACTAGTAGTTGGTGATTTAAATTTTTGCTGTTGTGACATTAATTTTTCTATTGCTTTTTGAGAAATTTGACTTGCTCGATTTCTTCTTGAACCTGTTGAACTTCTTGGTGGTGGTAGTAGTGGTGGTTCATTTTGTTTATGAATACCTTTGAGATTTCTAGAACTTATTCCTGTTCTTCCACTTCTAGAAGGTGCCCTTGAATTACTTGTTAGTTTTTGTCCTCTAGACGATCCTCTAGACCCTGTAGACATAGCAGCATTTCCATTACTTGTATCTTCTGGTGAAACATCTTGAGAACTCATCATAAACTGAGTTATAAGCTTTTTAGTTCTAGGAGATTCAGGATTAAAATTAAATGATGTTTGAACACGAGGTGCGCGACCTTTCTCAGTATTTTCTTTTTTAGGGGCTAGTTGCATTTTTGAACCTATGTCTGTTAAATACGCATTAAACTGGTCAATTTCTTCTTTACCATCAGTCGAGTCTTTATAATAAGCTTCAGTTAACTCATTAGCGCGTTCTACTATTCTTTTTATTTCACAATCACTTATACCTCCAAATAAAAGGCCTTTAGCCTTGCGTAAATCAATTTCAGAACCAACTACTTGTCTTTTATTTGGCTTTTCAGGATGTTTTTTTCGCACAGCAATTACCATATGATAACCCTCTGTACCTAAACCAAGTTGGCCAAGAAATCTACGTGCATCTCCACACATTATAGAAAATGAATTTTGTCCTGGTGTTTTTTGTTTAACAGATTTTACACTAATATGATATGGAAGACCAGACACCTCTATAGGAATATCAAATTCTGCAGTCGGGTTTTTTTTATTAAACTTAAAATATAATTCTTCTGCTTCGGGGGGCATAAGCCCTTGCCTAATATAATATCTAATTGTTTTTGGTTCAGCTTTAATCCCTGATGCTCCTTTTGCTCGTGCCTTTGGTGTGTTTGGTATTTTTGGTTCCTTTGGACCTCCTCCACTTTGATATACTTTTTTAGTTTTATGATGTTTACCTTTTTTGTTTTTATACATAGTTTTACGCAATAATGCCTTAATAATAGTTATAGTCTTGTTATGGCTATGTTTTACTCTTCTTCGTCTTGTTGCCATTTATTTTGTATTTATTTAAAAATTACTATATACTATTAGTAGATATTATCTTAATTTGTAAAAATAAGATAATGAATAATTGGTTCTAATTTTACATAATTGAAATATTTAATTAGTCACCAATATGAGCAGCGGATGCAGGTGTTTGAGCAGTACCAGTACTAATCTCAGGAACTATGCTTAATCGTGATTTTGCACTTCCATTTCCTCTTCCACGTGCACCTCTTCCACTTCCTCTTCCTCTTCCTCTTCCTCTTCCACTTCCACTTGCACTTGCTTCTCTTGCACTTCCTCTTGCACTTCCTCTTGCACTTCCTCTTGAACTTCCTCTTGAACTTACACTTGCTCCTCTTGTACTTTCTCTTGCACTTCCTCTTCCACTTGCACTTGCAATTGCTCCTCTTGTACTTCCTCTTGCTCCTCTTCCACTTGCACTTCCTCTTGCAATTGCACCTTGTGATGCATAGTAAATACGTTGTAAATTTTTAATATAATCAGGGTCCTTTGACATAGCATTCGCAACCATTATTCCAATTTCTTTTGATGATTTACCTTCAAAACTTTTCGGTTTAAAATGTTTCAAAAAAGATGTTGGTTGATTTCTTCTTGAAATTTGACTTAACGCCTCCGCCGCCGCCGCCGCCGCTTCAGCTGCTTCACCATATGACATATGTGATGCAGGTGCAGGTGCGTGTGGAGTACTACTAGCTGCAAAAATTGGACTATCTTGGGGGTCATCATCTACTTCAGAAGACTTTTTTAATTTACTTAAAACTACAAGTAGCCTAGCTTGAATTCTATTTTTAGTATAAACCTTATTATCTTTGACAGATACTCTTAATAATGATCCTGATTTTTCTAATAGACTATCAACGCTTTTACAAATAAGCTTTCCTTGGTCACGTTCAGAACTATCATGATTTTTTACATCAAGCGATGCTTTTCGTAAATTACTAATTATATCTGTTTTTTGCTGTTCGGTTAATGTACCACATAATTGATCACGTGCATCTGTCATATTTATTTTTACAATTTTACGAACAAATATAATATTACCAGGTCTAGGTTCACCAGTTGTAGTTACACCCGATTTTGATAACTTTTGTATATAATCCTCTTGTAGTTGCGGAAGTTCATAATCAAATTGTGTGTAGAATACTACTATCATAATAAAAGGAACGCCACTAGGATTAAAAATATGACCTAAAAAGGTAACAGCATCTCCACTATCTATACTCGCACTCTCGGGGCTTTTGCCAAGTGGTATTTTTTTTGCTTTTACACTAATATGACCATCTACACTTTCAAAAATTTTTAATTCTTTATCTTCATCATAATGCTCAATATTACCTACACTATCATCTATAAATGAAACATCAGCACTACTAGAATCTTCATCTTGAGGGAAGAATTCATTATATCTTGCTAATATTTCATGGGGCAAGTCATGTTCAGCAGTAGGAGATAACCGAACAACTTCTGTATATATTTTAAGTGCATTTTGAACATTTGGTGGTAGGGCACCAAAATGTACAGGTTGAGTGATATGTTCGTAAAAATATGCAAGAGTTATTCTTTTATTAACAACATAGTCATTTATTGTTTTATCTGCTTTTTTCAAAAGATATCTTGATATTAATTTTAATTCCAAAGCTTTACCAGCAGCAGTTTTTGCTGCTGACCATATCGTAAGACTTCCTCCACCTTGAGTATTTATTATATTTATATTGTCACTACGTCGCGTGCGCCGTGTTGTAATACGTTTATTATATCCTTTTTTACTCCTATATCTTTTACTTAATCTTTTATTTGTTTTTGCATGATGACTATCACGATGACGACGTCGCGTATGTTTTACACCTCTACGTCTTGTTACCATTATAATTTTTTATTTTTATTTTTATTTTTAAAAGTTACTATATAGTATTACTACACATTATATTATCTTATTATTTAAAATAAGATAACATAGGATTAAAACTCTAGCTAGCACCACTCCACCCTTTAATTCGAACGCGCTAAACCTTGTATCAACATTTGTGATTGAGAAATATGTGGCGCGCTCATCCGGCTCTGCAGTTCATTCCGCGAAAGATACATATTTTTCAGGTCACTCGTTTCATAGCCAAATGGCTGGCTATTATCTAAAGCGGATGGAAAAACAAATGGCACATTCGATTGTGAAACCGGATTTTGGCTCCCTATGTAAACAGGTGGACACGCCCCGCAGTTGTTGCATGCAGATACAGAATTTGACTGCATTATCTTGACTGCGTTGTTTTGCAAAAAAGTTCTATAATCCCAGTTGGATTTGATATCATTATTTTCGCGGATTTTCTCGTTTATAACTGCACCTGGTTGCCAGGTCGCATAGTTTCTACCATCCGCCATAATTGGTGGAAAATTGAAGTGGATATTACTTGATCCAGAGTAGCAAGTTCCCCAAGACATTTTTGTGTTTTTGGTTGTGTCTGTGTTTTAGGTTGTGGTTCGTTACTAAACTACTATATATACTTTATTGTATAATTTATTATAATATATATAATAAAATATTAATACTTTGCTAAATAATATTTGCTATTTGCTATTTGCCTATCCTTGGGTCAAATGTTTGATAAGTTCTTTCTTGTTAAGTTTGTTAATAGCAGTCTCATTATATTGGAGCCCATCTGCTGATAATTTAGTCTTCAAATGTTGCTTAAGTGTTTGAACATTCATTGAGTTATAGTCTGTATGCTGCTGTTTATCGGCTTTAAAAATAGTCTTAATTTCGGTAGTATCGGTGAGAGAAGTTTCTAAATGTTGTTGTTGTTGTTGTTGTTGTTGTTGCAAGGGTAATGATGCATGTTCATGGAGTTCTTGCACTTTTACTTCAGTATCATCGCTGGTTTCTTCATCGTCATTCTCATTGTCATCATCACTTATATCCTCGTTGTCATCATCGTCATTGTCGTCGTCATCATCACTTACATCATTGGTATCATGTTTAGACTCAGCGCTTACAGCATATAAAGGCTCCGTCAACTCAATGACTTTAATATCATCGCCAGTTAAGTGTTCGATGGTGTGTGCGTGTGTGTCTAAAGCTCCGCCGTTGTTAAATATTATTTTTTTTGTAGTATTCTCGTGGTTCTCATCGTTCTCTTCCTTCTCATCCTCGGACGATGATGAATCAGTGTCATCATCTTCAGAGTCAGACGAAGATTCAGATTCGTCATCATCGTATTCGTCGTCGTCGTCGTCATCATCGGAAACATCAATCAAGTCATTTGGATGACGATTTTGATTACCTGGAATACCCGCACCCTCACCTGCGCCACCCTGTTGCATCTGCATTTGAACATGTTTCATCATTTCATCATCACTTACCATATTTCGCGGATGTCCTCCATTTCTCATACTCATTACTAAAGATTGTAATACTTTTGCCTGTTCTCTTTGTGAAATCTCTAAAATTCGCAGCTTAAACCGGAAGAATATAAACATTGCCGAACATATGATTAAAGTAATAAGAATATTGAAAATAGTTTGTGAATGGAATAGTGACATCTTTTATTTTTATACATAAATAAAAATAAAATATTTAACGCTTTAATGCTTTCTTAATTACATCGACATCAAAAGTTGTTTTGTATTTTCTATAATTGTCTTAGGATATTCTAAATCATATAATACTTTGATACCTCCTTTAATTTTAGATATACCTCTTTCCAATTTGTATAAATATTTCACGTTATAATCTTCTTCGACGTCTACTTTCATTTTATAGTTTTTAATTTTTTTATTTGTTTTTAAGTTATTGCATAATGAAATATAATGGGTTGTAAGCATAAGATCCACATTCTTCATGCTTGACAAGTAGTCAATATACCCGTATGCACTTGCAACTGCTTCATAAGGATTTGTTCCTGAATATAATTCATCAAAAATACAAAAGTGGCGTTTATCATTTTCTTTTTCTAAACTATCCAAAATCTCTTTACAACGTCTTGACTCGGCCTGGAATAAACTATCGCGTCCGGATGTATCTGGAATATTCAAATAGCTGTGCAGATAGTCATAAGGTTTAAGATTTGCGCTATCATAAAATCCGTATCCTATTTGTTGCGATAGAATAATATTCATGAGTGTTGATTTGATAATAGTAGTTTTGCCTGCAGCATTCGGGCCTGTAATTATGATTTTTTTATTTATGACAACATCATTTTTAATTGGTGTTTCATATGGCGGATAGTATAACTGCTTAAAAGATGTGTGTTTTTTCAAAGTGGATGAAGATGTAGAACTTTTACTTCTTGAAGATTTGTCAGATTTAGTAGATGTTTTGGAGATGTTTGATGTATTCTTTTTGGATTTCTTATTTTTGTTGTCTTTCTCTTCGTTCTCTCCTTTCTCTTCGTTCTCTCCTTCTGGCAACTCATCTGCTTCAATGACTTCATCAGCTTCTGTATCATCGTCACCAATAAATACACAAGGATTGATTCGCGAACTATCAATCATTTGTTTGATATGGTCAACATTTTCATAAAATCCATTGAAACCGAAACTATAGTCAACGCATGATTTTATATCGTGGTCGACAAATATTTCATAGTTTAGTTTCATAAGTTGTCCAATTTCGGTGAATTTCTTAAAGTTCACTGCAAAGGGTTTGATTTTACTAAAGACACCACATAGTTTCTCCAAGTGTTGCACTTTTGCCTTCAAATCATTTGTAAATTCGCGATAGGTTATAAGATTATGCGACATTTGAATAACATGTTTCATATTTCGAATCGTGTATCGAAAGTAGTCGTTCAGAATAAATATATTTTTGTGAATAAGAATCATATTTTTGTAAAATCGATAGCATGACATAACATTCTGGTAAACCTGAATAAAATAGAAGAAAACCGACATGAGAACATAGATGCGTTTATCCCATGGCATACTTGAAAAATCCAGAAGCGAAAATACCTTACCTATTGGGTGGCTTGAAAGAATTGTTTTCAAGGATGCGATATAGGTTGACAACGATACTTGTGATTTTTGAATCTTCAATAAGAAGAACGGAATAAACAATAAAATCAAAGGCGAAAGCAGCGAAATCACCGGCGATGTCAGGTTATAAACGCTCATAAGTTGCATGGCCACTGGCGATTTATTTAGACTATCAAGCATCGGGAACTCAATATAACTGAAACGCTGTTTAAAATTCTTATCGCCGGCAATATCGGTCCATAGTTTATCAATCGTGTTGTAAACGTCGTGCGGGAAAATAATTACTCCGGATTTGGTAGTGGCACTGGTGCCTGCGTCATCGCCTGTCTTGTATGGTTTATAAGTATAGTTATTTTTATCGTCTAAAATCATTCGCAAAGGTTCGCTAAGTTTGCAGCCATATTGGTTTACATAAGATTGGTAAAATGTTTGCGACTCTTTTAGAAAGTCGGTATTTGTAGTATAGTAGCGACTCCATAGTGCGACGTATCGTTTACTAAAGGTGGACTCAGGTTTAAAAATGGTTTCATACATGGGGACACAATCATCATTTTTTGCTTCAAGTAGTTCTAAATCATTTAAAATATTGGTATTAATTTCGCGCTTATCACTATCTTCTAAATAACAGATGGGAAGTTTAAAAGATGTTTCCGGGGAAGAGATATTTTTATTATTGTGTTTTGATTTTTCTTTTTTTTGATTTTTCTCTCCCTTTTCTCCTTTCTCTGTCTCTCCATCTGGTTCTTGTTCTTGTTCTTGTTCTTGTTCTTGTTCTTGCTCTGGGGTATTGCCAGGAAATGTCTTCAAATATTTACTCACTTCGTTTGTCAACTGCATCGTAAAAGAGTTTGCACTTGATTTGCCACTCGGGTCTTTTTTAAGTTGTTCTTGTTTTATTTTATCATTTATTTCTTCTAATTTTTTTAGTTGCGCTTCTTTCACATCTGTTAAAATTTTATTAATGTCAAACATTTTATAGTGTCCTATTATTTTGCTTTATATCTAAAAATATTAATAATAAAATAAATATACGAATTTATTTTATTATTTATTTTTTTGTATAATGTTTTCTATAACATATAGTATAAGGTCTTGCATAATGCAAATCTAATCAATCGCAATATTTGATGGCAACTCGTCAACTATGGTATGGTAGTGTCGCTCAATCTCTTTCATCGTTTTCATATCCCATCTAGTAACAAAGTTAATCGCGGTTCCTTTACGCCCCCATCGTCCCGAACGCCCAATACGATGCAAATATTTAAATACACATTTAGGTAGGTCAAAGTTTAATACTGTTCTAACCTGTTGCACATCAATACCACGTGAAGTAACATCAGAAGAAATAAGGACACGATATTTTCCTGCCTTAAACTCGCTATACGCCTCATCGCGTTTTGACTTTTCCATATTGCTGTGGATACAGCATACAGGGAATCCGTCATTCTGCATCGCCTCTGTCAAATCCATGACACGTTTAATGCTATTACAATAAATAATACATTGCGACATTGAAATAATATTGAAAATATCCTTAAGTGTTGCATATTTTTGCGAATCGTCGTTAAGGGCGACATAATATTGTTTTATACCTTCAAGCGTCAGCAACTCCGACTTTACCAAAATACGCACAGGGTTGCGCATAAATTTATCTGTAAGTGTTTGTAACTCGAGGGGCAGCGTTGCGCTAAACAATCCCACTTGCACATTGTTATTCAGATATTGAAAAATATTATAAACTTGTTCTTTGAATCCAATCGACAACATTTCATCCACTTCATCCAAAACAAGAATAGAAATATCTTTTGCAATGATATTGTTTCGCCTCATCATATCATAAACACGTCCAGGGCAACCGACGATAATATGTGGTGTATTATTTTTAAGTTCAAATGCATCGTCATCTGTGGAAGTTCCACCAATGAGCAGATGATATTTAATATTTTTATTTACAGAACCAATACTTGAAATGACTTCGTAAATTTGTTTTGCAAGTTCACGAGTAGGCGCCATAATAAGACCCTGTGTTTTATTAAGTTCAGGGTTTATGTTTTGCAAAACACCAATCGTAAAAACACCCGTTTTACCAGTTCCGGATTGAGCCTGTGCAATAATATCCCTTCGGTCAAACATAGTCAAAAGCGCTTTGCGCTGAATCACACTTGGAGAGTCAAATCCATAGGAGTAAACACCCCGCATGATATCTTCATTGAGAATACCCTCGAGGTCTTCCCATTTGTCAAATTCCTTGGGTGGTCTAGATGTATCGACCTCTACAGGAGTATTTAAAACTACGGAATTTTGGGTGGTATCTACCGATGCAGGAACAGCAACAGAAACTGGATCTGATGCATGTTCTGATCTCTCAGATGGAGGATGCACCTCGGAGTTATTATATATTCTATTAATATTTAATCCGCCACCATTTCTATCATTTCCGTTTCCGTTTCCATTTCCATTTCCGTTTCCGTTTCCATTTCCGTTTCCGTTTCTATCATTTCCGTTTCTATCATTTTGATAGTTAAAATTAACTTTATTGCCACGATTCATGCGACCATTTGGTCTACCTTCAAATCTAGATTCATTTGGTAAAGATGGATCATTCTTATAACGGCTATTATTACCCGCATAGTTAGAACGATATACATAGTTAGTGCTATTTCCGCCACTATTCACATCAGCACCATTCGGTGCAGTATATTTATTACTATTATTAGCGTGGTTAGGGTTACCACTACCATTACTATTATTATACCTATAATTCTTATTACCGCGTTGAGGAGGATACTTTTCGGACATCGTGTGCTATAATGTAATAGTATATATATTTTTATACATTTAAGTATTTATAGTTTAAAATATTTATATTGAATAACAAATAACTATGGCGCCATAAAATAAAATAAAATAATAATTATATCAAAATCGATATAAATATGTTATAGTATATAAATATAGGATTATATGACAGACGTTGTAAAAAAAATGATACAATATGATATGAATGACTATGAAGAAATAACAAATGCTGGGTTCATATGCAACTTAACGCAAGAAACGTTAGATATCATTTCAAAACTATCAGAACAGGTCGGTGCACCAACATATATTAAAACGCCGATATTTCTTAAGAAAGAAAGTCGTGTTGCTGGGTTAGGAATGGGACTAGGGTCAGCAATAAGTGCGGGGGCGAACGGATTTAAAAAGAATAAAAGTAGACCATCTGAGATTACAGATGAAGACTGGGAAACGATTCGCCAGTTTCAGACGACGACAAAGCATATTAGCGAAGGCATACAAAAGAATATGGAAAATATTCGTGGATATTTAAATAAGATATCAGAAGCAACATTTGATAAAATGGTGCATGAAATAAATATGGAAATTTCACAACTCATTGAGCATGAAACTAGTAATGAAAATATGATGAAAATAGGTCATTCTATCTTTAGCATTGCAAGTTCGAATAGTTTCTACTCGGAACTATACGCAAAATTATTTAAAATTTTAATGGGAGAATATGATGTGTTTAAGAAAATATTTGAAGATAACTACAAGGTTTTTATGAATTTATTTGACAACATTGAATATGCGGACCCTAAAAAGAATTATGACAAGTTTTGCGAATATACAAAAACAAACGATAATCGTCGCGCGATGAGTTTATTTATTGTGAACTTAATGAAAAATAACGTTATCGATAAGGGCGAGATATTGGAAATTATTAAGAATTTGCAGAAACTTATTATGAAGTATATTACAAAACCAGATAAGACAAATGAAGTAGAGGAGTTAAATGAAAATTTATATATTATTATAACAAATTCGTCAAACGAAATAAAATTTGGTTCAGACGAAGGTACTGAGAATATAGTAAAAGATATTGAGTTTATAAGTATATTAAAACCTAAGATGAAGGAGTATCCTAGTATAACAAATAAGACTATTTTCAAACATATGGATATTATTACAGAGATAAAGTAAAGTAACACAAAGTCGATTTAAATATATACATTTAAACATAATAATAAAGATATTTACCAATATTATTATTATTATTATGTTTAGTTTAAGCGAAACTATGTATGAAACTATACCCGAACAAAAAGAAAACAAAAAGGAGAAAAATATAAAAGAATGGAATAGAATAAACAACATATGGTTGGATATAAAGAATAAAAATAAAAACGAACATCCGTGTTTATATAGCACAGATTCTGATAATTCAGTAGATAATACACCAACACCAACACCAATACTATCAACATCTTGTAATTATATTTTAAAAAAGTCGAATAGTTTTTGTAGTTATGATGATGAAATCAATGGTGGTCTTGAAATAGAAAATGAATATTTAGATGGACGTGGATATATAGATGGAGATGGAGATGGAGATGGATATAATTTGGATTCGGGCCTATACACACCTTGTTCTTCTGTAACACAAAGTAGTATAAAATGTAAATATACGATTGATAATGCTGCATCACTTGAATTGGACTATTCGCTAAACTATAATATGAAAATGTTAACACATATTGGAAACTATTATGAGATATTAAAAAGTAAACATAGTCAAGGGCAAACCAAAACGACCAAAAAACGAAATGTTGCAACAAAATTGTGTAAACCAGAACTTATAAAAAGTATAGTTTCATTTGAAACAGATGCCGCAAATCATTGTCTAGTATATCAATGCAAAAAGATGCTCGAATATATTGAGTCAATTAAAAGTGACAAATATTTTTCATCATTTGTAATATTCCCATGAAAAAACATATAAATAATAAATAATAAATAATAAATAATAAATAATAAATAATAAATAATAAATAATAAATAATAAATAATAAATAATAAATAATAAAGTATAAATATATTAAAATTATATACTTTATTATATACACAATAACACAAGACCACAAGACCACGTATTATGTCATCTAGTTTCCCATCATCGGTAAGTGATATAAAATATTGTTTATATATCAACCTTGAAAATAGAAAAGATAGGAGGGAACATATTGAACAAGAATTAAAAAGCATAGGAATTCATGGTCTTCGTTTTAATGCAGTCAAACTACAAAATGGACGCATTGGTTGTAGCATGAGTCACTTAAAATGTTTACAAATCGCCAAAAAAAATAATTGGCCATATGTAATGATATGCGAAGACGACCTTTTATTTTTAGACAAGGAAAAAGCAGTAAAACATATGAATGATTTTTTTAAATTGCATTCTGGTGACAAAGATGTTTGGAATGTTATGCTTATAGCAGGAAATAATGTACCGCCGTATAAAAAAATAGACGATACGTGTATTCGTGTTTCACATTGCCAAACTACAACAGGATATATAGTAAAAAATACATACTATGATACGCTGATAGATAACATAAAAACAGGAATTGAAAAACTAATGAAAAATCCTACAAATGCTTTTTCATATGCAATTGATAAATATTGGATTCAGTTGCAGAAAAGGGATGTATGGTATTTACTTGCACCGATTATTGCAGTACAGAGGGAGGATTATAGTGACATTGAACAAAGAACAACTAACTACGAGTATATCATGAAAGATTTGGATAAACCACATTTAGTACGGAATATGCAAAATATTAGTATGAGCTACTCGAATACTCATTGAATTATTTATAATTTTTATAATTTTTATAATTTTTATAATTTTTATAATTTTATCATTGACTTGTCCATTTTATTTTTATCCACGATGGTGGGCACAAATCGTTTGTATTATGTGTAGGCAATGCAGGACCGAACCAATTATCAGGATAGCAAACTATTTTATTTGGATTTGTATTCAGATACGCCGACCACCAACTAAATGTGCTGTTTGCAATAATGTTATGACTGCAACAACTCATAAGTAGCATTGACTGCCAATCTTCTATATTATTAGGTGCTCTATAAAATACCATAGAAGTAAACCTCTTGCGTAATTTATCTATCTTTACTTCTACTTCTGCTAGGTCATTATCTTCGCAAAAGTATAATACTATGTATTCTGTTGACATAGTATCCAGGAACGCTTTTGACTCGGATAGAGGCCCAGGCGACAACAAAGCATGTGTACTCAATATATATAAAATACTATTCGCATAATAATCAACATCAAGTGCGGTATAATTATGTGTCAAGGATTTATAATCGCCAAGACGAAAATGCAAAGATATCGAACGTTTATTTCCACACACCGAATTCAATCGTTTTTTCATGTTTTGTTTCTTTTCTTGTAGTTTCATATATTTTATGATTTGGTTAGTTTCTTTCTCAAAATATTTATAACTATGAAAGTAACCAAATAACACTATACCATTAACTGAATTTATTATAGCTGGGTGCCTTTGCATTTCATCATTGTAGTGAAATGTTGTTTCTTTAAACATAGGTAAATTTATTTTATTTATATAAAAATCAAATGTATCCTTTTTTAATTCTTTAAAAAGTGTATCCCAGTATATATCTTGGCGTTTATCGCCTCCTAACTTTTTATTAGGAAAAATAAAAGAGCGTTTTAGTTTCAGCGATAAAGCCAATGTAGTAAAAATTTGGAACAACTGATTACCTAGCCCTCCCATAATTACACACGATATCTTGTGACCGAACATATAATATTATATTTATAGTAACTGATAATTATGGTTCTACGTATAATAAATATAAATAAATATATTTAATATTATATAATAAGTATAATATATTAAGTATAATATAGTATTGACATAAGACATACACGTATAAAATTCTATTAAGTAAGAAAAGAAAATGGTTCGCTCAAGAATTGACCCAACTATAAACTATCCAGAAGTAAAAGCATTAGACCAAACAGATACAAAAGAAACACAATATAAAGCCCCACTATATGAAGCAGAAGTTTTAGGTATTCATACGATAGTTAGTATTGGGCAAATAAAAAACACATTTATTGAAAAAGATATAGTATATTTTCCGCTTTATTTGATTAAAGACGACAAAGTATTATCGCAAATCGGCGTTATAGAAGCAATGCAAGAAACGATTCCATCGCTTTTAGATGAAGAAAATGATATCAGTTTGGAAAAGGCAGAGCCAGCGCTTTTATATTCATTTGTAAAAGAAAGTTTGGTGAGGAAGGCGATATACATTGCTGGTAAAGCGGAAACAGAGGGAATGGGAATGGCTCAGGCACCAAAGATAAAGTCAAAACTTTCACTTGCACCTTTATCTTTATCTACATCCGAAAAAGAAAGGAAAGATGCGCTTAAAAAAAGTGCATTATTAAGCAAGGAATTAGGTGTTGGTGGTATTGAAGACGAAGACGAGGGAGAAGATTTCGCTGCAGGCGTGGATGCTGAAGAATCTGACCTTCAGCGAGCAATTCGCGCGTCTATATTAGAAGGTTCAAAGGTTCCTGACTTGCCGTTAAAACATGCAAGTATTCCTGTTCAAACGCTTGACCAATTTGAGGTGGAAAGAAAGAGGTATCGTCATACCAAAGACGAGTCATGGATGGAGTCTTACTACGAAAATAATAATTTCAAAGTTATTCAAAATTCCGGTGGAGGCGATTGTTTCTTTATGATTATTTGTCAGGCGTATAAAACGATTGACCCCGATACTACGATGAGTGTTATAAAATTAAGGCGTCTTTTATCCTATGCACTTACTGAGCGGCAGTTTACCGAATATAAAACATTGTATGATGATTATTCTCGCCTGGAGAAAAAATTAGTAAAAGACAATCAGGATATTGCTACAAGAAACAAAGAAATCAAAGAGCGGTTTCAGAATAGTCAGAGCAAGCAAGAAAAATTAGAACTGAAAGCTGAATCCGAAAAACTCATCGAAAGCAATAAGCGTATTATGCAAGAGTTGGAAGTCGTAAAAGAAAATAAGAAAGAAGTTAAATTTATGAAAGGTGTGAAAACGATTCAGCAGTTGCGTGAGGTGATGCAAAAGGGTGAAATGACAAGTGAATACTGGGTAGATGCATGGGCAATCGCTGCACTCGAAGTTATTTTGAATATAAAATTTATTAACCTTTCTTATAACGATTTTAACCAAAGTCAGCGGAAATCATTCCAGGAAATAAATGTCATAAATTGTGGCAATGATTTGACTGCGGGTTTAGTAGAGGAAATTCGTAAAAATGTTGCGGAAGTTAGTAGGGCTGAAGGGGCAGGGTCGGGTGCTGGTGCGGCTGCTGCAAGTGCTGACATGGGAGGCAAAAAATCGCCTGATGACTATGAGTTTAACCCGGATTACTATATTATGATATCACATGCAATGGAACATTATGAACTGATTACCTATTACGGGAACGCAATGTTGACGTTTCCGGAGATACCATATTGCGTGAAATTGCAAATTGTTACGCGATGTTTGCAAGGCAAGTTCTTTAATGGTGCATATAGTCATATTCCGCAATTTAAGTTATTTATTCAAGAACTGGGTATTGTGAAAAAGGTGGAGGGGCGAATGGTGGATGAAAGTGTGGATGCATTATCTGCAGCGGCTTCAAATCCACATTTTAGTGAGAATATCCAACTTGTGCACCATAAGAGCGCAGGAGATGAAATGCCCGGAAGAGCCCAGGGTGACTATGTAGCACAGAATGACCGAGCTGGATTTATGGAACTTGGTGGTGGTGGTGGTCATGACCATCGTGGAAGCAATAGTTGGCGCAGAAAGATATCGAATGAATGGAATGCGCCGTTTACACTAGATGGACACCGGTGGTTATCTGTAGAGCATTATTATCAGGCGAATAAATTCTTTAAAAAACATCCGGAGTTTTATTTGTTGTTTACGATGGATGCGAATAAGAAGAGCAAATATTATGAACCATCGTCAATATTGTCGCGGATAGCACACGATGTTGAACTGGCGACGTATGCTGGAAGAAAACTAGGCACGACAAAAATAGATGGTAAGAAAGTTGTTCTCCGACCTGAAGAAGTGGCGATTGATCCGGATTTTTTTAATGGAAGACATGCCAAGGTTTTAGAAGATGCAACATTTGCAAAGTTTACTCAAAACGACGACCTTGCAAATATTCTGATGTTAACAAACAACGCCAAGTTGATAAATTATCATCATACAAAGGAGCCATCTGTTTCGGTGTACTTGATGCGTGTTCGTTCGAAACTGAGAACAAAACGCGGAGGTGTCAATGATTATGAGGTGGTGTAATTGTATGAATGTATGAATGTATAAATGTATGAATGTATGAATGTATGAATAGAATGTAAAATATAATGTAAAATACCATATTTTTAATATAAAAATATAGTATATATCTTATCAAAATCATCCAAAATCATCCAAAATCATCCAAAATCATCCAAAATCATGAATTATACACTAAGCACATCAGACCATAACCTTCTTCACTTGTTCAAATGTAACAATAGGAGTAACTATAAAAAATTAATACAGATGAATAAAAAGCAGCTTACAGGGAATGCCAAGAATCGACGGCAGTATGAAATAAATGACATATTGTTATCTTTTTATGACGTAATTGACAATGAGTTTCGTCTTTTCAAAAGTAGTCAAGGTCAAGGTCACTTCGGTAGTATTTTCAAACACAAACTTGAAAATATTCGCACAACAAGTGATAAATCTGTGGAAAGAAAAATAGTATCCGTATTAGAAAATATTCCATATGTTCCCGGTAGTATTGTAACATATATAAAAGAAAAATGCACATATGTATTAACATATTCATTTCGCATCAATGATACGCGCAATGCAAAAGTAAACTTTATTATTTTTGAAGACAGCACATATGAGATAAATAATATTAGAAAAAAGAGTGCATCATATTTTAAGAACGCAGTATTAAAAATATATTTATGGTTAAAAATTGCATCGAAATATGCAGCCAAAGAATGCGCTCCACTATTGGAATGTTTTATTTACCTTACTCCTTTTAAACGAAGTCATCCTTTATTTAGCAAGGAAAAGGAGCAGGAGACAAAGACAGGGGTGGGGACTGCATATGAAGACTATGAAGAATATGAAGATTTATACCATCACGTGAATGCACCACGCAGAAGCGGTGTATTGAAACCGATACATATAAACGGAGGTGTATCAGATTTATGTCAACCGAGTGGACGTATTATCGTATATCGAAAAGAAGAGTGGTTTAAAGTGCTTATTCATGAAACAATGCATAACTATGGACTTGACTTTTCAGAGATGGATATTAGTGCTGCAAACGGATTGTTGCATAAAATGTTCACGATTCAAAAAGATGTAAAACTATACGAATCATATTGCGAAGTATGGGCTAGAATCATGAACATAGTGTTTGAGACCTATTTTGATATAAATTCGCGTACAAAGTTTTCGTCGAGAACAACGAGAAAGAATTTTGTAGATAACATTACAACAAAACCAATAACAGAAGAACGTGAAAGCAATGAAGGTGGAGGTGGAGGTGGAAGGGAAGGATCGAATAATGAAATAAGTGTAGTAAATATAAAAAATGCACAAAATCGTAGAAAATTTTTAAAACAATTTTATAACTACTTGCAACACGAGTCCTTGTTTTCATTGTTTCAAAACATAAAAATATTAAACTACATGGGACTAGATTACAACATTATATCAAATTGCACAGATTCAAATTACATAGTTGCAAAAAAACTATACAAGGAGGAAACAAATGCATTCGCATATTATATCATTGTTTCTATTTTACTTTCTAATTTTAATAATTTTATACTATGGTGTATCGATAACAATACAAATATAATTCAATTCAATAAAAGTAAAAATAGTATTACTAATTTCGTTAAGTTCATTTACAGAAACTATAAAAGTAGTGAACTTTTAAATATGATAGTCGATTTGGAGATTCGTCTTGAAACGATGGATGGTGCAGATACCAATACAGACAACCAAGAAAGCCATAATAGCAACGAAATGTTGCGAACGATGCGCATGACAATAGTAGGTGGCTATTTGTGATTGTAAGTCTGTGTGCGAATATAAGTAAAGCAACAATTTTCATGTTTTATTTTGTTTTTACGCCATTCTTTTGAAGCATCTTCGAAGTCTATATTTGCGTGATTCGTGTAATTCATTTTTATTTCACTTGTAGGCTGTGATGATATCTCTTGTTTTTTTGATTGTTGGCGCGTTGTCACTGGCATTTTTATTCTACGAATGTCTATATGTGTATATGCGTGTAGTGTGTATGCGTATGTATGTTTCTATATATGTATATATTATATATTTGTATCAATTTAATATATAAAAAATTGATGCACGAATAACATATATTATAGTTAGTAAATAAATAAAGCAGTAAGTATAATACCAATTTAAAAACTAAGATATTTGTTTTAATCTCATCATCATCATCATCATCATGGGAATTCGAGCACTAAATAAGTTTCTTCAAGCAAAATGCAAATCATCTATCAAGTCAATACCATTATCCGAACTTTCAGGTAAAAAAATAGCAGTAGACATAAGCATATATCTTTACAAGTATATTAGCGAAAATGCATTACTTGAAAATTTGTATCTAATGATATCACTATTTCGAAATAATAATATAACACCGATATTTATATTTGATGGGAAACCTCCAGCTGAAAAGAATGACACAATCGCGACAAGAAAAAAAAATAAAATATATGCACGCGAAGAATATTATAGACTAAAATTAATTGTTGAAAGCATGAAGGCAGAGACAGATGCAGAGGTAGAGGCAGATTCAATTGCAGATGCAGATGCAGATACATATACAGATGCACAAAAACAAAAAGAATATGAAATCAACGACATGTCGCAAGTAATGGAGCAACTCAAGAAAAAATTCGTGACTATTAAATACGATGATATCCAAAATGTGAAAACTCTGCTTCAAGCATATGGGGTGACGTATTTCGAAGCACCAGGTGAAGCGGATATACTATGTGCAAAACTTGTTACTAATAATCTAGTATATGCATGTCTTAGCGAAGATACAGATATGTTTGTTTATGGGTGTGCACGAGTTTTAAGGTATCTTAGTTTGACATTATCAAATGTTGTTATATACGACTTGAATAATATTTTAAAAACATTGGATGTAACTATGGATGTATTTAAACAAATATGTATTCTATATGGATGTGACTATAGTCACGAGTCGTTACTAGAAAATAGTATATGCTGTGAACAAAAACAGACATTACATAATATGAATATATTTCATGCTTTTCAATTATTTAAAAAATATCTCGTTATAAGGGATATAGTAGATACAGGGGATTCTTCTGACTTTTATGAATGGATCGTAAACGAAAAAATTCATTCAATATTATACATAGATGAGATAAATAAAAACATCAAACTATTTGACATCGACGAAACCAAAAATCTAGAATTATACGACCATATCAAAATAGTAAATGGACCAATCAACAAAAAATTACTTATTGATGTTATGAAGAAAGAGAATTTCATATTCATTGAAAATTAGATGAAATTCTATTTATGGTAAAAAGTAAAGATTTTAGCAATACTATATTAAATATAAAATATAGTATTAGTATATACTATGAAATTCGGTCATATTATTCATAATGTAGAGCATATTGCTCATGAAGGGTTAGAAATAACCAGTCACCTTGGTGGTGCAGTAGGAAATGCAAGTTCTACTATTTTGGATGTAGGAAACGCAATTGGGGACTTCCGCAACCATAATATAGTTGGTGGAATTATCGAATCTGGTGAAGCAATTTCCCATGGTGTTGAAACCTATGGCGATATCGTATCTGGTAACTACTTGTAATTTATTATTATGATTACTATTATGAGTATGATTACTATTATGAGTATGATTACTATTATGAGTATGATTACTATTATGAGTATGACTACGACTAAGACTAAGACTATTTTTATTGGTTGTTAAAAATGACATATTTTTATACATGTCATTTTTATTTGGGTTTTGTTTTATATGTTTTTATTTGGTTTTGTTTTATTTTATTTAGTTTAGTTTAGTTTAGTTTAGTTTAGTTTTATATGTTTTATTTACGCAACAGCAACGGGGGCAGCAGCGGAAGCCTTTGCAAAGTGACGAGACATGTACTGCTGCAAGTTGAAGTAAGTCAGCTCATCACCCTTCTTAACTTGAAGCAAAGACTTCAGCTTGGTGTCGGGATTAATCTTACGACCATTCTCCTTATCCTGAAGATTGTGAGCGCGAATATAGGCGTTGATCTCACGAGTCACCTCAGTTCGAGCAAGCTCTGTGCCAACAGGCTTTCCAAGAAACTCAGCGAGCTCCTTAGAAATGAGCGTGGGCTTAACAAAACCAGAAGGGGCGCGGTTACCGGTCTTGCGCTTACGCTTGGAAGCCTTCTGTGCAGCACGCATCTCACGAGCAACGTTGCGCTCAAGAGTGCGGAAATCACTGCGGAGAGAAGAAAGGCCGGAACTAAGAGTGTGAAGCTTGGAGCCAAACTCAGAGAAAAGAGAACTCAAGGAAGTCTCAAGAGCAGGGCCATCGGTATGAGCATCACCTGTGGGAGTGGGGGTAGCAACGACAGGAGCGGGGGTAGATACAGATGCGTTAGTATCTGTCTTTGAAGACTTGGGGGGCTTGGCAGCCTTATCGATCTTCTCGACCTTGGGGGTAGATGCGGGAACAGAAACGGGAGCAGATGCTGAGTCAGCGGAGGAGGAAGCTTTCTTTGCCATAGTGGTCTTTGTATACATTATTATGTGAGGTCTTTTTAAGTATTTTTAGACATTATATATTATATTTTTTTGAACATGCGATAAAATGACGCATGTTATGGTCATAAAATATTTTGTTCGTGCGTTCAAAAATACAAAACGTATTTTCTTAAGGAATTCAAAATACTTTAGGAAAATATTGATACTATATGTTTGTTTCGACGAATTAGCAAGTAACAACGTTATGGTGTTTAATAGAAATAAAATAAATATGAATCGTTATGATATGAGTCATATTTATTTACATATACATATTTTTATTATCTTATTTTCTATCCTTTCTCTCATTTCTCAAGCTCCATCAGGTCCACCATATACACCTGCTTCATACAGCCACGGCATCGCTTCTCTAGCAGGTTGACTAACTAATGTGAGAGCAGTCAATACATAAAATGATCCCAATGTCTTGTTATCAATGTCTATCGCAGATCTCACAAGATTTTCTATGATTTGCACATTAAAACGAATAAGAACATCTATTCCTAAATTAACCAATGTCACATTTGAAGCTGCATTTGTAAAATAAGGTGTTCCTAAAAATGGACTTCCATGAGGTGGACATATTTGATATTTTGTAACATTGCTAAGTTGTGCACGATAGTTCCATATATCATACAACTCGCGTGCAAAACGTATATGTTCAACTCTCGACAAGTCTGTAAACCATTCAGAGTTTGCATAGTTACCATATGAATTCATTGTTTGGAATAATTCAAGTATTTTCATTTCCATACGTTTTCGTGGATCCATTATTTCTTGTTTTATAACGATATCAATTGGGGTTTTTAGAATCGCCGATAGTTTAACAATTCGTCTAATATCTTGTTTTATATCGGCTGTGATACTATTTCTATTATAGGGGTTCTTTGTATTTTCGCCTTCTTTTGAAATAAGATTATGCAGTGATATTATATTAAATCCGTAAATAAATCCATCTGTGTCTTTATAACTATAGAATTGCTCATATGGAATTTCGTGCATTTCATCCATCGTAAAAAAGTCTGTCTCATTGGTGCATATATTGCGTTTCTTAAATGCTGGTCCACGCAACTTTATCAATTTTCGATGAAGAAATCCTCTTACAACTTTTTGTATTTTTAGAGGCACTATCGAACTCTTGCAATAGTCGTATAAACGTTTCGTAATATCTTCTTTATTTCCGGCACGCGATACCTTATATTGCATGCAAAGTTTACGCAGTTCATCCATCTTATATTTTTCTGTTTTAAGTTGTTCATACGTGTAAATTGTCAACTTCCTTTTTACAGGGGGTGCTACTATATTTTTTATAGAAGATTCGCGTTCATCATCTACACTATTATCATTATTATTCGCAGTTTTTATTTTTTTTAAAGATGTTTTTGTGCTTGTCTTTAATTTTAATTTTTTATCTTTGTCTTTGTCGCGTTTGTTTCGCAAACTTGTTTTTATATTATTTATAACATCATCTTCTTCATCATCAGATGAAACTATTACTATTGAAGGGGGTAATACACGCCTTGTTCGTGGTTGAGATATGTTAGTGTTAGTGTTAGTGTTAGTGTTAGTGTTAGTGTTTTGTAATGACATAACTGCATGATTCTCATGCAAAATAGTATTACTATCCGTCAACGTTCCAATATTTAAGTTTACTACGTTTACATTAAAACTTACATTTGTATGAATCATAGTATTTTCAGTAGTATTATCAAGACTATTTATACTATTAACATTCATCATTATAATATTTGGTGACGATAATGATGTCATATTTATAGTAGTAGTTTATAATTTATAGTAGTTACTTATTATTCTTTAATATGATACTCTTCTATATATTATAAACATTTTTTTAATATATTATACAAAATCATTTTATTTATGCGCGTTGTTGTAATACACGATACATCATCATATATGCATTGGTAAAGCAAAATAGAATTAAATAAAATATACTACTTTTTAGTATATAAATATAGAAGAATATAACACGTTTTATTAAAATATATTTTACTACCATAATGACGTGTGTATATTGGTTATTTTTATTAAACACACTATATTTTTACTAGTATACTTATTTTTGATTATGTTTTATATTTTATATTTTATATTTTATATTTGAATTATGTAGGATATTTTCATCGCCAGAAAATTGATCGAGCTTATAAAGATAAATGTGAATAGCATGAACACGCAAGTAGTCAAAACAGCAAACCAACCCCCAAGCCAACAATAATGTCAGCTTCTTCCACTTCCGCTTCCTATGCTAGCAGCAAGTCTTCCGCTCCCAAGGAGATTCTGGTCGGCGAAACCTTCAATCCTATCAAGGACCTCAAATATTCCAAGCCCAAAGCGAACAGCTCTGGTGGCAAGAGCGTCGGAATTCTCAATGCTTCAACCAATGGCGCGACGTATATTTCAACTCCTCTCATGTTGACGTGGGGTGTTTCGACTTTCGAAGACAAGAAGACCGGCGAGAAATCATACAGCATGTCGCTCCAGTTTCCTGGCGAAGAATACAACACACCAGCAATTACCAAGTTCCGTGCTAATCTTGTGAAGTTCGAGGAGAAGGTCAAAGCCGATGCGCTTGCAAATCAAAAGGACTGGTTCGGCAAGACGACTCTCACGCAGCAGCATATCGACTTTCAGTGGACTCCTATGTTGAAATTCGCCAAGGGTGAGAATGGCGAGCCCGATCACAACAAGAACCCAACCCTCAGTGTAAAGATGCCTATCTGGGAAGGTGTGTGGAATGTTGAGCTCTTTGATCCCTCTACTCGCAAGATCTTCCCTGATCCTTGCAACGAGCACGTTACTCCTCTCGACTTGATTGCCAAAGGTTCGCATGTCGCAGTCGTCTTGCAATGCGGAGGTGTCTGGTTCGCAGGTGGCAAGTTCGGAGTTACCTGGAAGCTGTTTCAGGCAGTTGTGAAGCCGAAGACCACGCTGCGCGGCAAGTGCCACATCAGTCTCTCGCAAGATGACAAGAAGATGGTCGAGACTCAGGAGATTGACACGATCAGCGACGACGACATTCCTCGTGCATCAAACGAAGTTCAGGATTCTGATGGCGATGAAGAAGAGGAAGAGAGCCCTGCTGCTCCTGCAAGAATTGCATCATGTGCTGCTCCTGCACCGGCACCTACTCCTGTTCCTGCTGCTGCTCCCGAACCTGCTGCTGATGGAGATTCCGGTGCTTCCGCGGGAACCAAGAAGATTGTGAAGAAGGTTCTCAAGAAGTAAATGCAGACCGCCATGACAACAATGACAACAACAACATCGCGTAGTAAACAATGAGTAAGTATACTATTCGCAAGGCAAAACGACAATACAGGTAAGAAAATATGATAAAATAATATTGTTTTAATATCGTATCATATAATACTAACACCTTGATGCAGGTAATATATCTTTTTTTCAGTGACACACACGCACACACACGCACACACACACATTATGTTACTTTATACTTTTCCAAAGCATATTTTTTATATTTTTCCCCGAATATATTACCTAGCATATCGATATACTGGGTTATAATAGTTCTATACCTAGATACTGACGTAGATGTAGACGTAGATAATTTTGTAACATTTTGCAACAATATTTTAAATCCTTGTAGTAATAATAGTAGTGTATTGGTATCAGCATTGCCTTGAAGTTTACCAAGTATATCAATCATACTTTTAAAAAAAGTGACATAGTCATGATTTAAATCATCGTGGTTTTTATACTTTCTTAATTCTCCTTCTCCAAAGTCAATTATTTTGAATGAAAACGGAGTCGATAAAGATAAAGGTTCAATAAAGTAAATACTATCTGCTTGAAGCGTCTTATGAAGTAAATTTGATTTTATCATTTTGTAAATTCCTACTATAATATTTGTAATCAGTGTAAAAAGAATTGCAAGTTTGGTATTGTCTATCCCAGCACTAAAATTACTTGTTATATAAGATTCAAGATTTGTATCTCCGCAGTATTTTATATTAAATACAAAAAACTCATCAACTTTGTAGTCCGGCTTTGATAAAGAACATTTATCAAAGTCATTGGGAAGATTATTTTTTGTCAACTCAAATGCGTTACTAAGAAGTGAATGGAATTTACCATCAGGGTCGATTGTTTTCATTTTTTTTAAAATTTTATATTCATGACGAAACTCGTTAAATATATTATTTTTTAATACTATTTTTGAAACTATATTATCACTTTTTGTAAGTATATCAGGGCGAAATACACATCCATAATTTCCTTGACCTATTAATGACCCTCCTTTAAAAGAAAAACGCGTATCTTTATATTTGCGAGTACGTTTTTGTCTATTTTTTTTTCTTTTTATTGTTTTTATTCTCATTCTTATTTTCATAATCACGTGTATAGTAGATATATATACATGTGATTATTTTTATAGTACACGCATTTATCCTATACGGATAATAAAAAACACCAAAAAATGTTTTCATATATATATTATTTAAACGATAACTCGGTAAGAGTATTACTTCGAATATTTCTAGGTTTGAAAGTAGGTTTGAAAGTAGGATTGGGAGCAGAAACATATTTACTACCTTTTATACCGCGTAGTTTATAAACACTATCTTTTACCCACACATTTTGAAATCCGTTTACAATATTTATAAACTTATTAGTTCTTAAAATTGTCTTAATTTTTTCATAGTTACATTTTTCTGGATAATCGGCTTCAAATATAATTAAATCTAATTCGGTATATAGTTGAGGATTTTCATCAAGGAATGTTTCTAAAAATCCTTCGCAATCTGCTACAAGAACATTAAATTTCAAATTATATTTTTGTTCTATCTCGCTTAAAGTATAAGATGGTATATTTGTTTCATCTGTTTCTATAGATGTTGTTCCGTAATTTTTATCTAAATTTGTTAAACCTAGCTTTTTATTACTTATAAACCCTTTTACTATATTAAAATTACAATTATTCATCTTTTTATTTGTTTCTAAAATATCCCAAACACGACTATCTGGTTCAACAACAACTTGATTAAATTTATTACTTATTTTTGAATTTATCACACATGAAACAGAACCATACCTTGCTCCCAACTCTAAAACAACGTCATTTTTTACAATATATGTATTTGCTAAATATTGTTCATAAGCTTCGATGTTTTTTGTATCTATAATTACTCCATCTTCATTTAATATAATCATTTATATTTAAGATACAAAATAAAAAAACAATTTATATTTTACTATACCGACTGGGGAATAAATATTTTCTTTAAGTATATCGACGTTTATATATTATATTCCTAAACCTGCTTAAATAAACTATACATCCTCACACCCCTCAACCCCTCAGCCCCTCAGCCCCTCAGCCCAATAAAATACCAACTAACTATTTTTATCTACTATTATTTCTTTCTCAATATGTTTTATTATTTTACGCTCGTAATTCTCATAGTTTTCAATCGGTTCACATATTGAACGCACCATAGTCAGATATTCAATTTGTTTTTTCTCTGTTTCGATCCAATCTGGATTATTATTTGCCCATAGTTGTAAAGCAGTTCGCTCTTTATCTGCTATTTTTACTATCGTATTTTTCATTTTATCATGATTATCGTCTTTGTGCCACTTGTCTTCATCTTTAATATACATAGTGTCACGCTTAATATCTGTGCAATGAATTGGGCGTTTATATATATCTAATTCTTTGAGACCTTTTATCATAACATCCGTTATACCACGCGAAATGCCATTCTTTTTTGAAAATAATAAGTCGTCTAGTGTGATTTTTAGTGAGTCAATAAAATCGGATATGTTGAGAGCATCTTTGCACTTCTCGTTTAGGAAAACGTTTAAGTTGAAATTATTTGTTGTGTTATTCGTTGTGTTATTTGTTATATTACCTACTTTTGGTATTATGCTATTTATCTGCTCTTGTTGACCTTTTATTATCTTCATCATCTCACTATTATCTTTAATAAGTTTAAGAACAAGTTCATCTTTATTCACCATTTTTATATTTAATTCCATGTTTTCGCAATCTTCAGACGATAAATCGTGTGATTCAGGTATATAGTCACATATTTTAATATGCTTCCATAAACCCGAGCGAGTATTATATTTTTTTTTACATTTGTCACACACGTTATGATGTGCGACTTTTTGCGACTTTTTTGTTTCCATTGTTTCCAACGAGACCATAAGCTCATGTTTTCTAGTAGAGACGTGTTTATCAAAATCACACTTTTTGCACGTAGAATAGTCACAAAATTTACATGAAAAAATTGGCGACTTTTTGAGCGACTTTTTTGTTTCCATTTGTTTCCTAAAGTATATGGACATTTTTTTTTAAGTCAGTTTGCAAAATTTCTAAAAAAGTTATCGTAACAAATTTTTCAACTAAAAAAAGCAAATGAGAGCATTATGGTCTGAGTGTGATTTTCAACATTTTTTTCAAATCTAAAACTGAAAAATGAAAATTGGACATTTATAAATGTCCATTTTTGAAAATCCAGAAATAGATTTGAAAAAACATTACATCATTCATTCTTCGGCGTCCGCATGCGCCATTTCCGCGGGGTTACCTTTATGATGTAGGGATATATGATGCATTATTTGTGAATGACTGCATAATGCAGTGGTTTGTATATTCGCATAAAGATGGTCCAAAAGATGGTCCAAAAGAATGGGAGCTGTTTGGGGGAATTCTTGGATGGATGTTTTTTGGGGATGTTTTGAAAAAAGTTGCGGAAGAAGTAGAAAGAATGTATGTTATTGTTTTTAGTTTTATCCCCGAAAAAGGATAGGTTGACTTTTTAGGTAGAATGATGGAAGGGGTTTTTGGGGTTGTGAGAAACGAGAGAAACGAGAGAAACGTGAGAAATAATTCATAATTCAGAAATAAGAAATATGAATTATATTGCAAAAGTATCAGTAAAAAAAACTAATATAATAATTCAATATTGACAAAAATAGATGATTTTTCACTTGTATCATACATATTTTTTGAATGTATAATAGGTATTCCTTGCCCTTTTAATACATAGGTTTGATTATCTTTTACATATAATAGGCTTGCAGGAATAGTAAAATGTTTACTGCCGATTTGAAACGATATCTGTTTCTTTTCTAATAACTCGGTAATTTTCATACGCAAATCTATATAAATGTCGTTGTTTGTGTCAATGTATATGTGCGATGGAGTCGTTGGTATACAACGAACTATTAAATCAATAGGTGTATTATCTTTTTCACCCACTTTGTAATATAACTCTGTATGCCAAAGTGGAATATAATATTTTTTCTCATCATGTTCTAATATGTATATATTATTTTCACCAAATAAGTCGTCTAAGGATACCGAAATAATGACGAGGTTATCTAACTCCATCTTTTTTCTTATGATTTTTTCAAATAAAAGAAGTTTTTCATTGCTTATATGAAACACTGCGTGATATTTGTGTATGATTTCATAGATCGTATACGCAGTTTCTTTATCCATATCTTCAAACATTTTTAATGACAACTCATGACAATCTTCTACTATTATTTTTATAATCATATCCATGGTTATTTTTGCATTCTCTTGAGAAATATTTGTATACATCTTTTGCAACAAAGACTGCGTAAATATTCTAAAAATCGCCATATAACTTTCTTCTCCTGTATTCATAGATGCATCAGCTTCATCAGATGAGTCCATGTGAGAACCATGAGAACCGAGAGAAATATATAAATTATACAAACACAGGTATGCACTATTTACTTCCTTGAACTTTTCACATGATTCATCACTATTGTTATTCTTGTCAGGATGGTGTTTCATTGCATGTATTCTATAACTTTTTTTCAACTCTTCGAGTGTATAATTGGTTTTTAAGTTTAATACATCAAGTGCATGTCTTATATCCATTTATGGTTGTTATTAGATTATACATGTAATTTTCTAAATGGTAAATCGGTCTATAATTATTATTATAATATTGAAAAAAAATAAAAGTTTTTAGTAGAACGTCTGTAATATTATCTTTATTTAATACTTCTGTCTGTATTAAACACGACAATATATACCATATACACTCGTTTATGTCCAACTCATATATCAATATTTCATATAAAATATCTCGAAACTTTAAAAAGTTAATAGTATCTGGATTTTTAATAGATTCTATAATATTATTACATATACATTCGTGTGGGTTGGTTAACTCATTCGTATTTACGATTACATTTTTAATATTTGATAAAGATGTCAAATTTTTATAATTATCTGATATGGATATGGTAGTAGAAGTAGAAGCAGTAGATTTGTATTTTGATATTTTATTATAAGAAATAGAATCAGTATTTTGGTATATTCCATCGATATCGTTACCACTATCATCGTGGTGAACATGTATAGGTTCTGTATCAGAATTTTCTATTATATTTTTGTTAGAATACATACGTGTATTTTTATTTGGATGTATTGAGTTTACACATTTATTATAAAATCTCAACGATGGCCTTGGAATAGAAATAATTTGTGAGTTATTTAAAATATTATCAGGTATAAAACTAATATGTTCTGTAATAATTATAAAAAATAGTTTTATTTTATTAAACGAGTTGCTTTGCATATAACTATAAAAAATATCCAATAATTCACTATGTATCTTATGAAAATATTTACATAAAATAATTCCAGTCGTATCTGTGCGCATAGATACAACATCTGTAATCTGGTTAAAAATATCATTCCATAATACTTTAGAATTGCAACCCAGCAAAGACATATCAACTTCAAAGTGAATATCGCTTATTTTTATAATAAAATTCTCCTTGTTTGAATTAATAGTTAGACGTTTCTCATATTTTAATTCGACATTGCTGTATTTTTTAATACATTGCAAAGCTTGGGTATACTTTCCCACACCTTTTGGACCATATAAAACTATATTTTTAAAATTTTCTACCTTTTCAGGCAATGAATTTTTAAATATTTTTTCTATTTTTGGATGAAGTGACTCGCTATGGTTAGAGGCAATATAGTCATCAAAATGTGTTTCAAGAAATTTCATAATATAGTTTGGTAATTTTTGATTATGCAGTATTAATATAATTACATGAATAGATTTAAATTATATTTCTATCTAATATTATAGATTTTTTGATATGAAATACTTAAATATATAATAAGTATTATAGTAGTGTAAATATTGAGCAATAATATATTTAATAGTAAGTATACATAAATGAAACTTGTAACCATTCATCCAGAAAATATCACAAAAGAATATATTTATTTTAATGAACCTATACAAAATAATATTATTAATGAAAGTAGATATATTAGAATATTATACTCTACTCCTAATATAGTTTTTAACGGCATTCATGTTCTTATAAATTTATCTATCGATAGTATTGATAGACAATATAACAAAAATATACTATATTATAATACAGACAAAAATATACATGCTATAAATAGCGTTAAAAAAATAGAAAAAACGATATTAAAAAAATACTATTCATTAAAAATGCCATCATATAATTTATCAGAACTTCTTGATGGTGGTATTATACGATTGTTTACCGACTCTGTTGAAAAAAAGAAATCGATGAATATAATACTCAAAATATCAGGACTATGGGAAGATGATGAAACATACGGAATTACATATAAGTTTTACTCTGTGTAAAAATATGTGCAATATGTGCAATATGTTTAAAATATTTTATTAATATATTCTTATTAAACAAAAACAAAACAAAAACAAAACAAAAACAAAACAAAAACAATAAAACAAAGCAATGAGGAATATATTAATAACAGGTGGTTGTGGATTTATCGGGTCAAATTTTATTAATTATATTTTAAAAAAATATGACGATGTATATATTATTAACTTAGATGCCATGTATTATTGTGCATCTGAATTCAATATTGATAAAGAGATTCGAGAGTCTTATCTGTATAAAAATAGATACAAACTAATTAAGGGCAATCTTTGTTCCTATGATTTGGTAAGACATATTATAAATGATTACTATATCGAATATATTATACACTTTGCAGCACAAAGTCATGTTCAGAATTCTTTCGAAGATGCGCTACAATATACAAGTGATAACATAGTCGGAACACATAATCTTCTTGAAGTTGCAAGAAAATACGGAAAACTTAAAAAATTCATACATGTGTCAACCGATGAAGTATATGGTGAATCCATGATTGAAAAAAGTGAATATAAAAAAACAGAGGAAAGTATTTTGTGCCCAACAAATCCATATGCTGCCACAAAAGCAAGTGCCGAATTAATTGCACAATCTTATTTCCACTCTTTCAATCTACCTATTATCATTACACGAGGTAATAATGTATATGGACCTAACCAATATCCTGAAAAAATAATACCACGTTTTATAAAACTTTTAAAGGAAAATAGAAAAGTTACTATTCAAGGCGATGGTTCAAATGTTAGGGCTTTTATTCATGTTAAAGACGTAGTGAATGCATTTGATATTATATTGGATAAAGGTATAATTGGTGAAATATACAATATCGGATCAGACGACAATGAAGAGTATTCGGTATACGATGTTGCAAAGATATTAATTCGAAAAATAAAAAATATTGATACTGACTTGTATGATGACCATATTGAGTATATTGAAGATAGACCATTTAATGATAAAAGATACTATATAAGTAATGAAAAAATAAAAAAACTTGGATGGAGTATCCAAGAGAATTTCGATAAAGGAATCGATGAACTTATCAAGTTAGAATAAAATAGAATAAATTAGAATAAATTAGAATAAAACACGTATGTGCAAAACAATATAAAAATAAAAATAAAAGTCTAAGTATACAAATACCGAAAGGTAAATGAAAGTATTATTATACGGCAAGAATGGATGGATCGGCGAAAAACTATATAAGTTACTTATAGAAAAAGGCCATAGCGTCATTATCGGGAATGCAAGAGCAGAGAATATCGAAAGTCTCGAAGAAGAGATAAAACTAATAGAACCTACAAATATTATTTCAACAATTGGAAGAACACATGGTAAAATAGGTAACAAAGAATATACCACGATTGACTATCTTGAACAACCTGGTAAAATAAAAGAAAATGTGCGCGATAATCTGTTTTCGCCTGTTATGATTGCTTTGATATCACAGAAGTATAATATACACTACACATATTTAGGAACAGGATGTATTTTTACATATGACAGCGAACACCCCTTTGCAGAAGAATTAAACGGATTTAATACCGATTCAAAACCCAATTTTTTCGGTTCTTCGTATTCGATAGTAAAAGGATATACGGATATGTTGATGAAGGCATTTGACAATGTACTAAATGTGCGTATACGCATGCCGATAACGGACGAGATACATCCGCGTAATTTTATAACAAAGATTACTCGATACCAAAAAATATGTTCGATACATAATTCCATGTCTGTGTTGCCGGAGTTACTGCCAGTCATGATTGATATGTGTGAAAAGGGGGCAACGGGAACTATAAATTTAACAAATCCTGGGTTAATAAGCCACAATGAAATTTTAGAAATGTATAGAGAAATCGTAGATGCGAAATTTACGTGGGAGAATTTTGATATAGACGAACAACGTAAAATATTAGAAAGCGAACGTTCTAATAATTTCTTAGACACTTCAAGGTTAGAGTCTATGTATAAAGTGAAACATATCAAAGATGCGGTGAGGGATGTCTTATATCGTATGAAGGATAAAAAAGAATGATAATGAAAAGGAACTGAGATTTAAAAACATGTAGAAAATAGTCGAAGAATGACCTCCATAATACCAACACATAATCCATTTAATATAAATAGTGTAATACTTAAATATAGTGTTCCAATAGATGGCTCAATCAAAGGATTACTGACAGATGTCATACATGCCATATTTGCACGTAAATAACTAAATATTAAAATAATCTGAAAAATAATCAAAACACTCGAATATCCGGAAAATTTATAATATTCTGGATCAACTTTATTTTCATTTATCATAGTTGAATACGCCAATGACTGACGTATAATTACAAAGAATATAATCAAAAGTGCAATAATCTGAAAAAATGATGGATATAAATTAAAACATTTACTATTTGTCTTTAAATAATAGGATATTACTGCAATTAAAAGTGAGAACAATGAAATGAATGATATTGCATAGCCAACCGCAGTGGCAAAACCAGGACCTTGTTCATTACCTATTTGAAGTGAACTAAATGCTATTTTTATAAATACACCTACAAATGCTAAAAGAAGTGAAATATTAAAAATATAATATATACTCTTAAATCTTACATCGATATTATCTATACCTGTTAAAGAATTCATATTATGTTATTATGTTATTATGTTATTTTATTATTTTATTATTTTATTATTTTATTATTTCGTATTATAATTCAGTAAAGTAAATACTATAGACTATATAGTTATTTTTTATTATTTAAATTTAGTATTTATAATATAAAGTATTATAAATTAAATTATATTATAAGTAAAATATAAGTAAGTATATAAAGCAAAACAAAGCAAACAAAGCAAATCAAATAAAACAAAACGAAGCAAATGAGTGGTATGTTGAATAGAAATGTATATACAGAACATCCACTAGTTGAAAGACAACAAACATACGTATTGGAAAGAAAACTTGTTACTATTCATTCGGAAGATAGAGATGTATGTTCATGGCCAAATTCATCTCTTTTTGAAATAACATTGCCACAACAATTAACAAACGTTCAATCTATTCGTCTTATTGAGTCAAATTTTCCTTCTGTTAACAACGTGTTTACAAATACAAATCAAAATACAAAAATGACATTTAGTTTAAGTGCTAGCGGTCCATATACTATAACTATAGATGAAGGTTTTTATTCTCCGAATCAATTAGCAAATGAGTTGACAAATAAAATGAACCAAGCTGTTGGCACAAGTTATAATGAGTTTGTCGTAATATTTCATGAAGTAAATCAAAAAATATGGTTTGGAAATAAAAGTGAAACATTTACGTTAATATTCAATGCAAGTCAAAACTATTCCACCGGAACAGGAACATATGAAAATTGCAAAGTATTACCACCAAATGAATTGTCAGTATGCATGAACACAAAATGGGGTCTGCCGTATTATTTAGGATTTAATCGCGAAGAATATAATAATCCTACATCAACAACCAATAACTTAAACTATGAATATAAAAAAACAACAGACCCAGATTATACATGGCTTCAAGTATCAGGAACCGGCTACTATATAGTCGCGCCAAATGTAATTAGTATATTCGGAGAAACCGCTTTTTATATGGATTTGTTTAAATACAATGATATGGATGAATTAATGCCTTATCCTCGTAGAACAAATGCGGCTACAGATAATAGTTACGGAGGAAGAGTGAACAACGCATTTGCAAAGATCCCTATATTGGGTATTCCTGTTTCGCAGTATTTTGATTCTCGAAATAGTATGTTGCAAAATATGTCGCAGTTTTTTCCACCACTTGAACGACTTTCTAAAATAAAAATTCGTCTTCGTTATCATGACGGGCGACTAGTCGATTTTAGCAACTGCGATTTTAATTTTACACTGGAGTTTGATTTATATCGTGACGAAATGGCACGTGACTTACGTTTACGTGTTCCTGCGCAATATCGTATGTAGGAAGACAAAATAGGAATAAGACAACGCGAATGATATGAATATATAATATGGTTCATATCATTTTTATATTATTATTATTATTATTATTATTATTATTATTATTATTATTATTATTATTATTATTATTTAAATTCACTAGGCAACAGCTTCGGAGTTAGCTTCATCAGGGTTTACTTCTTTATTTTTATTTTTATTTTTACGTGTTCTTTGGCGTTTTTTACGTTCACCACCTGTATTGTTAATATTATTTTTTGAAATAGTTCGCTTTGCTTTTGCTCGTGACTTGCGTTTTTTACCACCATCATAATCAAGACTTTTCAAATCAGCGGGTGTAGCATCAACGGCGGCAGCACCCGGTATTGGTAATGGCGATAATGTTGACTCTGTTTTTGCTGGAGGGGGTGCACCAAATTCAGGAGGGGCAGGGGGAGGAGGGATATTGGATTTTTCACCGCTACTGCTACTGCTACTGCTACTGCTATCAGACTCACTAGAAAATGATGTAGCAGGTTTAGGTGGATCAGCAACAGGTGGAGGTGGAATATTTTCAGGTTTGTCATTTGACTTTTTTTCTACATCCGACGACGCTGGCTTAGTTGGTTCAGGAGGTGGCGGAGGTAAATTTTTAAGTTTAACTTTAAGCTCTTTTACACTATTTACCTTGGCATTTAAGTCTTCTACTCCCTTAACAATAGAATCATATAAATTATTTATTTTATTTGTGATTTCTTTTTGGTCTGCGCTTTCTTTCATATTATTAATTGGTCCAAATAAATTTTTAAAAAATGCCATTTTATATTTATAGGTTAAGATTATATAGTTATTCTATATGATATACTTATATATATATTAACTTATAAAAAAATATTATAGTATTATGATTTCTTGACAAGCATCCCATTCCCATTCTACTAAATTTTAATATTATGCGTAGTTTCAATCCACATAATCAAAATATCTAATGAACAAGTTTTATAATCTTCTTTAAATCCCTTAATTTTTAAAAATGATGGATTCTTCATTTCAGCAGTTTTATAAAATATATAATCACCGAATCTTCCATTTCGAATACTCAAGTCTTTTGTTATAAAACGAACCATTCCCTTAGGAGCAATTGTTTCTTGAACTTTTGTAGTGGTGTTTGTATTTTCATCCCGGATCGTATCCGCATCCACATCTGCACACACAAGCGACGCCTCTATTATTTTAACTATTTCATGATATGTTATAGTTTCCGGATTTTTACTTTTTGGGAATATCCCCGACAACGACTTTTTATTTTCACCCCATACAAAATATAAACCATACTTCCCCTTCTTAATGATTATATCTACGCCATCATATACACCTAAATGCATTCCACCAGTTTCAATCGTTCCTTTTTCATTTACGATTTGTTCAAGGGTATACTCTCCTCTTTTCAGTCGCGCAATATCAATATCCTTTTTCACACTTTTATAGGAAGTCACTTTTTTCCCATTTTCATCCTGGGTGATACATTTGATCGCTGGTCCTTTACTTGTAATCACATACGTATGGACATTATCAATAACTACACTATCTTTTTGAATATTTTTATCCTTTAGTTCACGCGTCAAGTCCGTAACCTGGCTCATACAATATGTGCAAATATCTTTATAAGTCATTTCACCTTTTGCAACTTTGTCTAAATCGTCTTCCATGCGTTTTGTAAAATCATACTCAAATAAACTATTGAAATGTGTAACTAGGAAATCAATGACGATTTTTCCAAGAGGCTGCAATACTAGTTTATTTTTTTCACCCCCAAATTCGCGTTCTGTCTGCAACTCTTGTAACTCATATGGCAATAATTCAAAGTCGACGCATTTCATTTTTCTACCCCTGACATCTTCTTTCATAACATAACCACGTTTTTGTATTTTCTCAATAAGCGACGAGAATGTAGATGGTCTGCCTATTCCGCATTCCTCCAATAGTTTAATAAGACCAGCTTCCGTATAGTGCGACTTCAATTCAATCATAGTCGACGTCGCTTTTATTTTATTATACTGCAGAATACTATTCTTTTTTATGTTTTGTAAATACTGGTAATGTGGGTTTTCTTTTTCATATCCCTCCACTATTTTCCATCCGGGAAATTCTACAAGTTCTGTCGTAAAACGATACTCGTTTTCATTTGTATCGGTGGTTGTTGTTGTTGTTGTTGTTGTTGTTGTTGTTGGTGGTGCAGTAATTGTCGCAGTTAAAGAAGAACATGTCGCATTTGACATACAGCTCTCCATTGCATTGGTCCATATCAGTTTATATAATTTTTGTTCACGCGCAGTAAACGAGTCAGGGATAGATGCCACTTCAATTTTTGTAGGACGGATCGCTTCGTGTGCTTCTTGTGCTTTTACGGGCGGGAGTGCTGCTGATGCCGCCGCCGCCGCCGCCTTCTTTGATACTTTTGGTGTCGTCGTCGATATAGACCCGATTACTAGTCGGTTAATATCCGGATGCACATATTTTTCATCCCATGTCGAAATAATATGTTTCTTCATTTTATCCACAAACTCTGCACTATATGTCTTAGAATCTGTTCTCATATAGGTTATATAAGAATTCTCGTATAGTTTCTGGCAAATCGACATTGTTTCCGATGGCGAATAGTGCATTTCACTACTAGCTTTCTGTTGTAAAAGACTAGTAGTAAAGGGGGTAGGGGGTGTTTTTGACACTTTTTTTGGAGATAGTAAGTTAAACAGGTGGTCATGATTTGCGCTTTCTTCGAGGAATGACTCCACGACGTGTTTTGCATCAAATTGGCGCGTAAGTGTAAATAGTAGATTCATCTTTGTGAAATATCCGACTATGTTATACACCATTTTACCCGGAGATGCGTCGATTTCACGTTGATTATCATAGACTAGACGAAGCGCTGGTGACTGACACCGACCGGCAGATAAACTATTCTGAACACTCGACGCAATATGCTTCCATAACATGGGGGAAATATTATAGCCTACAAGTAAATCAAGGGCTTGGCGCGCAAATTGCGCCTGGACCAAATCCATATTTAATACACCAGGGTTTTGTATCGCTTTATCGATGGCTTGCTTCGTTATTTCATGAAACACAATACGGGGTGTTGTATCCGTGGGAAGTTTAAATGTGTCGCAAACATGCCACCCAATTGCCTCGCCTTCACGATCATCGTCGGTCGCAATAATTACACCACCCGTGCACGTCGCTATCTCTGAACGAATACGCTGAATCTGTTTTATTTTTTCATCCATTGGTGTAAAACGCAAAGCAAAGTCTTTTTTCGTGTCAATAGATGTTAGACCATCAAGCGTGCGAAAATGGCCAAATGTAGCGATGCATTTATATCCAGGGCCGAGATATGATTCTATTTTTGCACACTTTGCAGGAGACTCGACAAGAACAAGTTTTGCACCTGAGAAACCAGTTTTTGATTTTTTTAGAATGCTCATACTTATGACTAGTAATATAAATGTCTATATATGTAAATGTGTAAACTAATATAGGTAAGTGGGTATTATTTATGTCGTTTGTATAATATAAATAATACTTGGAATATCACTTCAATTTATTTTATTTCTTAGTTACATTGGAATTCGCATCTGTGTTAGCATCAGAAGTTGCAACATATGTCTGTGCCTGTGCCTGTGTCTTCTTAAACTCTGACCATGAAATCTTCTTGGGAGGCAATACTTGTGCATGTGCAACTTTTGAATGCTTGTCTCTATTTTTGTCGAGATGGTCTACTTTTTTAAGTGCGCTATCGATATAAATACTTTTTAGTAGCTTTCCAACCTCGAATGAACCACTATGTTGGTCAAGCTTTCCATCTTCGATCAGTTTAAGAACATGCAACAACTGAAAAAGAATATTCAAATCAATTTCATCCTTTTTTACTTTATTAAAAATATCTGTATAGTTGTTAAAAAGAAATGAACATCTTGAAACACATATAGTATCAAATTGTTGGGGGTTACTTTTAGCAAGTCTTTGATACTCATGTTTTAATTTCATAAGCGTAATAATATCATCTTTAAGGGGTTGACTATGCTTTAGTTCGCGGATTTCTTTAGTATTATCTGCAACATCATTTGCGCGAATAAGTTTATCTAGTTGTAAACGTTCTTGAGGGTTCATTTGTATATTATATTTAATATATATTATTTATATTATATTTGTGCAATATTATATTTGTGAAATATTTTCATACATATAATAAAATAAAAAATAAAAATCTTTAAGTAAATATATAATATAATATAAAATAAAATAAAATAAAATAAAATAAAAATGGTAAAACGAACGATTCGAAGAAGAGTGCGTAAAAATAAAACGATTCGTAAAGTAATGAGAGGATGCAATCGACGAAGGATGAAAGAAGGAGGAGCAAATATACAAGTTCATCAATATTCAGGTGCATCACCTCATGCGAATAAAAATATTCAAACCGGAACACAAAATCTATTGCAAGCACAACAAAATGCAGGCAATACACCTCCACCAATACCCTCACCTAGAGTATCAAGTATGGCGGGTGGTGCAAGAACAAGACACCATAAACGAAGACTAAGGTATAAAAAAAGTATGGCACGAAAAAGTAGACACGCATAAGAATAGCATAACATAACATAGCATAGCAAACGATAAAATGATTCAAGATAAAATATCGAATTTGACTTTGATATAAATAAATAAAATATACTATAATAATATATTCGCAACATAAAGCAAAATATATAACAAAATATATAACAAAATAATATTATTATAGTGTAATATGAAGTTATCTGATTTATTATTATCAATATTTATCGTAGCGGTATTTATTGGATTATATGTTATGAATGTTTTAGCAATTGGTAAGAAAAATGTTCAAGATAACTGGGCATTATATAGATGCAGTCCTATGATAATGCCTATTGCAAGTATGTTTGGACATGATACTATGAAAAATTTTGGATATTGTATACAAAATATGCAATCAAACTTTATGGCTCCTTTGCTTGCACCTTCTAACTATTCTAATACACTAGCAGCTGCAAACTTGGGGTCATTGAACGAAGGTAACAGAAACTCGATGGGTATGTTTGGATATATGAGAGGTATTACAGGTAATAACATTATGGGAATGTTTAATATATTTGGCAACATATCATTACTGATGGGTCTTATGGCAAACAAAGTAAAGGATATTATGAATAAACTAGGAGGTGTATTCTTTACGACGTTCTCACTCATGCAAGGTGCTGCATATACTACTGAATCAACGTGGAACGCAGTGCCAGGAAGGTTAGTAAATATGTTTGTTAATGTTCAGTAAGTAATGATGGAATAAAAAGACCATAATATAGAAAATAAATATAGTCTATATTTTAATACAAATTTATTCATTTATTATATACATTAATATCAGTATCCTGTATATAATACTTTATCTAAAACTAAAACTAAAACTAAAACTAAAACTAAAACTAAAACTATTATAAATCATGACCGAGTCACCGACACTGACATCTACATCATCACAAGAAACACAAGGAGGATCAGGACAAAACCCAGAAAAAGATGAAGAAAATAATACTAGTTTTATTTCTTATAATGAAGTTATTAATTTTATAATGAATACCCCTCTTACCTCTGCAGTAAATAAATTATATGAAAAGACATCATATTTAGATAGATATGGTGGATCTCTTATTGTAGCAGTATTTACTATTATATGTGTTTCTTTATTTTTCTCCTATTCTTATTTAAAAAATCATTCAGATGTAATCAAGAATAATTGGCAGCAAAATAGATGCAATCCGATTTACATTCCATTTGCAGGAATGATTATTAACCCCAAAAATATGAGTAAGCATGAATATGCTACAAATAATTTTTTTCATTGTTTTGGTATTTTATTAAAAGATGTTGTCGAGGTAGCTTTAGCACCAATCGAAGCAGCTTCTATATTAATATCTGCAAGTGTTTCACTTATTGTTGGAACTATGAATAACTTAATGGGTGCTATTTTATATTTGAGAAATGCACTTGGGAGCGGATTTGGAATATTGGGTAATCGTTCTCTTAATGCATTGACATTACTTACAAAATTATCATTACTTGTTCAAAATTCATTTAATCAAAGTCAAGGTATACTTGTATCTATAATGTATATATTTTTTACTGCATATGATATGTTATCTTCTTTCTTTCTTATTCTTATTATTGCTGCTCTTGTATTTTTAGCAGCAGCATTGGCGGCAATGTTAGTCGCATGGTTATTATACATTATATTTTCAGCTATACCACTTATTGGATGGGTTTTAGGTCCAATATTTTTATTTGTTGCTATTGGTTTAACTTTGGCATATGTTGTTATTTTAATTATGGTTATCGTAGTTATTGTTTTTACTGTATCAGTAATACAGAAAACTTCATAGTAAAATATTAAATAAGTAAATATTCTATTTATTTAGGAATTATTATATGAATTAATGATGAAATGATGAAAAGATGAAAAGATATAAATATTATCTATTTGTTAATATTTTTATCTAAGTTTTATGTATAAGAAATAAACAAAATAAAATGAAAATGAAAAGTTGTTCATTAACTATAGTATGCGTTATAATTTTAGTCGTTATATTATTTATGATGTTTTCTGGATCAAATAATAATATGTATGGACTAATCGAGGGTATGGATACAAAAAATACTACCCATCCTAATAATAAAAAAAATCCCGTAAAACAAGCATTTGAGACTATGGGGGTTATGTCTAAAATGCTTACTCCTGGGGGGTTTCTATTTGCCGATAGCAAAAATACCGATAGCAAAAATACTTCATCATCATCAAAAGAGAATTTCGAAGTTAGGCAACCTATCGGTTATGCAGATATAGTTGAATCAAAAAGCGACAGCTGGAATCTTAGTAAGTGGGTTAAAAATGCATTAAAATATTCCAAGGGTATGGGAAATGAAAATAAACTGGATAGTTATAAATACAATACAGGCCCCCCTATACCTCTCCCCGAAGGTGAATTATTTTTCTTTGCCGACACTAAATTTAATCCTGAGTCTTGTCCAGGAACATATTCTAACAGCATGGGGTGTGCTGCTATGTCTCAATCACAATATAATTACCTCATGATGCGTGGAGGAAATCATACTCCTCCCAAAAATATCAATACATCGTATTTTAACGATTTTTAAATTAGTTACAAGTATATTTCAGCAGCATATGGTGTCGTAAGTTATAAAAATAAAAAATAAATGATAAAAATAAATGATAAAAATAGTATAGTTTATCATTTGTTATCTAATATATACTACTAAGTGTTTAGTCACTACAAATACATATTAATGGCACTCTTGCTCATTCCATTGTCGTCTTTCTTGATGAGATTGTTTACCACTTCGGTCGTAACATGAAATGGGAACTCGACTACCAGCGTATTCTCCTTCTCGAATAGAGTCGTCCCTGGTTTGACAAGACGATACAAGTTTAGTTTCTTATAGATAATCTCAATGCATCGCTTCAAATTCCTTACACCAGATTCCTTGTCTGTATAATTCTCAATAATGTAGTTCAGCGTTGTGTCTGGTATGACGATATCGCCTTCTTTGAAGTTCACCTCATAGCGAATCTTCGGAATCAAATACTGGTTTGCAATCACAATTTTCTCCTTCACCAAGTAACTCGACGTCTTGATTTTATACATTCTGTCCATCAAAATCGGGTTCACTTTTAGTGGGTCATTGTAGCTAAATATGAACAAACACTTGCTCAGATCAAAGTCAATCTCGGCGAAATACTTGTCGTGGAATTGCGAATTCTGTGATGTATCCGTCAAGTGTGTCAGGATTCCAATAATCTCTTCACCTTTTGGCGTCTCGCTAATTTTGTCCAGCTCATCAAAGTAAATCACCGGGTTCATCGACTTGGAGCGTATCAGAATATCCACAATTTTACCCCATGTGCTGCCCTCATATGTATACGAGTGCCCCTCCAAATAACTACTATCCGTTGCACCACCGAGGGGAATAAATGCAAACTCGCGGTTCAAAATCTTGCTAATTCCTTCTTTCACAAGACTCGTGTTGTGCGTTATCGTAAAATCGCCGAGCAAATACTTGTGATTTTTGTCCAATTCAAATCCATAGTATTTCCCCCATCCGCGAGGCTCTATCGTAATACCCATAACCATGCTATCCTTGTTAATCACGCGCTCGGTTTTGGCCATTTTTCGCGGACATTTTACAGGAATGGAAGACAAGTTATCGCCCGACAAATGCATTCTATAATATGTTCCTGTCTTTTTTTCGCCCTTATACATACAAGATTTTTCACATTGACTCATATTCGCCGAGAACCCGAGAGACCTAGCCAGAAATAATATATCGTCCGCTAAAACTTTATTCTTTTGAATGATATCATATCCTTTAGATTCGTCACAATATGAACCATCAGTATCAATAATTCCGGCAAGAAGTTCCAGACGTGTTTGCCTATCATTTATTTTATAAACGTCTGGAATGTGTTTATTATTGATGAGTTTGAAATCCTTTAATACTTGGAGGAATTTATTCTTGTTATTTCTGGTATCATGTTCGTGCATGTCATATGAAATACCATAGGTATACTTGTCCCTGTGCACCAAATTCAAATTATATTTTTTAAGTTCTGTTTTCAAATAGTGTAGAATGGTAGCATCCTGGTTGGTAATTTCTGACTTCGAAGAAGTTCCATCGCCCAACCAAGCACCAATGATGTAGGGATCGAATGGCACATTCTTGCTCGAAAACTCGACACCTCTCTTGTATCCCTTCAAGTTTACACGAATATACTTGGGCAATTTTAATAACGTCTTTACAGGGATTTCAACATAGTCATGCTCAAGCTTAATGTCATGTAAGTATCTCTCCGCTTCTGTCTGGTCGCTGAATCGTTTGCTGTGTTGTTTGTAATCATTTTTATCAAAGTAACATACTTTGTATCTAGTTTCTCCTGATTTCGTCTTTATATTTTTTATAAAATTCATTCCGGATTGTTTCAAGCACATTATGTGCTCTGAATTTACACCATACTTTTCTCCATTTGAATGCACAATGTCGTATAGGTCATCTTCGCCTCTTCCAAGCGACAAGACATTTCTGCAACTTGAATCATCTCCCATGACTTTATCTCCTACAACTATATCTTGCACCATTTTAATTGAACCATCATACATCAGGATAGGAGTGTCAAATACATGACACTTGCCTGTGCCCATTGGCCCGTTAATTGCAATCGCGGTGCCCATTGCTGACGGGTTTGAAATCCATTGACCAAGCATTTGCATGATTTGCATTTTTGCATCGTTCAGACCATATACTGCACCATCCAGTTTTGACTTTGCATCTTCCATGAACTCGTGGCATTTCTCAATTCCATCGCTAATCGTAAGCGGCAAATTCGAAATTCTACCAAATGGAATCTGCATAAATGTATCGACCCAGTTCTTGATTTTATAATATTCGCCAGCTCCAGGCTCCATGCGACGCAGGTTTGTGATTTTTTTCAATGCAATTGCTTTGAATTCTTGTGGAATATTCGACTGCAAAAGTGCAAGGCGGTATGGTTTGTCCGTAATCGTCAGCTTATTCAGGCACTGCAACTCGCTCAAAACAGCGGTTTGCTCATCCATTGACAAATGTTGCTTGAAATACTTGAGGTCGTTGGTCGAGTTCTTTTGACGAAGCAGTTTCTTGAAATTTTTCACATGTTTCTTCTTATGACTGCGCAACTTTTGCTCTTCGCGCTCCTTGAACTCCTTCTCTTTGCGAATCATACTTTGCAATGTTTCACGTGCAATACTATCATGCTTGTTAATTTTCAAAATGTCCTCCATCTGTTGCTTGATTCGCAATATAGTCTCAAGAGATTCGCTGCCACCCCCACCGCTTTCATCTTTCTTCTTATTTTTTTCTGTGTGGTTATCTTTGTTTTTGCCATGGCTATGATGGTGTCCGTGATGCCCATGTCCGTGCTTATGCTTCGAGTCATATACTTCAGTTTCTTCACTTGTTTCACTCGGTTCATAATCCAAATCTGAGTCGCGATCATTATCAGATTCGCTTTCATCTTCGCTGTCATAGTCCTCTTCATCGTCATCATATTCAGAATCATATTCAGAATCATCTTCATAATCGTCATCGTATTCGTTTTCAGAATCCGAATCCGAGCGCCGCCTCTTGTCATCCACCAAGTTAATTACAATATTGAACTTCCCATTTTTTAATTGGTCTTTTGCAAATTCATTGAAGCCTGACTCATTACCACTTTCATCCGAACAAGTTGTGCTTGTTGACGTAGAGGACCTTGAGTCTGACTCAGACCCCGACTCATCTGTGCGCCATGTTTGGTTATCCGATCCATCTTTTTCTTCATCATCCGTCGAGGGCACTGGGGGTTCGGGATTATTTGAACCACGTTTTTTGGATTTACTTCTGGTATTGTATTTACTTTTTTCATTTTTGTCGCCCTTGGTGTCCTTGGTGACTTTTTCGCCCTTCTTATCAGTGGTATTCCTGCTGTTTGTATTCTTTTCAGTCGAACTAGTGCTCTTACCTTTTTTATTTTCAGTATTTTTGGATGGTTTAGAATCGTGATTCTCGCCATGTTTATCTTGTATTTCAAGATTCAAATCTTTGCAAATCGATTCTACTGCACGTTCTTTACTATTTTGAATATTTTTGACTCTTTTAGATATATATTTTGACGGAAACATACCAGCAAGCATTTTTCTATATTCTTGCATATCAAATTCTTGTTGTCCCTCGTCATTTGGTCCACTTGTAGCGTCTTTTCCACGATTTGTTTTATTCATGCTCTTTCTAGTGCGCCCTTTCTTGTCATTGTGTACACTTGATTCAGAATCGCTTTTGTCGTTGCCATAGTCGTCTGCGCTATTTTCTCCATCCGAGCCTGAGTCATTTATTTTTTTATATTTACGTTTATCATTTTCCTTTTTAGATGTCTTTGATTTTTCAAAAATACTCATATTGACATTGGGAGAACTTGAAGATGAAGGCATAGTTTTCGTTGAAGCGTAATAAAACCGAATTGAATAATGGTGTGTTTAGTTGTTTCGTGGCGTGTTGACTTTAATATAGTATATAATTATGTTTTTATATCCTTCAATTTAAAAGTATAAAAAATAGGAAAAATAAAATATAATAATAAAGAATTCGGCGTTCAAATAAAGTTATGTATTTTGGTGATAAAAATCTGGACTACTATGCTATAAAATACAAAAAGTAGTTGAACTATGGTTGAACTATGGTTGAACTATGGTTGAAATATAGTTCAACTATTTATATTTTAGTAATTCACTGATATATAATTCTTTAATTCGTTTAATATCGATTTATCTATTTATTATTATATTTTCTAATTAAGAAAATTGATAAACAATCTAAATATTATTCTATTAATATAAGAAGGAAATAATGTTCTCGCAAAAAGGTCAATCAAAAGTAGCAGTTCAAAATGTTTCACCGATCATTGGAATTCAATTTAGTATCATGTCGCCCGATGAGATAAGAAAGTCGTCGGTTGCACATATTACCGACAGAAATACATATGACAATAATAGACCTGTGGTCGGTGGACCTTTCGATGCACGCATGGGTGTTCTCGAACCTGGTCTTATTTGTCCAACGGATGGTTTAGACTATATGCAGACACCAGGATACTTTGGGCACATCGAGTTGGCGCGCCCTGTATTCTATATTCAATACTTGACTACGATTCGAAAAATATTGAGTTGTGTTTGCATCAAATGTAGTAAACTCCTGATTGATAAGGAGTCAAATCGTCGTTTTATGGATATGAAATCCGAACAAAGATGGGGTAGCGTATTTCAGTATTGCAGCAAGATTAATAGATGCGGTGATGACACACATGATGGATGTGGTTGCTTGCAGCCAAAGAGAATCAAGAAACAAGACATCGCGACAATTATTGCGGAATGGGAAAGCAATGAGACGGAAGAAACTGGTGGTGCAGGCACTGGTGAAAGCGGTAGTTCAAAGAAAAGTATTACAATGCATTTGACCCCTGAAGTTGTTTTGAAAATATTTAGGCGTATATCGGATGAAGACGTGTCATTTATGGGCTTTAGTCCGCAATTCTCGCGACCTGATTGGATGATTTGTCAAGTGCTGGCGGTCCCACCCCCAGCAGTTCGCCCCTCAATTAAAATGGATGGTCAACAAAGAAGCGAGGACGATCTTAGTCACATTTTGGTAAATATTATAAAACACAATAAAACACTTCAGGAAAAAATAAATGAAAAAGCTGCACAAAAAGTCATCGACGGATGGCACGACGTTTTGCAGTATTATATCGCCACGCAAATCAATAATAATATTCCCGGTGTAGGGCAAGTCGCACAACGTTCTGGGCGTCCGCTGAAATCGATTATGGACAGATTGAATGGGAAGGGTGGGCGCGTCAGAGGCAACTTGATGGGAAAACGTGTTGACTTTTCGGCGCGTTCCGTTATTACACCCGATCCGAACTTGTCGATTCGTGAACTAGGTATTCCTTTGAAGATTGCGAAGAATATTACGAAGCCAATTTCGGTGAACGACATGAACAAGAACTTCCTGCTGAAACTGGTGCGGAATGGTCCAGATGAGTATCCTGGTGCAAAAATATTGGAAAAGCGAAATGGCGAGAATATTTCACTGCGGTATGCCGACCGCGAGAATATCCGTATTGAGAATGGCGACATAGTTCATCGGCACATTATGGATGGCGATGGTGTCTTGTTTAATCGTCAGCCTACACTGCATAGAATGAGTATGATGTGTCATATTGCAAAGATTATGTATCAGGGTGATACATTTCGAATGAATGTCGGTGACACCAAACCTTATAATGCGGATTTCGATAAAGTCTCTGTCGAAAACAGGAGGCGTTAAAAGCGTGCCACCTCCTAGTCGGATGGGTCAAATAATATATGACTTATACGGCAAAACACCTTGATGCGGGAAACCCCTTAGAGTCTTTGACTACCACCCCATAGTGGAAACATAATGGGGGAACTCGGTTAATAGCCGAACCCAATGGTAATAATGTCGAAGAATTGGGCAATCCGCAGTGTTACTTCCTAATGTCGCTTGGTAGACTATGGAAGGCACTCAGAGACTGAACGGGTGTTGGTGAGTTATGACGGATTAGCCATCCTGAACTTGCTTAAGATACAGTCCACCCCCCTTGGAAACATGGGGGATTCATCGGGAGATGAAATGAATTTACACATGCCACAAGATGAGGAATCCGAGGCAGAATTGAAGAATTTGGCAGCAGTTCCATTCCAGATTATTAGTCCAGCAAACAACCAGTCGATTATTGGTATCTTTCAGGATTCGCTGCTTGGGTCGTATCAGTTTACACGCGTTGGAGTGAAATTCGACAACCGCGCGGCAATGAATTTACTAATGGCGTTGCAAACAATCAACGAAAGTCTGTTTACAAATACGGCGGATGGCGTCATTTCAAACTTTGAAATTCTTTCGCAGATCATGCCGCCGATTACACTGAAATACAAAACGAAGCAGTTTAAAGATGGAGACGACTATAATACGTCAAACCATGTGCTCGAAATACGCGATGGAAAATATATGCGTGGACAACTGGACAAGGCGGTGCTTGGTTCAGGAACAAATGGATTGATTCACCGGACATGCAATGATTTCAACAACATGACATCCGCTAAATTCATCGACGATTTGCAGAATATTATTACGGACTATATGAAAGTCGCTGCATATAGTGTTGGAATCAGCGACTTGATTGCAAATGCGGAAACAAACAACAAAATTGCCGATGTAATTACATCAAAAAAAATAGATGTGAAGAGCTTGATTGACCAACTGCATATCGGTGTATTTGATAACAAAACGGGCAAGACAAACGACATTGAATTTGAGAATCAGGTGTCGAATATTTTGAATAAGGCTATTAATGATGCTGGTAAAATTGGTCTTGAATCTTTGAGCAAAGATAATCGATTCGTTACGATGGTAACTGCTGGTTCTAAAGGAACTGACATCAATATTTCGCAAATGACGTCGTGCTTGGGACAACAGGCAATTGATGGCAAACGTATTCCGTATGGATTTGACAGCAGAACGTTGCCACATTTTACAAAATACGATGACTCGCCAGATGCGCGTGGATTTGTAGAGAGCTCGTTTATTAGTGGGTTGCGCCCTGAGGAGTTGTTCTTTCACGCTATGGCTGGTCGTATTGGTCTCATTGATACGGCTGTTAAGACGTCCACTACAGGATATATCCAGCGCCGCTTAATCAAAGGCTTGGAGGATTTGAAAATTGGATATGACATGTCTGTAAGAAACAACAAAGAAAGAATCGTTCAATTTTCATATGGTGACGATGGAATAGACACGATAAAAGTTGAAAACCAGACGATACCTCTTGTTGCCATGTCGCTTGAGGAAATATATGCGCACTACTATGTTTCAACGCAAGAAGACAAAGATGGTGTGCTGATGTCGGTGTTTACAAAAACGGCGGTTACACGTATGAAAAAACGTGTCAAGGATTTGGAAATGAAGACGAAACAATATACAGATATGATGATTCAATACCGCGACGATATTGTAAAGAATGTATTTAAAATGCGCGACAATAAGGGTGTTCATATGCCTGTTTGTTTTACACATATTATCAACAACGTGCAAGGAATGCAGAACATTACGAAGAACTCCATGGTCGATATTACACCGATCGATGTGTATGATATGATTGAAGATAAGTATAAAGAACTGGAAAGCCTGCATTATGCACCACCGACAGAATTATTCAAGGCGATGTATTACTACTACTTGTCACCAAGAGAGTTGTTGATAGTGAAACGTTTTAATAAGAAGGCACTTACTATATTATTGGACACGATAGTGCTTATGTATAAACGTGCAATCGTTGCACCAGGTGAGATGGTTGGTATGATTGCCGCCCAAAGTATTGGAGAACCTACGACACAATTGACACTCAATACATTTCATAGTGCTGGTGTTGCATCGAAGTCGAATGTTACGCGTGGTGTGCCGCGTATTGAAGAGATTCTGTCATTGTCTGAAAATACGAAGAATCCGTCACTTACGATTTACATGAAGAAAGACGAGGAAACCGACAAAGATATTGTTCGCGATAAAATTCCAAGTGTAGAGATTACGATTTTGGGTGAAATCGTTGAAATGGTTGAGATTTGTTTTGATCCCGATGATATGAATACACTTATTGCCCAAGACAAGGAAGTAATGACGCAATATTTTGAGTTTGAAAAGATGGTGGATGAATGCATGTCGTCGTCGGCGGCGCCTGCAGGTGGTGAGGGAGTTGAAGGTAGTGAACTTGTAGAAGATTTGGTTGCTTCTGCTGCTGCTGCTACTGCTGCTTCATCATCGCCATCGAGTATATCATTGTCTAAAGCAAGTGTTCCGGCTGGCGCTGCCACCACTAGAGAAGCACAACAACAACAACAACAACAACAACAACAAGCGCCGAATGAAAAATCAAAATGGATTATTCGCATGACGATGAATAAGGAAGAAATGCTTGACAGAAAAATCACGATGGATGATGTTCACTTTGCGCTGAAGAACATGTATGGCAGTGAAGTAACATGTATGTATACGGACTACAATGCAGACAATTTGGTTTTCCGAATTCGGTTGAATAATATTATTACAAATTCGAAGAAAAAAAATAACAACCCGCTTTCACTTGACCAATCTGATCAGATCTATATCCTCAAGAACTTTCAGGACAATATGTTGAATAATATAGTGCTTCGGGGTGTCAAGGGGTTGTCAAATGTATTGCTGCGAAAGATTACAGATTCCGTTGTAAAAGTAGATGGCGTGTATACAAAGAAAGAGACATGGGTGCTTGATACTACTGGAACGAATCTGCTTGCTGCATTGGCACTGGACTATATCGATGTAACAAGAACTATTAGTAATGATATCCAGGAGATTTATAATGTTTTGGGAATTGAAGCAGCGCGTGTAGCTATATTTACTGAGCTTTCAGAGGTTTTGGAGTTTGATAATACATATATTAACTATCACCACTTGATTATGTTAGCGGATAGAATGACTGCAAGTGCAAATATGGTTTCAATCTTTCGACACGGAATCAACAATGATGATATTGGACCTATCGCGAAAGCGTCATTTGAGGAAACACCAGAGATGTTTTTGAAAGCGGCGAGGCATGCCGAACTGGATGAGATGCGGGGTGTATCTGCGAATGTGATGTGTGGGCAGGAGGGATACTTTGGCACCAGTAGTTTTCAAGTGTTACTCGATATGAATAAGATGATGAAATTTAGTGGTGAGTCTAAATACTCTGTTATGGATGCAAATGAGGAGATTGACGCGGCGTTTGAAATGGAGAATCCTGATGACGTGTGTTCGATTCATAATCTCTCGATGAATGCAACTATTTCAAATATCAAGAAGGAGAATTTGGGTAATGTAATGATGAGCTATGATGCAGGATTTTAAGTAGATACGGGTGCACAAATACATACACCACACTTATATAATTATAATCAATTACAAAATTATAATTATATTTTTATTCAATATTTATTCCTCACGTTCTTCGCCTTGTTCTTCACCTAGTTGTTGTAGTGGTGCTGCAGGTTCAGGTTGTGTTGCTGGTGCTGCCGCCACACTTGAACCAATGGAGATTGGTTTTAATTTTTTAGAACTACTTTTTGCTTGAAAAGTTGGCAATAATAGGGGCGCAGGCGTGGACGCGGGTTGTGGAGGAGTATCTTCATCAATTGGGTTTAGGTTAAGCTTAGGAACTGCAACACCCTTTTGTCTTGGTTTTTTAGATAATGTTTTGGGTCCTGTTGCTGCTGCTGCCGTTGATTTTGGTGCAATTTCAGCTTTAGATGGTGTTATTTTTTTGGTAATTTCTTTTTCTTTTTCCATCCTTATCGATGAAAGAGGCATAACATGTTTCTTAGACTTTGCCACAGGTAGTTTTTTCTGTGAAAATAGTGGCTCTTCTACAGGGAATAGCTTAGGATTTTCACCCTGACTTTCACCTAGCCCTTGACCTACATCAAACTCTGGTGGTGGTGTTTGTGACTCTGTAGAAAAAACAGACATAGTGCGTTCTCTTTCTCTTAAAAATGCAAATAAGTTGAAGTTTCTAACAAATGATACTATATATTCTTTACTCTCTGTAAATTCATCCTTTTTTATTTCTCGTTCAAATACATTATCAAGGTCATCCATGTTAAGTACTCTTCCTGTTCCACTTAATATATCAGATGATGAAACATAATGTTTTGACATTTCTTCGATTATTTTATCCTGAATTTGTGGGCGTATTGCAGATAAAGGCAATAAATATTTATCGTCTTTGCTTATGATACTATATGTTGGAATTTCAACGCCTTCATTTTTAATTCTTGGGACAACGATAAAATAATATTCTTGCATATATTTTTTGGACATCCCTAATGCACCCATACCCATACCCGAAAGTCCTTCCTCTTCTTTTTCCTCTTCTTTTTCTGAATCGGAACTTGAATCACGACGGCGTTCAGCATCAGCTTCTTGTAACTCCACAACACTCGATGTATCATAAAAGTAAGTCGACAGCGTGCTAAATGATAGTTGTGTTTCGATTAATGTCATGCTTGGATAATATAATAAAATAATAGGCAGCTTATAGTAATTTGCAACAATCCATATATCCAAACGCGTCAACCAGTATGATTCCAAAAATGGAATTGTTTCAATAAAATCTTCATCTTCGCCTGTTTTAATTTTTTCCTTATATTCTTCGCCTATATCACTCATACCATAGTACTTAAAAATATCCGCAATATTATTTTTCATACTTACTTCATTGTTCGAATTTTCAATGCATTCAATATAAAATTGCAGAACTATAAGTTTAAGCCGATTAATCGTTATATTTTCTAATTTTTTATTACCAGTTCGTATTGCCTCAGTTTTCAAAATAAATAGCAATATTTCAAATGTGCATAATGGTGCCGATGGTGTAAATTTTAACATCTTTATATTCTGTAAAGGTGGGTCGAAATATTTTTTATATTCTGTTGTAAGTGGTTTTACTTCTGTTGCACATATTTGTCGATGTTCTTGATGACTATCATATATACTTTCATATAGTTCTGTTAGAATTGGGTCTGCAGTATCGTATGTATTAAAGTTTGCATATTTATTTTCAATCATAGGTTTCAAGTTATTTAAGTATCCGCTAATAAGCATAGTTTGCGATAAAATAATTTCGTCTTGTCTCAGGTTATATCCGACATTCATAAATGGGAATATTTTCCTATCAAACATAAATACGCGAATGCGATTGTATCGAATAAGTTCATCTGCGAGTCGTGCAATATACATCACTTCGTTATTGTGCATTGGGTTCAATAGATTTTGTTTCGGAATCACCATTTTACAACGTCCCTCATCATCTGTTTCTTTTACGCAGTATTTTGTTTCGCTGCATTTATCAGGATTTTTATTTAAACTCGTCAAACAACTTGTCGTGATTTCGCTTATACTTTCCAAAACTGCATCTGTGTAGTGTATGCTATCAAATGTTATGTATTTTGAGATAAGACGTTTTATTTCTGCTTGTAGGTTTGTAAGCTTTAATGTATATGGCATTTCGGCATCTGTCTGTTTTATAAGGGCTAGTAAACTTTCTTTTACTTCATTGTTTTCATATTTGTTTATGAGTATTCTTACAACATTGCGGAAAACATTATAGAAATTGTTTTCTAAATAAATATATTTTACATATTTCTCACGCACAGGGTCAACTTTTAAGTGTGTGTTTATTTCTGAGTCTGCAATATTATAGTCACTTGTATTTAGTATCGGAATATCAAATATGCCCTCGGTTTGAACACTTTCTTCGTCGGTTATTTTGATAGATATAAACTGGTCAGTTTCTGTTATAACCCCAGCTAGTTTGCCATCATCAATTACTTTAAAACGTGGTCTGCATGGAATTTTTATTTTATCGTATACATGGTTTAGAAAAACAATAGTTTCATCATATGTTTTCCATAGTGATTCGTCGTCAATATAGTTGATTTGTTCAATGGAGGGATCGACTGCTGATGGTTCGCACATAATCGTTCCCGACATTTGTTGCCCCCCCTCTTGCTCTTGTTGTTGTTCTTCGATAAACACACCAATGACCTTACCATCAAAATTTAAAATTTGATTTAAAATATTGAAATTACCACGCGCAAGACGAGGTTTCAATTCTTCCAATGTGAGGTTCCTATCAAATTCGTATAACTTAACAAATTTTTTAGATGCATTTGGTGTACCTTCGCGTGGAATGCTATCATATGGTTTACACTGACTATCATATGCAGTTTTAATCTTTGTAAGAATCTTCCGAATCGTTGCAGGTATTTGAGATAGTCTTGTTGTTGCTGGTTCACCAGCTATTGGTTTCATAGTAAATAAGTTATTAAATATACGAGGTTTTACATTTAGGATTTCATATATTGGTTCAAAAAAGATATTATTTTTAACTTCGCGTTTTACTAAAATCGCAGTTTTCTTATTATCATCAAACCAGGTTTTTGTATTTGTATAATGATTTGTAGGACATAACACTTCGATGTTATTTGTGATATCACGATTTGATATTTGCAAAATAACAAGGTTTAATCCGTCAACAAATAGTTTCGGATTTGGTCTGCTAATTATCTCCCATAGGTATTCATAATCAATATACGATCTCTTGCTTTTTATGTAGCGGATAAAGTTCTCATATGAACATACTAGTTTTTTAAAAAATACATATTGAGGATCATCCACGTTGTAACTTTTATCTTTTATAGATTTAAAAATTGCGGAATCTTTATATTTGAATTTGGAACTTTTGATAAGTGACCGGAATAGTGTGTCGTCAACAATACAATTCTTCTCTTGTAATGGTTGTGTTTTTGTTCGCATGGATGTTTCAGATGCGCGCGGTGAAGGACTTGGTGAGGGGAGCGTGGAAGGATTTGGGGAAGGTTGTACAGGTTTAACACTAGTTACAGAAGAAGGAGCAGATTCAATTCCTGTAATGTCTTGAATTTCAGGTGACTCTGTTTCTGCTTCTACTTCTGCTTCTGCCGGATTAAAAAAACTAGTCAACTCTAGTTCTTCTCCTTCTCCTTCTCCTTCTCCTTCTTCTCCTGCACCTGCCTCATCATCACTTCCTGCACCCCCTACCAGTTCTTGTTCAAATGTTTCAGAAACATTTGACCTAGATGTTGCATCACCCATACCTGGTTCATTCATCAGTGACTCTGCATCACTTTTGGTATCATAGTCGTAATCATCTATACCTTCATTATCTAAATCGGCATCTGGATTTTGGTATTTTTTCAAACTAAATGTATCGATAAGTGAACCATTTTGGTATGTCATAAAAGAATCAATGTCAATCGCGTTGACTATAATTTGTTTCATTTTAGAAATTGAAATCTTTTTAATAGGTTTTATTCCTAGTGATGAGCCACTCATATGTTCGAGGTATTTTTTATAAATATCTGCAATCGACCCAATAAAACTTTGATTTTTATTATAATAAATGAATTCTCTTTTTTTAATAGTATATCCTTTCTTATTTACGGATTTATATGTTTTTATATTTTTAATCTCGCCAGGTTGAACACCCTTTTGTATCAAACATGCCACATTTGGTTTTAACATAGTGCTTCTATCGTTTATGGTACACGTTTTAAAACTATGTGTAAAAAATAACTGCAGTTGTGGTAATAGATAGCCGTAAGATTCATCGGTTAGTTCTGTATTTCGTTCAGGACCCATGACAACAAATTCTTTTTCAAGTATTTTTTCACGTTCATTAGTTGCAGTGCTTTCTATATCTGATGTATCATTTTCATTTACAACCTCTATATTTGTAGACGTTGACTCTTCCCTTGCTGATTGATCCATATCTTCTTCGCCGATAACTGAAAAATCTTCGCCTTGTTTTGTTGCTTTTTCAAGTTCTTCTTTTCGCTGTAATGACGTTAATTTTTTAACAGAAGTGAGACGTGGTTTTAAGCCTGGAAAAGGCGATGATGCAGAAATGGATTGATCAAGTTTTGCTTCAGCATCCTGGCGTTCCTCCAACTCTGCTTCTTCTTTTTCTTTTTCTTCTTCTTCTTCGTCGCTTCTGCTTGGTTCTTCTTCTTGTTCTTCTTCTTCGGCTTTTTTAAAATCTGGTTCTGATACTTGCATAGATAGTGGCTTCAAACTACCAAATTTACCTCTCATACGTGGGACAGGTCCAGCTAAAAATGCTTTTTCTTTTCCTTCGCATTCAAAATTAAACGAGTTTGGATTTTGAGCATTATGTGCGGTAATACTTGGACATCCGCATGCTTGACGTTGTAAATTTTGTTTATCTTTTATAAAATTCTCAGAACTGAAACAACATGGAATGCAATATTCGCTACCAGCGCTTTCTTTACTATCGATAAATCCAGGTGATAAATTTTTGTACTGACCTGTAGATGAGTCAATATGATATTTGTCTTTAAACTCGAATATATATTTTCCAGGCGGAACACTTTTTGCACCAGGTGGTATAATAATATCTCCATCGCGTTCTTTTAACTTTTCTACTTCTTCGTTTGTCAAACTTACATTTCGTCGTAAATCCCAATATCGTGGACATATATACCAAAAATTCTTGCTTTTCGATGACCCATATTTCATTGCTCTGTTATATGACCCTGGATGATTTTTATCAATATGTTCTTTTTCTTCATTTGTTAAAATAACGGGTTGACGTTTTACATTCCACGGACACGACCGCGAATACTCCTTCACACCAGGGCGTTTACGAAATAAAACAGGATCATATGCTTCGAGACGTTTAAAAAAAGGATTCGGGTTTGATAAACTTGCACCTGTAATATCTTGTCCAACTCGCCCGCGTTCTGACCTAGATTCTGATTCCGAATCTGAACTCGAATTCGATCCTGGGTCTGAAACCGGCATACGAATTGGTGTTAGGCCTTTTCCCTTTGTTTTCCCCTTTCCTATTGCCAGTGCACCGAGTGTTGACTTTGGCGCCTGGGATTGTGGGTTTTCTCCAATACTGATTTTTCCTAGTGTTTTTATTTTTTTTAGGGGTGTGGGAGTAGGAGCTGCCGCTTCCGCCGTTGCCCCCGTTGCCGTTTCTTCTGGTGAAGATGATGAAATATCGCTACCAATTGGTTTAATTTCTTCAATTTCAGGAAGTTCTACTTCTTCTTCTTCGCTTTCGGTGTCACTTGCACCTCCTGTGTGTTCGCCTTCACTACCACTACCACTTTCATCATCCGATAATCCTTTAATAATATCAATATTAAATCCTGCATCACTACTTTTACTACCCTGGCTGCCTTTGCTACTGCCTTTGCTACTGCCTTTGCTACTGCCTTTGCTACTGCCTTTGCTACTGCCTTTGCTACTGCCTTTGCTACTGCCTTTACTTCCTTCACCCTCACCTTCACTTTCAGAACTAGATAGTCCTTGTATATTTTCAATATTAAATTCAGGACTTCCAGATTCTGCCGAAGATGCTGGTGATGGTGTTTTTTCTTTTACTGCCGCCTCTGCTACTTGTGCTACCTCGGCATCTTCTGGTTCCGCCACCGCAGGTTCTTCTTCTTCTTCTTCTTCTTCTTCGCCCTCGCTTTCATCTGACAAATTCCCAAGCAGTAAACTTTCAAAATCAATGTCGTTTATAGGATTATCTTCTTGTGCTTGTTGTAAATTTTCAAAATCAAATATTATTTCATCAGCATCATTTTCGCCAGATACTGCTACATCGGTAAGCACGGATTTATCGCCATGGACCACGAATTCTTTTACTTCTTTTATTTCCTTTTTACTTTTTATACCTCCTAGAGCCAACGATGTGTGACATAGTTTCTCGACTTCTTCATATTGTATATTGGTTATAGGTTCTGACTTTTTAGTTTGCAGTATACGTATTAACGAATCGATCATTTTTTCAACATGATCCAAATAATATATATTATCGATATTCTCCACTTCAATTTTTAAATTTCCAGCGGTGCTTATCTGCAAAAATGTAATAGTCGTGAGAAATCCAGGATGTGTATTTATTTTTATCCGCATTTTTTTATTTAATTCAGATAATTGCATTCTATCTAATAAATCTGTAACATCTTTTAGCGCTTGCTCATATGATATTTTAAAATTCTCCATAAGTCCACTTATAACATCCTCTTGGTAACTTGATTTCAAAAATAATTCAATAATAAAGGCTTCGCGTCCTTCTAACTCATTATAATTTGAAACACGTTTGTATCTCATAATAACGCGTCGCGATTCATTGTAGTTTATTATATTGAATATACTTGATATACATCCCATATTTTTTGCAATATCTAACTTGAATTTAGGAGGTAAATTTAAAACCGATTTATATTTTATTTCGCGAATAACTATATTTTTATGGTATAAATCCTCAAATAAATTTATCGTATACCCATTTTGACTCAAAAATATGGCAACTTCATTTATTACCGGATTGACGCTTTCTTTTATTATATTTTCTGCTTCTCTGTCGTTGATTGGTTGTTCAACCTGAAATGAAACAAATATACTTCCACGTGTATCAAACTCACAACGTATTGGAATGATATAGTCTTTTATTACTTCTCCTTCCTCGTTTTGTATCGAATAAATACAATGAATCATAACCGAGAGACGTTTTTCGATAGTGGCTTCTTTTATTATTTTATTTATTACGCTTATCTTTAAATATGGAATTCTTTTCCCATTTTCAGCGATACGATTTGCGTATAAGCGATACATTTTTTCTTCGAATCTTCCTTTTGTTAATTTGATTAATGGTTTTTCATCATTTGCGTGTATAATTTTAAATAACATATCAATGGGAACGTTGATAATATTGTCTGGTTTTATTTCAAAGTCTAGCGAAAAAATACCATTTGTCGTATATTGTAAATCTGTTGTTCTTTGATAAAATGCTTCGTAAAATAGATTCACGCTATCAGTCATATCCTTGTAATTTTTATCTTGTAACAACTCAGACGTGGATGATAGTAGTTCTTGTGTATGTGTTTGCAAATCACTTATTGTAAATATTTCTTTTTGGGCCAAATATGGATAATAGACTTGAATCATGTCATTTGATATAAGAGTTGTATCTGCATTTTTGCGTGCTTCTATATCTACATACTCTAAAACATCTCCAGCTAAACATAAGAATATAGTTTGGCATACGATTGGTTCGTAGTCTAGTAGGATTTTTTTATTTGTTGTTGAAATTATATTTTTCCCCTGTTCTTTAATAAAAGGGTCTATTTCACTTACATTAAAAGGGTTCACATTGAAAACTATATCTTCGCGATGGTATACAAATCTTTGCCCTATGGGAATATCTTCAATCATTGGTAACTCTTGTAAAAGTAGTTCCTCTTCATCATCACTGCTATCACCACTTTCATCTTTGGCTTCAGCTTCTACGCCTCCGATACCTCCGATACCTCCGACATCTCCGATACCTCCGACACCTCCGATACCTCCGATTGCTTTTTCTATGTCCGATGACTTATATTTATAAAAAAGTTCTATAATATCGTCATACGTATATGTGTCTTTAAGCTCTTCTGTGTCGATGTGCAAAATAAATTCACATTCTTGTTTAAGATTATCTCTATGTGAATTTGTTAAGAAGTCTAGGAGGGATTTTTTGGTAACAAGTTTTGTATCATTATTGGACAATTTATTATATAGTTGTGTTGGTGTATACATAATACCCTGTTTTGAAAAAAGATATACTTCATCAAATGAAATCGGTTTTGCTAATTTAATATTTGAAATAATCTTTTTTTTTATAGTTTCAATAGTGTCGTCACCATACAAACATTCAAATGAAAATAACACCTCTATATTAAATTTTTTAATATTTTCTATTTCTCGGTAACTAAATATTTTTTGAAAAAGAAATAAATTTTGTATTAATGCATTTTGACTTTCTAGTTCTTCAGGAGAAACATTTTCTAATTTTTCCAGTTCTCTTGCTAACTCTTCGCTTTGTAATAAACCATTAAGTTCTTCAGATTTTATACTTATAAATTCAATAAACCGCTGGTTCAATGCATCTTCGGTAATTTCCCAATTTCTTTTTGTTAGTGGATTTGTTTTTCCATAAAAAATAAGTACTCTTTCTGGGATTTGGATTTGATTGTTTGTTTCGTCTCTTTTATTATTTATATAGGCTACTTTAAATATATCTTTTTTTATTCTATCCCGCATTATAACTATTATATATAATATAAGATAAGATATAATATAAGAGATATATCTTTAATATATTAAAAGTATTACTATATGTTTAATATATTTATATCGTGTATTTATATCGTGTATTTATATCGTGTATTTATATCGTGTATTTATATCGTGTATTTATATCGTATATTTATAATAATAAATGAGTGTAAAACTAATCGTTGCAATGTGTAAAAATAATGGCATAGGACTTGATAATAAAATTCCATGGAGAATATCCGAGGATATATGTTACTTCTCTAAAAAAACATCAGGGGATTATGGCACCATTATTCAAAATAAAAACCAAAGTGAAACTATTAAAAAAAATGCAGTAATTATGGGGAGAAATACATGGGAGTATTTACCTAAGAAATATAAACCTTTACCGAATCGGTTTAATATAGTTCTTACTAGGAATGTGCAAAGGTTAATAGATTTGGATGACCACTATGTGGATAAACACAATATCGAATATGTTTCATCAGTAGATGGGGCAATAGATTTATGTTATGGTCGAAAAGAGAAAGGAGAGAAAGGAGAGAAAAAAGGAAAAATAGAATATGTAACCACGCCGCAAGTTTATTCATGTAAATTTAATAACATCTGGATAATTGGTGGTTCAACACTATATAAAGAGTTCATAAAACGTGACCTAAATATGAGCCTAAATGTATGCAATAATACTACCACCAATATTGCAATATCTAATTATTATATTACCTATATAGATAAAGAATATGAATGCGATACATATTTTCCGATTCTAGAAAATATGAATAAATATCATCTTACGCAATTCGAAAAACAAGAGTGTATCGATAAGAATACACCGAATGCACCTCCTCTAAATGTTTATTACATAGTATTTAAAAAAATAAAATATACAGATAACAAAATAATAGAAGAATTATTTACTCCATATATAAGTAATAATCATAATAATCATAATAATCATAATAATCATAATAATCATAACAAAGATACCGATATAACCATTTCATTCTATGTTAAAAAGACCAAATTAGATATTTGTAATAAATTTAAAGAGAATGAACTTTCAATATTATTTTCTATGTTTTGTTCATAGGCTGCTTTTATTTCATAAAAGTACGCCGTGGAACACAACCACCACAATCAATATCTTCATTCTCAACAGAACACATTTTTATATTACTGCTAGACATTTCCTCATTAAATATAATATCATCTTTCTTTTGTTTATTATACTCCTTTATGTTACACCTCCATGGACATTCCAATGCCAAGCCATAGGGTTTAACGCTTGTTGTGCACATTGAATCTTTTCTATTTGAATTGTCTGGGCTCATACATCCTGCAATACACTTAGAACCGAAAAGTTGTTTTACAAGACCGGATAAATCCATGCTTAATAAAGCAGATAAGTCCATCGTTTTTTCTTCTGTTGTTGTATCTACTTGACCCATAGTATTTGTTATTTCTGTAAGTTCGGATTGTGTATAATTTTCTATAAGTCTTGTCTGATTTTTTGTAGAATATAAATAGTATAATAACATGACAAGCCCTAATATAAAAATAATGACACATAATGAATATTTATTTTTACAATATTGTTCTAAAAAATTGCTTTTAATGACTGGATATTTTGTCATGGATGATTAGGATAATAAATATATACTATAAATATATTATTTTATAGGATATATGATATAGTATATATGATATAGTATATAGGATATGGGACATTCAATCCATATATAATGGACTTTCATCTATCATCATACCGCAATATGATATCGGTTTTTTGGAATAGTCGACCGCTCTATAAATATGAATACGCACAGCGTTCTCAAGTAGAAATTTAAAATTCTTCCAAAACTCTTCCTTGTGTCCAATTGATTCCGACATCGTATGTGCCAGTTCATGAATCGAAACAAATGTCAGCGTATTTTTGTCAATAAGTGTATCCCCGGTTTTCGTTGTATTTAAACAGAATGCAATTTTTTCACCCTTGTTTTCACTATATGCGGTATGTTCGCTGTCTATTTTTGTTTCCATAATAGTTTGGGGGTTAAAATTTTTAATAAGTCTTTGCACATTTTCATAAGTAGGATATTTCTTTTGCATATACTCTACCAATTTTTTCATATTTTTTGTAACACTTGCTAGTAAATCTGCTGCCATTTCTTGTTTAAGCCTTTCACGAACGCAGTATTTATTTCCGTCTACATTGGATGTTATACAATTCAATCCAGTCATATCATTATCAAAATAATATTTTATAAATATAATTAAAATGCCTATTGATAATATATAACTTATTATATTCATTTCCATAATATGGTAATGTATGGTAAGAATAGTAGTTTATAATTTTGATAATTATATATAATAACTATATAATTATTAATATATACCTAGCTTAATACTTAATATAGCCTAGGTAGGTTTCTTTGTCTTTTTAACTTTTATTATTTACCAATACAACCAATCTCTAGAGGTTGACGGAAAGTATCGGGTTCAATGGTAGTATTATGCCATGGACTTACTATCAGCTGAGGATTGGGGGGCTCGGAACGTACTTGTAAGTTGGCATTGCGAAGAGTGCTTCCTACAGTATCAACACCATTTAAGTAGCCGGCATTCAAAAAATTTACACCCAAATAGTCACCGCTTCCCATAGGCTGAAGACCCCATGCGCTGTTACCATCTTTGGGTAGAAGGTCTGATGGGTTATTTGTATTATTTCCTGTGCAGTTAGAGGGCATACCTGCCAAGTTAGAGTCGCTAGCATTTACTGGCGAATAGTCGACAAAAAATGTATTTTCATTAGCACCTGAAGGAGGTGCCGATGATGAAGGAGAATATGAATTCGCGTTACCAGAAGCACGTCTATTATTTGAGGAATAGTTTTCAGGCATTAAATTCTTATTTGAAGAATACTTGAAAATCACGTAAACAAGAACAATTACTCCTAAAAGTAAAAGAACGTGATGAGTCTTAAATGTTTTCTGTAAGTCTTTGAGCATCATTATATAAAATAAATGATAAAATATTTTTATAATTTTAAAATTAATTGTCAATATAATAAATAAGAAATAAGAATAAGATTTAAATACCAAAATAAATATAAAAACTAAAATAAATTTAAAAACTAAAAGTATATGTCAAAAATATGAATGAAATGCCTTAATACGATAAATATTAACATTATGATTTATTAATATTTATTATTTATCAATCATTTTCTCTATCAATCATTTTCTTCTATTCTATCTTATTCTGTATCATATACACTATAAGAACCTATTTGTGGTATTATTTATAAAGCAGAAACTGACTCTGACTCGGACTCTGATTCAGTATCGGAATTAGAGCTCGAATCAGATTCTGAGTTATAATCTGTATCTGAATCTGAATCATCAAGCATATAAGTATTCTTGATTTTTTTAACTTCTAAATATGCATCAAATGCCAATTTTCTTGTAGCCCTTGCTTTCTCTTTTGCAGCTTTATATATTTCATAATAAATATCATTTGGTTTTTTTATTTTTATTTTTTCATCATCTTTTATTTCTAAATCTACTTCTGTAATTTCTCTTATTTCTGAAAAATCTTGTGAATCTTTATTTTTTGTATTTTGTTTTTTACTTTCGAATTTCTCATTCTTTTTATCTCCTTTCTCTATGTTCTCTCCTTTCTCTATGTTATCTACTTTCTCTCCTTTCTCTATGTTCTCTCCTTTCTCTATGTTATCTACTTTCTCTCCTTTCTCTATGTTCTCTCCTTTCTCTATGTTCTCTCCTTTCTCTATGTTCTCTCCTTTCTCTATGTTCTCTCCTTTCTCTATGTTCTCTCCTTTCTCTCCTTTATCTATGTTCTCTCCTTTCTCATATTTTCTCGACATAGAGGACGCCAATGACGACAATACATCTGATACCGGTTTAGGCGTCGGTTTATGTGCCGATGTTGCTTCTTTATCTATGGTATTACTTTCACTATTTTGTTTTTCTAAATGACTTTCATTTAAATGACTTTCATATAAAGAACTATCATTGGTGTTTACATATTCATGTTCGGTATTATGTAATACTTCTAAATAGTCTTCGACATGTTTGTCGTGTTTATTGTCTTTATTTTTACTATCTTCTTGATCGGATAAAGACGTTGCAGACAATGCTGACGCCAACGGAGATTCAACAACTATATGTTTCTTAATTAAACATGACTGAAATACAGGTTTATTTGCCATCACAAGAACCTGACGTATTATGATTTCAAACTGGAAACTTCTTTGAGAAAATTTGATACCTTGTATTTCTAAAACAGATATTATATCATTTTCTGGTTTTACATCATCGATAGTTAAATGTTTTTCGGTTTCATCAAATATAAAACATGTAGGCACTTTCATAAGATTTTTTGACGGGGCAATATTAGCACGCATTGAGTAATACTTTCCTCCTTTAAATGGCCTTAATGCTGATGTAAATGCATTTTCAATATCGGATTGGTCTATTTCATTAGTAAACCATGAATTTTTCTTTTCATGAATTTTTTCAATACACGACTTTTCTAAATTTTCCATGAATTCGATAAAAGACGTATCTTCGTTTGAAAACATTAAGTCAATATATGTCTTTTTACCAGAGGTTGTAACGACTCCTTGTTTGGTAACACATTTAGGAGTTTGTATGTATAATACTTCATTTACATTACCTATACCTATTTTTGTAAAAAATGTTCCACTGCTTCCATGTAATGACTCGGGATGCATTAATGAAACCTTGCTAAAATCATAATTTGTATATGTTGTGCAAACATTTGCGTTAGATGACGAATGAATATCCATTTAATGCATAGAGAGAAAATATAGATTATAATAACACGCAAAAAATAGATATTTTTTATATATTTATATCTTTATAAAATACTAGTTTATTATTCATATTTTACTCTTACAAATACACCATGACTATTGAAATAGATTGCAAGGATTGCAAAGATGGCAAGGATTGCAAAGATGGCAAGGGCGGAAAGGATGGCAAGGATTGCAAAGATGGCAAGGGCGGAAAGGATGGCAACTTTAAAGACAAGGTATATGACTATTGTTTGGACTTTATTAAAAAAGACGAAGTAAAAAAAGAGCTTAAGAACTTATTCAAGCCTATCGTTAGTTTAATCCTTGAAGAAATTTATCCATATATTTATCTGTCGTTATTATTAGTTGTAATTAGTTTCTTTTTAGTTTTAGGAATATTTATTATCTTAATAAAAAGCTATAAATAATAAAATTTATTTTTCTAACTAAATAGTATAACAGAATAAAATGGCAAAAAAATACATGAAAAGAACAAGTCGTCGGCGTCGTTGCAAAAAAGGAGGTGCTATTTCTCCTTTAAGTTCTGCTCCTTATAATGCCAATGGTAGTGGCGGTTCATGGACTGCTAGTGCTCCACCTGGGAGTATAGCTGCTCAGGCAGCAGGTTATAGACCCCAAATGCCTGGCCAATTTTCATCAGGAACTCCTGCACAAAATGTCGACGCATTAAATGAATATGCTTTAAAAGGTGCAGGACCAACTACTCGTAGTGTTCAAGGTGGCGGTGGTCGTTCTAAACGGCGCGGACATGGACGTAGACGCAAACATAGCGCAAAGTCTTCTAAAAAAATATTTCCCACGTCATTTGGCACAGAGTCAAGCAGTCGTGAACAACAGATGGCACAAGGAATGAGTCAAGGTCAGACCCAAGCACGAGCAGCTGCTTTGCAGCAGTCACAGACAGAGGCACAAACCCAAAGTGGTGGTATGTTCGCATCTTTTGGTGCTTTATTGAAAGAGGCACTTGTCCCTCTTGGTTTGTTAGCTGCCCAACAGACATATGCAAAGGGTTATGGAAAACGCACACGCAAGCATCGTAGGTGAATAATGACCAAAATAGTGCCAAAATATTATAACTCCATTTTTTAATAATATGTAAAACAAATTTAGATATTATTTTATAGTATAATATAACAATATGCCGTCTAATATAGGTAATGGTGGTGGTGGTGGTGGCGGTGGTGCCGCGAATAATGGAAATTTAGAAAAGTCAATTCAAAAATGGGTGGAACTAGACAACGAACTGAAACTTTTGAATGATCAAGTAAAAGAATTACGAACACGTAAAAATGATATGGAGGATAAAATAATAGATTACGTAAGCGAACACGATATGAACAACAATGTTGTAAATATTTCAGATGGAAAACTTAAATTCTGTGAAACAAAACAAACTATGCCTATTACTTTAGGGTTTTTAGAGAAGTGTTTAGGTGATATTATTTCAAACCAGAATCAGGTGAAACAAATCATGGAATATATTAAAGGGAAACGCGAACATAAGGTTGTTCCCGAAATTAAGCGTTATTATAATTAGTTATGTAATAATCGTTATCTTATCTAATATTATTTATATGTATATAATAGGTATATACATATAAACAAAAGAAACAAATATCAAATAAAAATATATATATCAACAATATGATGTTGCATAAGGATGATCTTATTTTCTGTAAAACAGAATCGGGCATAACAAGTTGTGGCTATAATATTAGCAATATGCTCCTTAAAAATACACTAAATACATTAGATTCACAATACGGCCATGTAGGAAGCACAAATAAAACAAGCAAAGATGATATACGTATTGCAAAACTTATGGAGGATTTAGTTGTTCCTTCTGGGTTATACTATTGTCACCCGATGACCAAACATAAGGTGTTCAATTATAAACCCATGCAAGCTCCGCAGTCACGAGACAAAGGAGATAAACACGAAATAGATATAACAAATGGAATGTTAGATGAATCTGTATATGATAAACTTCTTAGTCTTGTATCCATGGATAAACGAAAAGTATTCGATAGAAAAACAAGAAAAAATAAAGGTGCAATATTCCAAAAAGTTAAGAATGGGTCTATGGTTTCGGACATGGATGTAGACGTAGATGTAGCCGTAGATGTTCACAAGCAAGAGAAAGGAGAGAAAGGAGAGAAAGGAGAGAAACCAAATAAAAAGAAATCACTTAAATTAAAAATAAAGCTACAGCCACAACAACAAGAACAAGAACAAAAACAAGAACAAAAACAGAAACCAAATCAAAGAAAAACTAAAAAAGTAAGATTCGCTAATTTTTGATTTTTAATCGGATGTCAACCATTTTTTGGTCAATGTTTTTTCAACACTTTCAAGTGCACCTTCTACCCATCCTTGGTGCAAACTTATTACTTCTCCAACGATTAAAATATCCGGGTCAGGATGTTGCGCCTTTGCAATGAAATCTTGTCGCGTATCAAACTGGCTTGTAAGGGGTGTATAATAGTGTGTCCCATTTTTCCAGTAGAAGTCTTTAATATTTTCAATACGAAGATTACCTTTTAAATCCAACGAATTTTCGAGAAGGGTATTCAACGTAGACCTATTTTTTTCATTATTTTTGAAATATTTTTTGAAGAAGTCAGCATCTGCATTGTCGCTATATATTATCATGTAGACGCCATGGTCTGGATCCATAGGAATGACTTTCTGCATTGGTCCAGGAATAATCGTCACGCCTTGTATTTTTTCTTTGAGATATGGGATAGAGATGCGGGAAAACTTGGCATATAGTCGAAGAAATGGTTGGCCTTTAATTTGATAATAAAGTTCGGGTGTAGATGATATATTATGAATTAAGTCTTTTATGCCGTCAATATCGGTTGCAATGACCACTTTTTCGCAATAGTATTTCTTTTTTGACTGCGCTTGATGGACAGATGGATGTGAGTGTGTATGTGGGTGTGTATGTGGGTGTTTTGTTGTAATTTCAAAAAAATTATCATGTTTTAATATGCGTATAACTTCGGCGTTGTTGATAATATGGTGACTCGATTCTAAAGAGTCAACTATTTTACCAACGAGTATTTTCCATGGGACAGAAAAACCAATCCATCGATTATAGTTATCATCAAATCCATAATGGTATAAGACGTCATATGCATCTTCATTTTCATAGTCTGAGTAACCTGCGCATATAACAAAGTCATCATATTTATTTTTTCCTAAAATTCCAGTTGCAAACTTTTTGAAGGTGGTGTGCGGGTGTTCATGGCCGCGGGCATGCATCTTATTATATGCATGTTTCAACTCCATAAAAGTAGTCTTCACCATACCATGACAAAGTGGCTTTAAGGATGCCACAAAATTATGCCCAGTCTCGAATGTTTGAATCGGGATTTTAAACTTTCGCATCAAACTAAGTAACAACTTGTCTTTATGAAGTCTGCCAATACCTGCACCGGTTACAACAGATGTATTTTCAAAGTCCTCATTATAAGACTTGCCGCCATATGTTTCGTATTTTTCAACGACTAAAAATGATAATGTGGGTGCAAGTTTTCTAACTTTCAGCGCGGCATATAATCCGGCCATTCCAGAACCAATAATAATAACATCATAGTAGGATTCCGATGATGCTGACATTACAATAATATAGTAACTTATAAAGGTATATATTAATAGTATAATAAATAACGATATACTATTAATTATTTTTAAATTTTACCCTAATATACTCCAGCTATTCTTATTAAATGGAGAGAGCAATATCTCAGGCACTTTCTTCTTCCAGTATTCCAATTTCTTTTGCAACTCTTGGTCTTTCATGCTAACCGGGTAAATTGGTGTATTCAACATTGAAACTTGTTCTGCTGGTGTAATAATAGGCTTATAACCATAGCAATTTACACCAAATCGTGCATTAGGGTTTTCAATACGTCCACCATTTATACCGGGACGACCACAATCATTTTTGTGACCTTCAATAGTCTGCAATTTATCCCATGTTTTTTTCTGTGTAGGAAATAATGCCATCTGGTCATCAGACCATCCATAGTTGCACCACTCTGCGCCTTTATTATATGCAGATTCAATTTGATTATATGTTGCTAAACCTCCACCATATGCTTGGCAAATAGCTTTTGCATCATCGTATGAATACTCATTATTTGGAATATTGTATACTTCTTTTACAAGTTTTAATTCTGGAACTACATTTTCGTCTGGTTCTTGTTGAATTGTCAAATCAACTTTTGGTTTATCTGTGAATATATCCTGAATAGCCGCAGTTATATTTACATTGAAAAAGTATTGAAATCCATTGATAATAATGAGAATAATAAATACACTCCATAGTATAATTTCAAGTGTTCTTTTACCAGATGACTCACCGCCTGCGCCTGCGCCACCACCACCATCCCCACCACCTTTATTTCCTAAAGAATAAAATAAAAAGTAATATAACAATAAAACTATAATGAAGGTAACTATAATAATTATACGTGTAGACACAGATGTTGAATCCAGTTCTTTTCTTCCAGATGTTGCTATTTGACTAATATATTGTAATGGATCACCTTGTAAACCTGTTAATGAATTATAACTTATACTCATTTTATATATAAAATACTATATATAAAACTATATATAAATTTTATTTTATAGAAATATATTCGATGGGTTTATTTTAAATTTTTATATTTGGATTATTTATTTATACCTTTTTTGCGATAAAAAAGACAATATGGTGTGTTTCCACTAATCATGTCTCCATTTATAGTTATCTCTTTTACAATAGTGTCATTGAAATTATACCACTTCCCATTTGCATTTTTAATCGTCGCGCTATAATGTCCACCATCCACTTGTCCGTGGTGATTACAAATTGCGTATAAGTCGTATATATATGTTTCCTTTCCATATCCTTCTACATACCGCGAAAAATCAACATCTTGTAATGGAATGTCAATAAACATCTGGTTCTTTTTACTTCTTCCTGTTGCATATGAAGTTATAAATCTCTTAATATCAATTATCATTATATTCGGAAGGCTCCAAAACAGAATTCTTTTATTTACTGCCTCTTTTTTGTTTGTTGTCTCGTTAAACCACATATTGTCTCCATCTAAAGCTTCCTTCTCGCAGTGTTTATCAAAACAATCAAATAGTGTGATGTTTTTATCCGTTTTCTCAATATGTAATTCTTCTTTTGTCGGAATTGGAAGATGAATAATCATAAATGGTTCGGGTGTGATACTAAGGTATTTCGTATCCACATCATGAGACGAGGATCCAATCGGTGTCAAAACAGAAACATGAATTCCAAAAAATATATTCAATATTTCAGAGTAGTCTTTTGTATATTTTTGTTTCATCATTTCATAACATTTTTTACCCATTTCATCTTTCTTTGTTCGAATATTTCCTTTAATATCCATAATAACTTCACGAGTAAGTGAGTTGTGAAACGATTCTAAAACGAATAGTAAAAATTCGGGTAAGTCGTTTTGTGACCACCCAGAAAACAAGTCGTGATTTGTTGCCTTTGAAATACGCTGCACAGAGTTAATAAATCTACCTGGCGATATGATGCAATTTTGACTCCACATCAGTTTTCGAAGGTCATCCCATTCTACTAGTAAGACAGATTCCGGTTTATTATTTAAATTCTTCTTATAACTTCCGTCTCCCTTTGATAAAAAGTCATTGAATTCGTATGTATGTGATAAACATTGAATACATGAATTGATAAAACATGTATTTCCCAAATTTGTTAGGCCTGTTATACCACGACTTGCATAGTCTGTGAATTTTTCTATTGTATCTACTGGCGCTGATGCCATTGTCTTTATACTTATAGTTAAGTTGCAGTTATTATATTATCTAAATTAATATTTAAACATTTTTAATCTATATATAATATATTGTATCTCATATATAATACCTCGTATACCTTATGAACAATACTAACTCTGGAAATAACATAAATAATATTATACCACATGATAGTAGCTTAAGAGGGTATAGTGTTGAAAATTCTTTTTACGATAGCCCATATAATATGGATTTTGAGTATGGTTACCTTAACTTAATGTTTAATATAACTGCATTTACTGCAAGAACGCAAGACATGTATCAAAGTCTTGAAAGTAATATTTCGAGTATTATAGAGTTACAAAGTGAAAGAAGACGTCTAGAATTTGAGTCTCGCCAAGCGAGAGAAACGAGAGAAACGAGAGAAACGAGAGAAACGAGAGAAACGAGAGAAAATAATCAAAATTCAAATATACCACTATCTGCGCCTTCAACTTCACAAGAATCTAGGCAAAATATTTTCACTCCACGTCCAACTTCTTCTACAACAAATCCTACCTCCCTAAATGATAATGTGAATTCTCTTTTTGGAACAAGAAATGTTTTTTTGGGTTTGAATCCAACGGCACTATATAATAATAGCACTACTACCGGTGCTAATGCCAGTAGGGTTTTTAGAATAAATCGAAATGGTCTTACTATACAAGAAATTGAAGAAAATACAGAAATTATAAACTATAGTTCTATAAGTCCAGAGCAAATACTGAACACAGAATGCCCAATTAGTAGAGACGTATTTAATACAAACTCCGTTGTTCTTCGCTTGAAAGAATGCAGTCATTGTTTTGTTCCGTTTCGAATGATGACATGGCTCGAATCACATTCGACTTGTCCATTGTGTAGACGTAACGTGATTCCTATAACGACAAGTGAGCCTACGCCTATAATACCTTCTACAGACCCCTCAACAACTGAAACCACAACATCAAGTTCAAATTCAAATTCATTTTCAAATATTCTAAATAATTTAAGAAATAGCACTAACTTAAGTAATTTATCCATTGATAATATGAATGACGACTCTCTAGTGTTTTCATTTGACTTACCTCGTTCTACTTACACAGACAGAGAGTTTTACAATTCTTATCTTTCAAGTATGTCTCAAGTATTTTCTAATTTAAATATGAATACTACAAATACTACGAATACTACAAATACTACGAATACTACAAATACTACAAATACCGCCAATAATGCGATGACCAATACAGGAACAAACACTGAAACCAGAGAAACAAATGACACGAGTGAAAATAACCATACGACCACAACCAGCGAACACGATTACGATGAAGTAGATTGATTATTATTGTGTATGAGATATGATTATGATTTTAATGGTATAAAAAATTGAACTGAAAAATGGTTCTAATATAAAATACAGCAACGATAAACGACCAACTACAATCAACTACTACAACCAAATACGCACTATAATCAATATGCCCCGCAGATCATTCTTCATGTATCCCGTTAATAATCTTGATGATCCTAATAATGAAGACGACTTTCTTGCATTGATGTCATTTGATGTATTCGACAATATGTTCGTGAATTTTCTAGGATGGACATGGAATCAATTCAAGAGACTATGGCCGGTGTTGTCATGGTTGTATTCTGCCAGTGGATACTATATTATGTGGATTATACTGCATTATGCAGCGATACACTTATACCCTGAATTTTGTGCACCTTATACGATTTTAGGATTCCTCATATCACCATTCATGGTTTCAGCACCCCATTGTATCGCAATGCGATGGATCATTAGCGAAGGTTCAAGCATCATCATGGCAATGTGGATTGCAATCGGCGGAGTTATCATAAACAAAGTAATGCGGCGTTGATGCGACGTTATGACAAAATGTAAAAAAATAATATACGTTGAATATATATTATTTTTTGCTCGTATAATGACATCCTGGTTTCGCCAAAATGATATACTGAAATATTTTACTTCGTCTTCTTATAATATAATACTACTTCATGATTTACATGGTTATGTTCTTCCACATGCTGCTACACAATACACTGGTAGAATTATAGCACATACATTGAGATTCAAACCTACAAAAAAGTTCTCGCAAGTTTATATTTTATTTTATCCAGCGAATCGCAGCGATACTGCAAAAACTGCACATGAATATGAAGTTCCTTATAAATCCTGTTTAGCCGTATTTAAAAATATTTGGGGAATTGATACAAGCAGTATAACATTTATTCCATATAATATTGCGGATATGTCGTCACAACTTCCACAGCTTACTGCTGCTGAATATAAAAAATCGCTCATTATTGTTTCCGCCGATTTTTCGCACTTTTTGGATTTACAAATCGCATATAAAGCTGAAAACTGCGCTGCAAATACACTAATTCATAATGCTAGCCCTCCCCCAAAATGCATTGATGTGGTTGACCATCGTGCATCTTTTGAACAACTTTACTCTTTTTTACCAGATTTAGAATCTACGCGACCTGTTCTTCAATGGGTGGGGCGAACGCGAAGCCCTGGCATGAAAGGTGTCGGTTATCTTTCATTTTTACTACGTGATGAACATGTTGTTGGCACGGGTGGTGTGGGTTCCAGTGCACTACCAGATGGTATTTTTGTAACATGCTATGATGAAAATATGACTGCACGTGAATGTCTCGGGAAATGGTTCGATGCACAAACTATATCCAGGAAAACAACAAATATGGGATGGACAAAACGCGCAGAAGATGAGCTTATTGCTGATGTTGTTAAAAAGGGTCATGAATCTAGTCGACTTACAAGTGGGCGAGAATCCGACAAAAATGTTCCAATACGTTATTGCACGATTACGTATCTTTATCGAGATACAAAAACTCGCCCTGAAGATTTCATTCGCGGTTGGCATGGTCTACTTACGAGCGCATTTTATCTTCCCGAAGTATTTTTAGAACATACTTTTGATAATGGAGAATGGATTGATGAAAGCGACGTTTTATGGCCACAAGACTATGTTTTTAAATTAGACGAAACATTGACTAGTTTGGATGAAAAAGCTGGCGTTCCTAAAGGCACAAGTAGTCGCGGTGAAAAAAAAATATATACTAGTGCGCTGCGATATGTGCGCGTATAAATTTAAGAGTTCTTATTCTTCTTAAAGAAGTTCATAATGCTCTGATTCTTCTTACTTGCATTATCAATTTCAATCAAATAATCATCAAACAGAATCTTCTTCACTTCTTTATTCCGTAAATCCGTTATCTTCTTTTTTATCTTTTCCTCATCCTCGCCATCGAGTAGTTTGTCATTCCATGTTTCAATTGACCGACGCAATGCAGGAACATGCCGCTTATAACTCGGAATATTTTCCAACACCAGTGCAAACACCTGCTGCAATGGCTTCATAATCTGATTCGTAATATAGAAAGCATAATTCGGTTTTATTTTATTCGCCATAATATAGTCAGGGTGTTCTATTCTCTCGCCTTGTAATGCTTTCTTGTCCGGATTTTGTATATACACAAACGGAATTCGGTCACCAACGTTTGGTTTATTTCCAGGGTCACGCTTGCCCATTCTATCCGCCAATACTTTATGCGCAATTTGCGCCGGGTTTTTGTATCCACTTCGAAGCGATTTTGAAATAATCAGTTTATCTATCGGCACCTTCTCATCTACTAAATTTTGTAGCGATGACCTGAGAAACTGAATTGCGGTTTCGACATTTTGTTCTTTCATTAGAATATCAATCACACCACCATAGATATCTTTGACGATGGGTGCATTATCACGACGTTTCAGAACGATACCCATACTTTTGCGCTTCGGTTTTTCCGGTTTGTCTTCATACAACATACCAATGTATCGCTTCTTCGATAGCAGACAGAATGGCATAAGCGTTTTTTCATAGACCCACGCATGCGGCTGCTTCAAGAATCGCGTCGCAAGATATCCGACCTCTTTTGCAAACTCAATCGTAATCTCCAGCGCATCCTTTCCGCGAATCGGTGTGCCATCCGGTGTTGCAAGATTGAATGTAAAGAATACAGAATCTGTGTTGTGAACTATCATATTACCTACACCTGCCGCAAAGTGATGATTTTCTGTAGTGAGGTCATAAACAAACTCATTCTCTGGATATGAGATTTCATGTATTTTTTTTACTTCTGTTTCCGGCTTTCGTTGCTTTAATTTTGTCATTGTTACTCTATAAATATTTTCTTTGTCATTTCTTATATTTAAAGATGTATTCCATCCTAAACTTTGAGCTAACCAGCAAATATGTGATGCGCTAATTTGATTTTTTTGGTCTATTCTAATACATCCATTTATATTTTTATCTCCATCTGCATCATACATTCCTTTCCAAAATGCCATTCTAATTTCTTCCGTATTAAATAATATTTCATTTGGTATTACTTTTGATTTGTTATTATACATAAGTTTTCTATATTTTTCAACGAATCTAGCAATTTCTCCGTATTTATTTGATGTAGGAACAATCTTATATACACCTGAACTTTCTAAAGTATCCAAATATTTCCATTTAAAGTTGGGGTATGACATTGAACATAGCGTAACATATTTATCGACCATATCCAGTGATGCATTATTTAATGCCCATGACTTTTTCTTTCCAGATGTGCAATTATACATACCACAACTACCATCGCCGAAGAAGAAACCCATAACTTGCGATTCTTGAATAGTAATACTGGATACACAATGTGTATCATTTTTAGTTGGTAACTTATTATGTAATAATGAAGTTCCGCATACAACATCCTTTGGCGATATTTCGTTACCATTTATATCAACAAGTGAATGGTCATCGGTTACATCCACAAGTCCTGTATGTGTTAATACTCGAATCATTTTTTTATGAGGTGCAAGTCTATGACGAATAATACGATGAAGTTTTGTCCACCCTTTATCAGACCATGTTTCTATATTCATTGACGGAATCATTTCACAATATTCTTTACCTTCTTTTCCTTCTTCTTTACTATAAACCCATCCATTTTCGTCCCCGTATCGTTTTGCTAACTCGTCTATCTGTATAATATTTATTTCTTGCCCGGTATGTCTAACATATATTGGCGTGTAGTTTGCAACGCTATCTCCGTATATATACTCCGCTTTCGTATTTACAAACCCGAATTTCTTCGACTCCACCTTCGCATCTCCATACACTTCCTCAACAACGCGCTTTCCATATGTCAGCAGTTTGCGTCCCGTCGCAGTAGTAGACGCCGCAATATCTACATCATAAAACGTGCTTGTTTTGGCACCACATTGTCCATAAAGCGAGTTCGCAGTTACTTTATAACCGAGTTGCCGTTTGTCTAAAATATTCGCCATAAAGGGGTCTTCGGTTGCCTCCGCCAGTTTGCGCGTTGCTTTTCTTGCAGCAAGTAATTCTTCAAGCACATCGGGCATAATTGCTTTCACTCCATCTTTGGGCTGTGCGAATCGACATATTTTTTTACCATTCAGTGTTTTGATGGCTTTGCCTCTGCTGTTTGGAACCCACTTATATGTATCATAGGTAACATCCACATATTCATAACCAGACAAGTTATCGTAAATATAGTTTCCCGACGGATCTTTCACACCGGTTTCGCGAACCAGCTGTCCAGCCAAGTCAAACTCCTTTGTCCATACTTTGCTATCATGTGATAAGTTCTCGCTAATCATCGATGACGGATATAGCGACGAATAGTCTAAACATGCAACCGGATTGTCCAAGTATAAATTGCATTTCGGCGGAAGACAAATCGCGCCCTCATAACTCTCATTTCCGAATGAACGCTCAAGCACAGGCATCAGCGTCCGCTTCTCGCGACATTTCTTCGCAATAAAGCTCGTCAGTTTAATACTTTGACCACGCAATACAAGGAAACTAATCGGCACACTGCAAATTTTCGACATCTCAATATAGCCAGTCAATACATCAATTTTGTTCATAAGATGGTGCACCAGGTTACAATCCTGAATACAATATTTCGCAATAATTGCGCGCTCTTTTGGTCCTTCATTCGTCATTCGAAAGATATCCTGGGGTGTGACGTCATCCTTTGCTAAACCCCAGCGCACAGATTTCGTCATATCTGGCATTTCACGTCCTTCAATCTCGAAACTGCGTTCTTCCGGATTGACATTTAGCACTTTGAATTTTTCACCTTCCTTATACATATCTGTCGAGTGACTGGATTCCTCGAAATGAATATAGTTGCCATTTTCAAGTCCCATCATGTTTGAAGTCGTGACTTTCGTATTTCCGCTAGGCAAGTGCTCTATCTTTTTCACACCATCGCCAATAAAGTAACCGGCACAATAATCCAGTTTATAGGATGTAAGATTGAAATCACGGCGGAAGTAATTATACAAATCGACTTGCAAACGTCCTGTCATGTCGATATAACGCAAATCATGTTGACCGCTTGCAATCACAATACTGCTTTCCTTAATACCAATTTTGCCTGTTTTATAGTCACGCGTTCCGCAAAATTCGCCCTTGTTTCGTGAAAGAGCAAGAAATTCAGTTTCGCATGAGTTTTCAAGTGAACGCCGAAACATGAACTCGTAATCAAAACCGAAAATATTGTAGCCAATAATAATATCCGGATTCTCGCGCTGAATGATTTGTGTCCATGCGAGCAGTAATTCGCGCTCTGTTTTGCATGTCTGTATTTCAGAATTTGCTACCTCATCCTTGAGAGTCTCGCATGTGTCGAGAACGATACAATGATTCAGATAGGGGCGCTTGTTGCCATAAGTGAGAAACGTCGAACCAATGAATGTAACTTTGTCACCTTCGACTGGCGGGAATATTTCTTGCAAGGATACATTCAACATATTGATTTTGGTTTCGCGATCCATTTTGTCGGAGGTAGACAACAGGAGATGAACTGGTGTTTCTTTGGGTATTTCTTTGGGCGTTTGTTCCTTGGGTTTCTTGGTAGTTTTTGGAGCTGATTTGGGCGTAGATGTTTTTTTTGGTGCAGCTGACCCATTGCCTGCGTATACGCGCATAAGCTTGTCTGCTTCATCGTCATCATCGTTATCGTCAGCACCATCCTGAAAATCTTCACCTTCATCCATTTCCGTTGCCTCAACCTCAACTATATCTTCCTCGTAGTCATTTGCATTACCATCATCACCATCGTCGCCTTCTGCATCGTCATCACCTGCATCGTCGCCCCCATCCGCATCCCCCTGATTCGCATTTTCCGACATTTTTTCAAACATTTTCTCAATCGTGTTTAAATCTTGTAGCTTCTCACTAGACTGAATATCGGGAATATGATACGAAATCCATACACCAAACAATGTCGCAAGTCGCGACTCACCAACTTTGATTTTTGTATAAATTCGGTCAACGTCGGCGTGTGGGTCTTTTTCATGATCAAACGCGGTATAAACTATTTTTTTAAGGAGTTTCTCGATCCTTTCATAACGCACCGCTTCCGCATTTGCATCTGATCTGTTTTCACCCACGCCATCCATGTTTCGCAAAACTGCACCACAAATGTCTACCATATTTGTCGCAAGTTTTTTATAGGTTTTGACTGGAATCGGAAAATCGCCATGGCTACTGCTTGCCTCAATATCAAAGCTGCATATTTTATAGGGGACTATCGTCTCTTTGGAATTGAGTGGAACTATGTATTTAGACTCAATTTCATATTCATACGTGCACGTCGTCGTTTTTAACCCGCCACGCACTTGTTTGACACGCTTAGACTGAAACCCAATCCATCCAGAAGGGCTAATGTCGTGGATATGAAAGAATCGTAAAATAGGCGGAATATTGGCTTCATAAATTTCCGTCTTTGTATTGGAGTAGTAATAACCATCGCGACGAAGCATTTGTTTTCCTCTTTTCATTTGAAACCACATATTCTTCACCTTATTCATTGTTGCTATATTTTTGAACTTGATTAATACAAACTTGTGCTCCTTTCCAGCATCGAATCCATATAACTTTTTGCGTTTGATTAGCTTCGATTCAAAATCCAAAATGGAGTCCTGGTAATACTTGCCGAGTTTGTCTTTTAAATGCGAGACAAATGCGGACTTTTGTGGTATCGTCCATTCATCGCCGACTTTGATATAGAAGAAGGGACTATAATCACGGACAAATATTGCACAAGTTTCACCCTTTTCATTTAAACCGAACATTTGAATCGTAGTAAACTTCTCGTCTTTCTTGTATTTTTTTTCGGCTATGCCGTCGCCATCATCGCCATCGTCACGATCATCGTCGCCATCATCGCCATCATGATTATTTTCTTCACGTTTTTCGTCAAATATATTGAAGTCAAATAGACGGAAAGAAGTGTCTATATCAGGGAGTTTCGTTGTAGTTATAGTCGTAGTTTGTGTCTTTTCGCTCATGTTCTGTAGATGTGTTTTGTTAATCTTGATGTAGTTAATACTATATATGATTTAATGTTTATTATCTTTATCAATTTTTATATTGGTAAAATTAATAATAAAACTAATAATAAAATTAATAATAAAACTAATAGAATATATAATATATAATATATAAACTATTAATTTTAGATATAATAATATTATTTTATGACAAATAAAAAAGTAGAAATAGTGACTATAAGCACGGATAAAAAATTTTATTATAAAAATTTGGTAGAGTCATGTAAAAAAAATAAAGGGGAACTAACAACATTGGGAATGGGTGAAGAATGGAAAGGTTATAACTGGAAATTTAGAAAAATGATAGATTATTTAAGTAATTTGAGTGATGATAAGATAGTATGTTTTGTTGATGGATATGATGTAATATCTTGTAGAGACTTAACAGAATTGGCTGACGAGTTTATAAAATTAAAGAATAAATATAAATGTAAAATAGTCGTAGGATGCGATGATTATGGTTATACGGGAAAAAAAATATTTGCTCATTTATCGTTTGGGAAATGTGATAATCATTATTTAAACTCCGGAACATATATAGGCTATGTAAAAGATTTGAAAGATATTATTACAAAAATATACGAATTAAATCCATCAGAAACTGCAGATGACCAAGTTTTGATGATACAATATTATAATGAAAATCCTGGTGAAATTCATATTGACCATGAATGTAAATTATTTCTTGTATTATTGTATCCGCTTATGAATGTAGACTCTTTTACACCAATTACCATAAATAATAATAAATTGCACGCAGTTGACTATAAAAGTATGCCATTTTTTATTCACGCACCTGGTAATGGATTTTTAACTAATATTATTACTAAAATGGGGTATGGAATTCCCGATAGTGACGTTGAAACAAACATGAGACACGCAATGGCAGACAAGGTTTATTACCATAGTAAAAGACTCATCATAGATTATAAATATATACTTTTAACTTTAGTTATTATTCTTGCTCTTTTAGTTTATTATATTATGATTAATACAAATAAGAGGAATCATATAAACTATAGAAATAATGTAAATAAAGGGATACTTGGTGTTATATCAAAAAGTTTAAAAAAATGATATAATTAGTATAAAGTAGTTTAGTTTAATACACAAATTTATCTATTATTCTACATGCATTTAGATTGTTTTGATATGTAATAATTACCATTAAAAATGATACAAAAATATCTATAGTATAATGTGACCTTGATGTTACTATTAAAAGTGCCGTTATTATTGATAAAGATACAAGTGTAAAAATATTTATATAATTATTTTTGTATAAAAATAAAAGACATGTAAACACTACTGCAAAATGTCCGCTATATACTTTATCATAGCATCCACCACTATATACGGATGATTTTTTTATATCACATTTTTTATCTTTTGGTAATATGGTCAAGTGAATTATAAACATTCGAACTATAAATATGGTTCCAATAAGACCAATTACACGATAAAATAAATTTAAGTCTATAAAAAATATAATTATTAAAGGAATAAATGGAATAATATCTACTATAGTTGATAAATTTCGCAATGCTGGTAAATTCTGATGAATAATATCATATATTTTTGATTTTTGTTTTAATTTTACATCCTCATAAAAGACTTCACTTTTATTTTCTAAATGGTTATATATTCTTGTACATACTAAAACGTATATAATAATAATAATAACTTCTATTCCTAATTTTTTTAATATTATCACATTCATATTATATAATATTTATTATGAAATATGTTAAATATATTGTGTATGTGTGATTTTTTATTATATAGTTATGTAATAAAAAATAATATATAATTTTATTTATATTTAATTGCATTCAACATCTACATCCGCGACCACGTGACTTGCATCTCTTTGTGCAGCAAGATTTAGAGCGCCCACGATAACATGGACATGTAGAACGTTTACATCCACCAGAACATTTGCACGCGCGACACTTTCCATTACGTTTTGTCTTATTTTTACGTGTACGCATATTTCTTCGGCGTCTTCTTGAGCCGCCTTGTTGTTGTTGTGCTATATTCATTGCTCCGCAAGTCATTTTAGTATAGTTTATTATATACTAACAATATATAATAATCTTAGTGATATATAATAATATTAGTGATATAGTAATAATTTTATATATTGCTAAAATAAAGTATTATAAAAAATATTATAATAGTTTATAATATAAATAAAATGACCAACTACAACTACAAGGAGTTTTTTATGGCTTTACGCACTATTGGTATTTTATACCTTTTTTATCTGCAGTATACCAATAATGTAAGTATGCCTTTGTCTGTGATTTTAATGATTACTATCGGTTCGTTTGGTTTGTCTGTTTTCTGTAAGTCAACAAATACTTCTCAGATTATCAACCATAAACTTTATAACTATGCGTTGTCTTTAGCTGGTTTGATTATCATTGTGAAACAATTCGTGATGTAAGTTTGCGATTTATAAATTAAAATCTAGGGGTCTACTATATAATATTTTTCTATATTATATAGTATTGTTTTCTATAGTGTTTCATTTCAATCATGAAACTAAAAGATTTTGGAATGGTAGTTAGGACTACTGGTATTATTTATCTTTTACTACTATCAGTAAATGGTGTTGTTTATATCCCCATATCTGTTATTATATTAATTACTATCGGCAATTTGTGTACTGCTATTTCTTGTAAAGAAAAATTATTATCTCCTTCTTTTGAACATCATAAACTAGTGAGTTACTTTATTGCTTTCTTGGGTTTTATTATTATTACAAAGAATTATATGTAGCGCGTGTGCGTGTGCGTATGCGTGTGCGTATGCGTGTGCGTGTGCGTTGTTACACATCCGTATTTTTGTAGCATCCTAGAAGTCGTGCAGACGGATCCTTCTCTTTACAAAATGGATGCCGCCAGAAATATGGGATCGTTTTTTCACAATCATGAAACAATTCATTAAAAATAGTTCTATAGTAATAACTTTCTTTATCATATGGTGTATTATATACATGTGTATATTCGATAAATTCTTTATACTTATTATACTCTTCATCTGTAACTTTTTTATCAACATATTCGCGAATAATCTGAAACCAACTTCTTTCATGACCACTCACCCCATCGCTAAATGCTTCTTTCCTCCGCCATAAAATATCATCAGGCAATAATCCCTGAAATGCCTTTCTAAAAATATATTTCTCAATTTGTGTATCATCGAATCTTTTATATCGCGCCGGAATACTCATCACATATTGCAAAAACTTCTTGTCTGCAAATGGCACGCGTGCCTCCAAACCTGCACCACTAATGCTCTTATCTGAACGCAACAAATCGAAGTAACACACATCGCAAACCATTCGCACATTTTCGGCGCGGAAATCTTCCTCAGATTGCGCCTTCATGAAACCCCGATATGACCCAAAAATCTCATCCGACATATCACCGCAATAAATAACGCAGTCATCTGTATTTGCTGAAATATACTTACTTACTAAATAGTTCGGTACAGACGCACGCACAGATGTAGTATCATAGCTCTCGATTTGATATATTGTGTCCTCAATCGCATTCAAAAATTGTTTTTCAGTAAGGCATACTTCATGATGATTTGTCCCCAAATAATCCGCCACTTTTCGCGCCCACACCAGGTCTGTCGATCCCTCAAGGCCGATACTATATGTGTTCAAATCTTTTGCCGGCATGTGGCGACACATTACTGCGACGACTGCTGAACTATCCAGCCCTCCCGAAAGAAGTGCACCTACTTTGCGGTCGCTCATAAGACGTTTCACAACTGCTTCTTCAAACAGGGTAGCAATATTTGCGCAAATGTTTTCCTCTGTGTCTTCTACTATGTTGTAATGATAGGAACGCGCAATTGAAAGATGGGAGTTTGGGCTAGACTCGATGCTATGATAGAATTTCTGGTCGATTGTCAGGTTTTCATAATATGCTTTAAAAAAGATACCAGGTTTATATAAATCAACCGGTGAATTACCATCTTTATAGATTGCAAAACAACCAGGAGGAAATTGCATAATACTATGGTATTCACTTGAAATAGCTTTCATTTCACTCGCTACTATAATTCCATTATGGTATGAGTCTTTGTCACATGAACCAATAAAAAGCGACCTTACGCCCACCGGATCGCGTGCAATAAATGTGCACTTATTTTCATAATCGTGTAACACAAGCGTGAATACTCCATCTAATTTTTTAAGCGTTTCATTCATTCCAATTTTTCGATACAGGTGAATAATAATCTCGCAATCTGATTTGCTTGTATATTCTGCCTCGAGCCCGTATTCCTTTATAAGTGCACAGAAATTATAAATCTCGCCATTGCAAATAAGACGACAATTTTTGATAAAAAAAGGCTGGTTACTTTCAGGTGTTTGTCCGTTGATTGCAAGACGATGAAATCCCCAGAACATATGATAGGGAAGCTTAGACATTGGTTCGTCTGTGGTAGTGTATTTGGTAGTGTAGTTGGATGTTGTTGTCGACATCATACTTGTATCATTAACAAATACACTATTGTCAGGTCCACGATGTGTTATTTTACTAAAATACGTTTGATGACTCTTTAACTCCGATAACAATCGTTTTTTATATATTTTAAAATCTTTAGGTGAAATAAATGTCTGATAAAAATAAATACCGCACATAGTTCAATGTTACTATACTATGATGTCGCTATATAAAATAATCGTGGTATTTATTATTATGATAATGTCTTTAACTTGTTTTTAAATTTATTATAACAAAAATGAAGTATTATTGCAAAATATAATATAATAATATAGTAATAATAGTAAATATACCAAAATGTCATCTTCTTTGTCTTCCGATAGTAATTATAGTATCAATGCCCCTGATAGAATGTATGGAGTAGTGAATAAATTATTTTTGTGTCAAAATGAGCGAACAGATGAGTTGAATGAACGCATATCATCAAGAAATATTCCATCTCAACCATTGCAACCTTTTTATTATCAAACACCAGTTTCTACAAAATATGGATACATGCCAATATTAGACCAAAGAAAAGAGTCATCTGTTCCACTGAATAACTACCCTATATTTAGCCCACATACAACATTTAATCCTGGGAACAATATGGCACCTTGGCAAGGATTCGCAAACAATGTGAATGTAGAGTCGACATTACGAAATCAATTTTTTGGGTTGCAAGATTGTCAGCAAGCTTACTATGTTCCATCTTCGACAAGTGATTTGTATAAAGTTAGCGTCCCCCCTCCTTCACAGCCTGTGAACCAACAATTTCCGCTATTATTCAAAAGGGAAGTTTTTGACCATTTTAACCCGAATAGCGATAATTTAGGAAATAGTTTTTTTAATAATAGCACAAGAACTGATATTAAAGATATACCCATTGATAGGGAGAGTTCATATTGTTTATAACTTATAATACGTTATGCATAATACAGATAAGTTTTATAATAGTAAATATTTTACTATTATAAAAATAACTAACAGCAAGGAAATACATTATGGAAGACATGGAAAAACTTGAAGATGTTCATATATGTATACAACCACAACCACAACCACAACCACAACCACAACCACAACCACAACCACAACCACAACCACAACCACAACCACATATTTCTGAAACTCGTGAGAAAGGTGAGAAAGGAGAAAAAATACAAAATGGAAAATTAGACTTAAATATGCTTGATGCTGTAAACTATATAACATTAGAAACGATGTCAAATAATGATTCATATACTAAATATTTAAAACTAAATAAACTAGATCATGACGCAGTTTTAAAAAAAGAGAAGAAATTTTATAGAAAACGTATTATTGCATTAACTAAAGATATTTTATTCAACAACGTGAATGCGAATACGAATACGAATACGAATGCAAATGCGAACACGGATGCAGTCGTGTCGGGTGACTCGACGACCAGTACCACGACCCTAATAGTTCAACACGATATTCCAAAGGTCGATGATGTTATTATATCCGCATTCAATACATTTGCTCGACTATGTATTTCTCATTTCAAATTTAAAGATACTATGGATACCATCCAGTATGAATATAAAGATATGAATAAAGAAGCATGTCCATGTGGTGATGTCCAGGACGACGATGGAGCTGGCGATGAAGATATGTCAAACAATATAAATGAGGCAAATAAATTATGCATGAAACAAACAGATAAAAAGATATTAACACTAGACAACTACGTAGTTAAGACTAGTGCACCAAAAAAGGAAATGATACTTCCAAAAACTAAAAATGTGAATCTTAAAGACCCAAAATTCAAGAAAAAAGATATTAAGGTATCTATGTCAACATTCACCACTATAACAACAACAAATTAAATTAAATATATATTTTATATATACCGGTATTTGTATTTATTTTATACCTGTATTTGTATTTGTATTATACCTGCATTATATATATATATGAAATCAAGAAGAATACGAAATATTTTAAAATTTGCCGATAATGTTGATATCATAGATGATGATGACGATGATGACAATGGTAGACAAAGATCAATAAATGTAAAAAATAAAAAAATAAAAGTAAATAAAAAGGTGAATAAAAAAACTGCCAAGAATAGAAAAACGAGAAGAGGTAAACGGGAAGTAGTTGGTGAGAAAGGTACTAACTCTGTTGCCGTAGAAGACAAAGATGTTGAAAAGCACCCTGATGGATTTATAAAACTAAAATGCAGTCCAAAGCTACAGGATAATGATTTTACATGTTATAGCAACGAATCGTTATTTAAATTAAAATCTTTATGGAATGCACGCCATCCCGATGTTCTAATTGCATCAAATGAACCTCGCGAAATATGGGAATCATTAAAACAACGTTTAAAAAATGTTTGCAACAAGGAGTCATGTTGGTTGAAACAGAATTTCGCTTCTTCAGGTCTTGATAAAGAAATGTTAACCTATACATTTGCACCAAAAAGTCCAGACGACTGGAAGAAAAACCCGAACGAGTGGTTAAATAGTATTGATATCGAAAATGTAATGAAACAATACGAAAAAGAGTTTCCATATTTTGATTTCATAGGTGCAGCGCCGATTGATTTCGATTCTCCGAAAATGTATGGTGAATGTGTATGGGAAGAGTTGTGTCATTTTGATTTACGTATATCTGTGCGAAATGGTAAGAATAAAATTGGGTTTATATTCAATACTGATCCGCATTATTTATCAGGTTCACATTGGATTTCTATGTTTGTCAGTTTAAAGCATAAGTATATATTTTTCTTTGATAGCACGGGAACACCTCCCCCTAAAGAAGTAAAACGCTTGATAAATAAAATAAAACAACAAGGTAATGCAATAGGTATAAATTTTAGATACATTGAAAATAAAAAACATCATCAGAAGAAACCGACCGAGTGCGGAATGTATGCGCTGTTTATGATTATCAATCTTTTGCGCGAAACGATGAAACCTGAAGAGTTTATCGTTGATATTTTTCCAGACGAGCAGATGGAGAAGTTTCGCAAGTTATACTTCAATCAGGACTTGTAGGTGTGTAGGTGTGTAGGTGTGTAGGTGTGTAGGTGTATCGTTTTCGACACACATACACACATACACACTAAAATATAAACTCTCTTACATTCGTGCAGTCATCGATAGTGCGACTTTTTGATGACCATCTATAAAAATGATACATTTTTAGATTAATTATACTTTTAAGTTTGAAGAAATAAGCATCATCGCATAGTTGATGTATACCTGTTGTTTTTATGGATGAAACTTTATATATATTTTTACTTCGTTCGCAATATAGATTATGTTCACTTTCCGCGACCGCTAATATTTTATTTGGTATGACTTGGGTGTTAGGGTATTCATTATGAAGTGAGTCTGCCCATATGTTGCAAAAACCAAAAATATCAATACTTGGATTGTCTTTTATGTATTGATGTAATAAGGGGTGTTGTGGTTGCGGTTGTAGTTGTGGCTGTGGTATATGCAAATATTCATCAAAGTCGCAAAATATCATATACTCTGATACATCCTTACCATATCTGTAAAGTGCGTGATGTATTTGACCCATTTGCGCATGGTGACAATATTTAAATTCACGCGGATTCCAGTAATGAAAATTCCATTCTACTATTGTTACATTGCTATACAGGGGTCTATTAAAAAATTTATATATTTCAGGTGTAATAATGCTGTTATAATATAAATAAAAATGAGACACGCCTTGTTTTGTATAATAATTATAAAAAAAAGGAAACAAATTATAGTCATGTTTAAATAAGGTAGTTAGTGTTAGAAAGTGTTTCGGTGTATCTCTTGTGGAAATGTGATTTAAGTGATATGATTTTTTTACATTGTTGCACAATATATCAATAGTAATAGAGTTGTTGTGTTGTTCGATTTGTTCGGTTTGTCTAGTCTCATTTATATCATATACAAATACAGAAATAGGTTCATAGGAGTCTTTGATGTATTTAGATGAAGGAATCAGATTTACTTTATTTAATGTAAGCAAAAAATTATTTATTGTATATGGTTGATTATAAATTGGCATAATCAAATATAGTTTATTGTTTTTATAAAAAATATCAAAAAAAAGTAAGTTTAAATCACTTATATAAAACGGATTGATATCCTTTGTAATATTGTTCACATAGTTTACTAACTTACCATTACCATTACCAGATGATATTTTATCATTCGAATTTCTTTTACCTTTTACATAGTTTAAGTTGAACATAGAATTATATTTTTTATAATATTTTTATAATATTATATAAAAAATAAATATTAAATATTTATTTGTTATTATAATTATTGCACAATATAGTTCGTATAGTTTGTATATAATTAAAATGTCATTTGCAGTATTTACAAATAACAAGAACAAAGGTGTTCTTTGGGGTATATTACAAGAAGGTGGTGTATTTACCAATATTCCCTCATCTATGTTTCACAATGTAAAAAATATTTTTGAAATGTCGATATTATCAATGAAATCAGAGTTTGATTTATTTTTTGATAAAAACGACGAAGGAGACGACGACTACGATAAAAAGGCTGCCGATATGATTATAAATAGTAACAAAATAGTTATTAAAAAAGTGATAGACGAAGTGAATAAGATAAAAACACATAATGAACATAGCATGAAACAAGCACAAGCACAAGCACAAGCACAAGCACAAGCACAAGCGCAACACAACCCAACACCTATGCAACTGAAACCTGTTTCACCTGTTACGATAAGTCCAATGCCTACAAAAAAACCAAAAATAGAAGAAATATATCGTGCAGATGATATTAAAAAAACGCGAATGAGTGAGCTTGAAATACGTTTGAAAGAAAAACAGACTGAAATGGATGCTATGCTAAATAATAAAAAACCAGAACATATTGATTTTTCAGACAAGGCACTAGGTATAAATAAAGAATCGGATTTATATGATAAGAAACTGGCAGGGGATGAGATGGAAAGACTGCTTGCAGAAGCTCTTGCATCACGTGAACGCGAACTGGATAAACTTAATATCGATGCAGATACGGGTAGTCATAGCGGAGGCGGAGGTCTAGGTGGAGGTATAGATAATGATAGCATACAGATTCCTGTAAATAAGATAGTTATGAAGCGTCCGCGTGAGTCAAAAAATGTTACATTTAATGATGCGGATAATACCAAAGTAGAATATGAAAAACAAGACTATGACAATTATGCGTATGATAATAGTAGTGCAAATACCGAAAATCATAATCATAAGCATAATCATAATCACGATGATAACGTATTGTCATTTTTTAAAAAACTTAAGTCAAAAAAAGGACGTGATGATACAAATTTTAGTTCTATTTCTATACCTTTAGATGATATTATGAACATGGCAAATAGAAGTGATGATGAGAACGAAAATCATAATGAAGGAATGCACGTTCAAGTTCAAGAGATGCATAACTTTAGGGGAAGTAGAGAAACGAGAGAAACGAGAGAATGGGGAGAAATACGAGAAATGCAAAAATATGTAATTTTAGAACAAAGAATTAAAGGCATTCATGATGACATGGTCGAAATCAAGAAAAATCAAGAACTTATTTTAAGTTTATTAGAAAAGAAACTGCGCTAATATTTTTTAGTGATATATATTAGTATAGTATCATGGTATTGAATAAGTTAAAAAAAAGAAATATAGGGCAAGGTAAACATGGTAAATATACTAAACGTAAAGGATGTGCGCGCATATATCATCGAAAAAATAAAAAACATTATACACGAAAATATGGAAAACGAATCCAAAGACGAAGACAAACGCGGAGTAAAAGAGGTGGAGAACTAACTCTTAACATACCTAATATGAATACCCCCGTAACAATATTATACCGATATTTTGCCAGGATTACAAAACCCAATGTAGATAGTTTTAGTGAAGACGATAAACCAGAACAAATAATTATGTATACACAACAAAGTGAGCCGAATTCTATTTTTATTGCAAGATGTCCTAGTAAAGATTGTAGCACAGAAACAGATGTAAAAATAATGGAATTAGATTATAAGTCTCTTAAAAAATATGCTAGTAAAAGAGAGTATTTTTTTAGTTCAGGTGGAATAAAATATAAAATGAAAATAGATGATGATGGTGTTGGTGAGCCATTATTAGATTTTTTTAAAGAATATACTATGCCAATAAGTGAAAAAGAAAGAGAATTTCAAACATCTCTGGACTCAATTAATTTTTTACAACCCGGTATAGATGATATTAGAAAAATGTTAAAAGTAACTAACGAAACTACATGTCCATTTTTATGTAATCCTGATGAATGTGATGAAACAATGTTAGAAAAACTAAGACAAAAATATATGGAAAAAATAAAAGGTAAAGAAATTCAGGATGGTGATGATGCAATTGAAATATTTTATGATACACTGGACAAAAATTTATTACTTATATTAGAGAATTTTTATGTTCAGTCACAAACTCTTACCAAAGAAAAACTAACAAATTTATTTAGTCAGTGTGATCAGAATCTATCATACAGCTTGAATGACTCAAGCAGTACACATAAAAATTTACATGGAATTGTGAATATGTTATATAAAAAAATCAGAAACTCTATTATAACTAGTGATGTTTACTTGGAACAAAATTTTGAAAATATGAAAAAACTATTACAACTATTAAATTCTATGACTCCTGAAAATATGCAAAAATTATTACAACTATTAAATTCTATGACTCCTGCAAATATGCAAAAACTACTACAACTATTAAATTCTATGACTCCTGAAAATATGCAAAAATTATTACAACTATTAAATTCTATGACTCCTGCAAATATGGGAATTATACTACAAGCATTAAATTCAAAATTTAATTATGTTAGTAATTTCGGTGTTCAAGGACCAAACTCAACCATTGCTATAGGTTTGTTATTAGATATTCATTTAGGTTTAGATCCCGAAAGTATGAGTAAACTTTTAGACTTTTATAGTTTTAGTGAGATAAAACAAAGCGTAGACCCTAAAAGTAAGATTGTAAGATACGATATTATTTGTCATAAGTATAAAGGAGGAAAAACTCCACTTTTTAAAAGTATTTCAAAAGGTAAAGAAGATCCTTCAACATGTAAAGCAATAAAAGCATTGAATGAAATTATACCAATAATTACCCAATTTTTTAAACATATAAAAGGAAAACTAGATAATGTCGATGTAAGAACGAGTTACGACCCCAAATTATTGGAAGCATATGGGGAATGTAGAGATAGATATTATCAAGAAGGTGGTAAAAGAAAGACATTAAAAAAACGAAGGCGTGTTAAAAAATGATAAATATATTTAGAAAAACAAATTACCCTAACAAATCAAAAATATTATACATTTTATTATAATATTTTTACAAAGTGTATCCGTTTCTATTTATTATTTATATCCATTTTCTCTCGTTTCTCCCGTTTCTCTCATGTTCTCAAGGTTCATCACTTGGTCGCATGCTTGCAGCTACGCCTCCCGTTCTCGATGACGCAGTTGGCAGTTTTGAGCTTGTAGGTTTAGACGCTGGAACTGGAACTGGCACCGCTCCCGTTTCTTTTTCAACTTCACTCAGTGGCACCACTTTCGCTTTTCCAGATTGGTTTACTTCCATCTTTCCAATACATAGTGGTTCGCCACCCACTTCTTGCGACACAATATAGCTGCTATGGTCATACACCAGTTTTGTAGACTTATCATACGCATATTTCACCGGTTTACCAGCCACGCTTGCAGTGATTTCAACCAATTTCAGTGTTGTTTGTTTCACGTTTCTCGATGCCGAAGTATCCGACTCCTCATTATCCACCGACGGCGGATACGAAAACTTATTTGACATTACATTACCAAATGTAAAACACTTCAATTTTTCCTTCGAGTTCTTATCGCGATGGATTGCGCAGTCTATCGACGCTTCTTTTATTGCCATAAGTAGCTGCGAATTGATTTCCTCTTTTATCGTGGATATTTCAAATAATGCCTGGTCGGTTGTTATCGGTTTTTGCGCGTTTAGTTTGCTCACATCATTCAGACGCAACTCTATCGATGCATCATCTGCCATTTGTTCAGACGTGAACCGCATAATATACATCATCACATAAACACTTCGCAACTTCTCGTCTTTCAGGTCATTATGACTGCATATACGCCTAGCCCTCCCAATTACTTGCTCGATTCTTACAGGTTGCCAGTAAGGTTCCATAATATGGACATAACGGACGTTGCGCAAACTAATACCCTCGGCACCGGATGCAGTAATCATAAGAACCTTAACTATCTCACCCATAAAATTATTCGCGGATTTCGGCACTAGTTGTTGTTTTAATGTAACCGGAATATAGTCCCATGTGCTGTTAAATACATTTCTTATTATTTCGCGTTCCTCATCGCTTTCTGTTCCCGTATACAAAGCATACATCGGTTTGCCCTGGTCGGCATCGCTAATATCAAGCACCCAAGCACTTGAATCGTTTTTACGTATTTTAAAACGTACAAATCCGTTCGCCTCAAGCACCATAGCAAAAAGCCCAATCCCTTCAATCGTTCGAAACTGGCTATATACCAAATGAAGACCATAGTGATGTGATTCTGTTATATTTTCCAACATTGCTAAAAACTTTGGGCTATAAGTTTGCAGTTCACCCTGCGGTGCTTTTGTAAGGTAGCGCGCCATTCCGCTACGAATACGCATAAGTGCCGCTGCAATCCGTTTCTCATAGGAAGAGTCAACTTTTTGTTCGATTTCTTTCACTATTTCTTCGACATCATCGCCTGCATGTTCACCATTCATATTATCTATACGTTCGACCGCAGTCAGTGCATCTACATCTTCTTCATTTGTCCCGTCATTGAGTGCACCTTCAACGTTAGTTCCTTCTTTCGGAAGTGGGCGTGTGATTTCAGTAGGAAAAACAAAGTTGCAAAAAAGACGCGAAAAAATGCGATAAGAAGATACAGCATCTTCATATATATCGTCGCCTCCGCCACCTCCTGCACCTGGCCTTGACTTTCCGGCTGCGCCAGCACCTAGGCGTTTTTTTGTTCGCGAATTTTTCTCCAATTTTCTTTCGGCACTGCGTGCTTCTTCATATGCTGCAAACTGGTGTGTACTCATTGGTATCTCAATTACCCGAAAATGAGTTGCTTTTTCATAAGCAGGCATTAGTTGTTCTTGTGCGCTTCGGAAATACGATGCCAACCCAAGAATACGCCGCTGAAACATTCGTATATTTTTGACATTTCCAGACTGCGCATCAATAAAATAAGAACGAAATGAGTCAAGACTATCCGGCAATGCTTTATAGGTCTCAATCGTAATACTTCCAGGCACGACACTTATAGCGCGCGTTTTCAATGTTGAAATCACCATACGTTCAAATTCGGTGTCACTAAGCTGCGGCATTTCACCTGATGTAGATAGAGCAGCATCAGGATTGGCAACACCGCTATATTCGCCGCGCTCATTCACGTTTACAAACCCAAACGGATTGCGTGTAATTGTCAGCACATGCGATGTATCATTATAGTCCATGTAGTCTAAAACATGGAGACTTGAAAACATCTGATCCAGCATTTTTTTATCGATTTTTGATTGCGGTCCGCTTCCCATTCCAATCTGAAGAGGAATTTTCCATACTTTGATATAGCCGCGCAGTATATTAAAAATAATTGCGACTTCATTCGGGTAGTTGATTACAGGCGTTCCACTCAAAAGGATGATTTTTACATTTTGTGCGGTCAAAAGTAATTCATATAGTCGCATTGAAAGCGAAGCGGGGTTACGCAATTTATTCACGATTCTACTTATAAAATTATGCGCCTCGTCGATAATAACTACGCGATCGTTAAAGGGGTTCTCTGTATAATTCGACGTAAGTGTATTCAAATGACTCATTCTCATACCATTGTAGTTGATGAATTGATATTTTGCACTAATCATTTTATTCAATTGTTTATCAAGGCTTTCGCGTTCGCCTGCATTCAGAGATGTGTAGTTGGACGATTTCTTAATATTAACAAGCCATGCACCACTTTGGTCAATAATAAATTGTTTTGGCAACGATAAAATAGCAGACAATGTTTCAACCATCGGGTCAACCTTGCTTTGAATGCTGATAAATTCCCAGTATTGATTTTTCTTATAAATATCATCGCCGCATTTTTTCAGTTCTTCGATATAGTTTCGCTGCAGCGATGCGGGAGTCATAACGATAACTTTTTTGTGTGTTTTAAGTCCTTCGGCGATTGCAATGGATGAACACGTCTTGCCACTTCCAAGACCATGATACAACAACAGACCACGATAAGGGGTGTAAATATTTAAATAGTCGCGAACTATCTTTTGATGCGTGAGTAGCGAGAACTCCTTATTTTTCTCAGGGTCACACGAAATCGTTTCTTTTTGGTCGGCAATTTCTGCATGATATGTCATAAAAAGTTGATTGATAAAGTTGACGAATTTTTCGCGATTATTCATATAGTATGCAGATGCTCTGATACCGAGGGGCGGAATACGTGGCAACCTTTCACGCACAATTTGGTCACCAATTCTTAGGTCTTGCATGTCTTGTGTCGTAATACCGAATTCTGGTTTTTCAAAAACGCGTCCCTTTCTGCTAGCGGTGATGCGTGCGGGTGTGGCGGCGGCGGCTCCTGATTCGCCTGATTCAAGCAATAGCGATGAGTCTTCTTCTAAATAGATATGTTTTGGTAGTTTTTTAATAATTATGACTTGGCGAAGAAGTGCGACGGGTTGTTGAGGTGTTGCTTTTGCACCGAGTGCAGAAGGTAATCCCAATGCAAGGGGCATAAGTTTAGATTTTGATTTTGTTTCTTTTTGTGGCTCGATGGGTTCATCAAGACAAATTGGAAGTTCACATTTCAAATTTTTAATAATATTGTCACGACTTACTAGTTTCTGAGCTCGCTGGTCTCGGGCTACTATAACAGCTTCGCCTGGTCCTTGTTCGCCTTCATCTGCGGTAGCGGTTTTTGCAATTCTTCCTTTAAATACTATGCGAACTTTATGTGCAACTGCTGGTTTAGCATTAGCAGCAGCAGCAGTAGCAGCAGCAGTAGCAGCAGTAGCAGCATTAGTATCAACCGGATTTTGCAATCGTTCAATTACGGATTTCGGTGCTAAATTTGTCTGAAGCGCATTAATCATTCTCACTGCGGCGTAGTCTGTGCCTGGTTTATCACTTGGAAGAATATGTGGTCCGATATTTGGTGCACCTTCCATAAGAGGTATTTGTTCTGATTGGAGTTGTGATTGTGCAGATGCAACACTTTCATCGGAAAAAATATCTTCACTCTGTTGTTCTACACGAATGGGCACTGGTGCTGGTGCTGATGCTGATGCTGATGCAGACACAGGTAGAGGAGGCGGAGGCGGAGGTGATGCACTTCCACTCCCGAATCCTTTTCCTACATTTATAGATGGAAGTGACGTTCTTATGCTATTAAACCCAGATGAAAGAAGTGATGCTACATGTTGTATTGGCGATTTTGGTGATCCGAATGCACCAGGGGTCGTACTTCCGGCAATCGATTCTTTTAATGATGTTTTTCTTTGTTCTAATTCTGCAATGGTTCTTTTAAGTTGTAAATTTTCTTCCAAATCAGATTTTGAAGGAGAGCCCTGTGGTGCCTCCGATAATAACCTGTTTGATTCTAATAATTTTGATTTTAGATTTTCTATTTTTGATTCAAGTTCTGATATATCCATTCCAATATATACTATACTATAATACTATACTATCAATAGATATATTTATTGATATATTTATTGATATATTTTATTTAAAAAAATAACACACTACGACATACTAGATAGTATAGACTACATACACTACATATATTGAATTGCCAATTCACAAGCCATTTGTTCCGCTTTTTTTTTAATTTTGTGTGTCCCCGATGCAAAGTGCACTAAAATATGCCCACGTTCTTCACAGATTTCACGTATTTTGACAAATGATTTCAGTTCACTATAATTCACCGCATTCCTATAGTCAACTTGATATATTTCTTTACCTAAACATAAGAATACACCCATCGTATACCCCGTTTCAATATCATGTTGTATTTCTAAATAATCAGGTGTAGTTTTAAATTCTTTCTGTATCTTCACTTGTAAAATATTCTTATAGTTGTCATCATTTTTGATAAGCGAAATCCAGTCAATGTGGCGCTCAAATACTGCTTCGATGAATTTCTGTGCCATTTGAAACCCCGGTCCCGTGACAAATACATTTTCGAACCACTTATCGTCATCGTGCACTGATATTTTATTAAAGTCGAGAAACAGGGCACCAATAAACGCCTCAAACAAGCACCCTAGTTTTTTAAGATTAGTGCGTGTCTTCTTTTCCTCTGCATGTTTCGAAATAATAAACCATTTATGCAGTCCCATTTCGAGCGCCAATTTTCCAATAGATTCATTTTTGACGATGGCAATTTTTTTTTCGGTCATGAAGCCCTCATTCTCTTTAGGAAATCTGCGATACAAATAGTATTTTGTCACACACTCTAAAACTCCGTCGCCTAAAAATTCAAGACGTTCATTGGATTTTGTGCGCAGCGCCATGCAATTGGAAGGCTGAGGTATTATTTTTATATTTTCACGTGCGTTTTCGAGTTGAGGGCGTTTTGTATATGATGCGTGAATAAATGCGCGTCGGTATAATTCGAAATTATAGGGTTTAGACGGAACTCCATAGTTTGAAAGAATAGATTGAACATCATTCAATGTAATCTCTCTATTGTCCGGATTATAAGGATTAAATATATATCCGTGTCCATCTTCTGCAAGAATTATGTCAGAATCATTTAGAATATTTTTGCCGCTTGCGGAAGTAAAACTTGGACCAGATGGAGAATGAGTTTCTTGGGAAGACATCGATGGATATACAGGCAAATATGACGCGATGTTGTTTGATACGATATTATGTTATCTAATAGTTATATTTTATCTTTAAATGATTTCAATTTAATTTACTTTAATTTACTTTATAAATGTGTAAAAATAAAATATAGTATAGTTGTTTTACATATTTTTTATATTTAGCATATATATAATAAAATAAAATGGTTTTAAGTGGTCCTAAAAGAGTTTCGGCAATAAATTCTCTTACTAACAGAGGGTGCATCTTTGGAAGTATGGCTGGATTGGCGCCTACTGTAGGTTTGAACCCTAATCTGTTGAATACGTATCGCCTAAATACGAACTATTGTCAGAACAAATGTATTCCTGTTGGCTGTGTTGATGGTTTTAACTATATGAAACAACGTGGTCTTATCGCATGCAATAAGGGTGCTGGTGGTATCGGTCGTTCTTACTACTCACCTGGTATTGGTATCTTGTTTGGTGGTGGTTGCCAAAAGGGACCTACATACTAATATTATTATTATTATAGCATTATATTATAGCATTATATTATGCCAAATATGGATTTTAATTTTATATTATAGCAAAAACTATATTACAAAATACACCAAACCAACAATCCAACAAATCAAAAATAATATAATATTACCAGATTATATATTCAAATAAGAATACTATAGATAGATATATCAAAATAATCAACATGAAAAATGCACCAAGAAGCAGAAATGGCAGGTCAGCTATAGCTCGTCGCGTTTTATTTAGCGGTCCTGGTTCCGCTGATGGACTATACACAAATACCCAAAATGGTGGAGGAACGAAGAAGGGTGGTGCACAGCCTTCAGGAACCGGTTTTATGATTTCATTTGCACAAAGGTCTCAAATCGCGGTTCCGGCTTTGAATAAAGACTTTTTATTCAACTTTAGACAATACTACAACGCTCCTCGTCACGCTGGACCTATGATGTAAGCGTGTGATTTTTTCATTATAATTGCTGCATAACTTGTGAATAATCAACAAATATATAATTATAATGAAATATTTTTAAGTAGTTTGGATAACTACTAAAACTATATATTAAAACGATTTAGAAATGTTTATCGCTAATTATATATCCTATAATATCCTATCCTATCCTATCCTATCCTATCCTATTAACAAAGTAGAGGCGCAACCGATACACATAATATGATAATCAAGATTGATAATCGTGAAACGACGCTTATACCCCTAATAGAACATCGCGTGGAGATATTTATGAATTCAAATACCGATGAATGCGACCTTCATGAAGGAATCGATGACGGAATCGGAGATGATGGTAATGGTAATGGTAATGGTAAAGTTTCGGCAAAAAAGTCAAAATCGATAACATCTGTCGTTCGTAATACAAGTGCGACCAATAACGGATGTTTGGTTCCAATGCATATATTTAGTGAAGTTGAAATGCAAATGAATGTAACACCGGAAGTAACATTGGAATTAACACATACTGCCCGTGTTGGTAGCAAACATTCTATCAAAAAAGAACAACTTGCTGTTGGTGATATTATTTTAGAAAACGATAAAGGAGAAGTTGTTATTATTTTTGAAAGAAAAACATTATACGACTTAGCTGCAAGTATTCGCGATGGTAGATATAACGAGCAGTCATTTCGACTTGATAAAGAAAATATTCATAACCATAACATAGTATACATTATTGAGGGCGACATAGAAAGGTATATTGAAAAGAAGGGACGTGTATCTAGAAAAACACTTATAAGTTGTATGTTTTCACTTTTATATTATAAAGGGTTTTCTGTATTTAGAACAAACTCGATTTGTGAAACTGCTGATGTTATTGTATTTTTTGCAGACAAATATTACAAAACGGGTATAAACGATAAATCGCGTGTGCCTTATTATAACAGCGAGCCGTCCGAAGCGGTATTACCATCGCCTAATACAAAAGAAAGTGATGATAGCGACGAAAATGAAAAGTATTGTGCGGCCTTGAAATCGCATAAAGAAAAGAATGAATATATTACACCCGATAATATTAATATAATTATGTTAACATGTGTTCCGGGAATAAGCTCTAAAGTAGCTACACAGCTTATGCGTGAATATAAGACTATACAAAATCTCTTATATCAACTTGAAAAGAAGCCTGATATGTTAAATACATTTATGATTAAAACAGAGGGTGCTGGTGCTGGTGCTGGTGCTGGTGCTGGTGCTGGTGCTGGTGCTGGTGCTGATGTAAAAACAACATTCAGAAAAATAAATAAAACATGTGTAGAAAATATTAAAAAATTTCTTATGACAAAGCCTGTTACGACATGTTCTAGTTCTACTTAACTAATTATTTACTGAAATAGTTACATTATTATCTCTATAATATCCAGCATCGATTAGTGCTTGTGTGAAATCGGCACCTCCCCAATTTTTGTCCATTGGGTTTGGACTTAAGCCTGTTGACTGCGCAATATAGTCAAGCATCATGTCAGGAGTAAACTCGCCTTGGTCAATATTTGATGCATCATAACCAGGATAAGAATTTATATTATAAGGTGGGTCGTCGTGTGATGCGTCGAGTAGTTTAGTAACATGTCTCCTAGGTGGCGGAATTGCATTTGCGTTTGTTATCGGCGGTAACCCTCCTTGTAAATCTGTAGGATCAGGTCGTATTTTATAAACTACCTCACCTTGGGTATTTTCTGTATGTTGCAAAAATAAAACAGGACACATAAATCCGACAGAGCGTTGCCAGTCAGTGAATTGAACATATTCTTCTAAATTGTTGAAAGTAATTGGGTTAACACCAGGCACCATAAACTTTTTAGAATTATATAAATAAATTTTTGCACCTTTTTGAACAAGAATATTTGGGCAGTCTGAATTTTTATTACTATTTTTAGGCATGGTAAGTGCCTCTTTAAAATCGGCTGATGAATAGTTCAATACAAAATATGCACCCATTAAAAATAAAACTGCTATGATAATATATTTATGATACATAGTGTATTGTTTATGTGTTGTTTGTTTATTATATATAATTATGCTATATTATATATAATTATATGATAAAATACTACCCAAATATTGCAATTATTCTAAATATGCAATAATAATAAATATGCAAATAATAATATTATATAACTAAAATATATAAGTAAAGCATTGAGTAAAATGTTTGGATTTTTAAATCAGAATACAAAACATCATCCGAAGGTTATGTTGACAGATGCCGATATTAAAAGGTTAAAAACTAACCACGGAGTTGTATTATTTTTTATGAATGGATGCGGTCACTGCGTTAATATGAAAGATGACTGGAATGCGGCAGTAGATGAATGTAGAAATAATGGGATTGGTGGTGATAACGACGATTTTGTTTTGGGCGCTATTGAAAGTGGTAATACAAATCTATTTAAAGAAAATGGGATATCGCACAATGTAAGTGGATATCCAACTATTTTATATATTAGTTCTGGAGATATTCAACGCGGAGACATGAATCATGAAAAATATGAAGATCCTCGCAAAAAGGATGCATTTGTAAAATGGATTAAAGATAAAAAAAATAAAAATAAGGGTAAAACACGCGAGGGTAAAACACACGAGGGTAAAATAGAGGAGGTTAAAATAGATATGTTTAACAAAAATGCATTTAAAACAAAAAATATAGGTAAGCAATCGGGTGGTGGACGTAGTCGTAGACCTAGACGTAAACAACCACATAAATCTAAAACAAAATCAAAAAGACATATGAAGCGTCATACGCGTCGTCATAAACGCACTAGACGCCACCGACGTCACATGAAAGGTGGCGGTTGTGGCTGTGGTTCTGGTGGTATTAGCACATTATTTAACTAACTACATGTGTCTATTCGTATATCTTTTATTTTTTGCATGTATACGTTTTGTTTTGTTTTTGAAATGTTTACTAAAACCGCCTTGTGGAACGGGAAGACGAATAGGATTTGGTTTTACTACGTCGGATGACGGCGCTGGCGCCGACGCTGACGCTGACGATGTATTGGGTCCAAGCGCAGTTCCACATGCTACGCATATAATGAAATCTCGCATTTCAGTAAGTGATACATTTATTCCTCCAATAGCAGTTGCCGATGGGTATTCGGTTTTTGTATATTTAACCAGTTCTTTGATTGCTTCATCGTGAGTATCATCTATTTTTTTGTTGATTGCACTATTTGGACCACCAAATATACCTGATATATTCCCAACAAAATCGCGTAATATAGATACAGAGTGAACCATGGTTCCTCTTACAAATCCTAAAGGTACATAAGCCTTTTCATCAAAATTGTCCGTTGTAAATAACTTTAGTGACATTTTAATTTCTACGTTTTTATCTAGTGTAGTAAACTTCTATACGTTATATATTTATATATAATATATTATATTTATATTTTTCGTATCAAAAAATTGAAACGAAAAGTATCTTTAAAATGGTATATACAGAAACTAACAAATCTCAACCCCATCAAGTCAAAAAGAATCCAATGTCTGTTCTTCTTGACTTACACAACAACAATAACAACAACACCCCCACGCTGGAGATTGAGTCAGAAAATGAATATAGCAGTGACAAACATATAGCACAAAAAACTACTGGAAATAAATCAGTTAAAAAACTTGCAAAAATAGATGTATCAAAGGCTAAATCATTAGAGTTAGAGTCGCCACCAAAAGACAAAGACCGCAACAAGGCAGAGCGCAATAAACTCGATGAATATTACTACCAACATCGCGAACAAAAATTGGAATACCAGAAGAATTACAATCGCCAGAAAGGTGATGTAATCAAAGACTATAACAAAAGTTACTACATGAAACGAAGAGAAGAAATTCTCGAAAAAGCGAGAACCAAAGTCACGTGCGAATGCGGATGTGTGGTTCAGCTATTTAACATGAACTCGCACAAGAAGACGAAAAAACATGTTCGCTATCTTGAAATGCGACAGGCGATGATGAACGCAACCGCGGGTTCAGATGCAGGTGCACGTGCATTGCCAATCAATACAAAATTATAGACTTACTTACCATTATAAAATTAAATTTTTTTCATCGTTCGATTTCTATGGAATTGCTTTTTTTTAAATGATTTCGACTTCATATTTTTTTTACTAGTCATATCAGAACTTATTTTGTCATGAGAATGAGGAGCGCTATCTTTATCTTCCTTGAAAAAACTTTTCATGTGTTCCAACATTTTTTTACTTATAATCACATCTATTTCTTGATCATCTTCGTCCTTTTCTGAAATATTATAATTCAATCGACTCATCATATAAGTAGTAAACTTCTCTCTTTCAGTATGGTTATTTTTTATATCCTTTGATAAGTTCGAATTTAGAAAGCGTTTTATAATAACAGAAGAAGGCAAGTAATGTTTGTATCCTTTTACATGAATATAATAGACATTATCGTCTTCCATTTTGGGATGAAACAAGTCATCTACAAAACATATTTCTATATCTTTCGGCAATTTTGTGCATCTAAAAAAGTCATCGATTGTTTTATCATGTGTTGTTCTATTTACTTCAACTATTTTACCATCTACTTTAAATGCGGATATAATTTGTTCGAATATTTTTGATTGTAGTTTTGTCTCAAAATATTTTTTAATATGCTCAACCCATGCTCTTTCTCCCTGATTATTTGTATAAATCATTATCGCCTTGCATTTGCCATCTTTCTTTTTTTGTAAAAGGTACCGCAACACATTTAAAATATATGGACGCGGATATTCTGGATATAAATCGAGCAACTCATTAAACATTCCATATGCCTTATTGTCATTGTTATAATAATCATCTAATAACATACAAAATGACCCAAATTGACCAAAACTTCCTAATGTTTCATCTAAATCAAAAACAACAACTTTTTTATATTTATTTTCTGATTCAGTATTAGATTCAACTTCAGGTTCTGGATCAGATTTTATATTAAATAATTTATTTAAAAATTTAGGCATATAATAAATATATAAATATTATAATAAAATATAATTTTATCTTATTTTAATATAACTTGGTATATTAATATTGCTGTTAATATTGAATTATATATACATTTACATATACATTTACATTTACATTTACATATTTATGGGTATTTTGAAGCATAATGATTATGTAAAAATATTGGATTATTATAATATACCTATTTCTCCGAAAGATTCGTCTAAAACTATAAAAAATAAAGCCGAAAATATATTGGCTGAAAAATTATGCAAATGTATTAAAAAAGTTAAAAAGAGTGACAATGTGGATACAAATGGTTATGACGACGACTACGACGATAACGTATCAGAAAGCGAATCAAAAGCAATCGCAATCTGTTCAAGTTCTATTTTTGAAAAGAAAGGACTTGATAGAGGTTTATTTGATTGTAAAAAAAAACCAAGACTTATAAATATTCATGGTAAAAAATACGCCCTTACAAAAAGAAAACGAACATTAATGATGTCACGTAGAGCAAAACTATTTCGAAAATTCCAAACTATGCGTAGAAAAAGTAAGAATTAATAATTAATAATTAATAATTAATTTGTTATTATATGTCTGCATTGATGTATGCAAAAGTAACAAATTAATTTAAGTTGTATTTTGTATAAATTTATATTTATTTGGTCGGTTGATATATTTATTGTATTAGCTTGAAGGTTTGCTTTGTTTGGGTTTACGCACAGATGTTGCGCGAGGTGTAGCAGGGACTTCGCTGAGCTGTGAGGTAGCTACAGGAGTTGGCTCTGGTGCAAGAGCAGATGTAGGCTGCGAATGCTCTACAAATGACTCTGACAACGATGGCTCGCGGGGCTGTCGCTGCCCACTAGGACGATTCGAGTATACGCGTCCACTACCCCTATACTCAGATGAATCTTTGCGAACTAACATCCATTCTCCGCGTCCACCTCTATCACCGCTGCTACCACCACGAGCACCACCACGTCCTGATTGTCTGCCACTAACAGGTCTGTCTCCTCCATCATAACGTCCACCTCTTACGCCTCTAGCTCCAGCTCCAGCTCCAGCTCCAGTTCCAGCTCTAGCTCCAGCTCCAGTAGTAGATCCTGATGTAGCAGCACGTTGCTCATGGCGCGTCTCGCAAAACAACTTTCCACCCTTTACACCACGAACATCCGCCGCCTGAAACTTATGGTCTCCTGAAGCAGTGTTTGAAACAGAAAACTCCACATACTCTCCTTCTACCAAATAGCGGTATTGCTCCTGACTTACCTTAATCGCAGAATGGTGTGCAAAAATCTCACTTGCATCTTTGAATTGCTCATTTCCTCCCACGATGGTGATAAACCCAAAACCGGTTTTATTATTGAACCACTTCACACGTCCAGTAAGACGAACAGAAGCTGATGTATCCGAAGAACTCATAACTAAGAATAACTACGATAATATACGATAGTATACTATAATATAGTGAATGGCTTTAAGTATATTTTTACGAATATATTATTTTTTATTTTGCTTTTGATAATCTATACTTCATATGAAGATATCTCTTTTTTACAAAGTCTTTTCAAGTAAATGTAATCAGGTTTTTCACTAAAATTTATTTTATATGCATATGCTAGCATTCTTTCGAATATAGCAGGTAATCCTTTGCATAACTCTGTTATGGGTGTCTTTTTTTTAACTTCGTATACGATTTCCGCTTTTGTTCTTTTATCGCTTGGTTCTATTTTCAAACTACACCACGGAAGTTTTCCCTTGAGTAAATATATTATAACATACAATATTGATATAATATCATCTCGTCTTGAATATACATTTCCTTCGTGTATATGTGTGCTTATGTAACGCATAGTGCCAACTATTGAAGCATCTGATTTATTTGGTATATGCGTATCATCTTTTATATAGATTCGCGACAAACCAAAATCGATAATATTTACTTTTTTTATGAATTGATCAGCTTGATGGTCTAGGTGGGATTGGTCATATTGAATTCGTGACTGACTTATCATAAAATTTTCAGGTTTAATATCACGATGTATCACACCCTTCTCGTGTATTTTTTCTATGATTTCAACCATTGATACCATATATTTTAAAACATCTTTCAAATAGTATTTATAATCAATTCTATGAATATTTGAACTATCGCTATTGCTATTTTCGTGACTACTTTGTATTTCACATTCCGACCCACTTTCTGACCCACTTTCATATTTTCTATTGAATCTCGATTGCGATGCTGCTTTTTTTAATTTTATCACTTCTTCCGCTAGTGTATGCGAAAACAGATCCATAACTATTATATTTTTATTTGATTCTGTTCCAAAATATCGCAACTTTACGACGCCAGGTATTCCCGACAAATGATTCAATATCTTAGATTCCCATACAAGCGTCGGTTGTTCACAGGTTGTTGCTTCATATTTGATTGCGACCTTTTCTTGTGTTATGATATTAAGGCCTTGGTATATACAACCAAATGAACCTTTTCCTATTTTCCTCTCGAAAACATACTTTGAATTGATAAGATTGCGGTGTTGGTATTTTGATGTGTCACATGTTTCTTCTTCGTCATATCTCAGTTGTTCTTGGTAGCTTTGATATTGTTGTTGTTGCATTTTGTCTATATATACATACCTATAAATACTTATAAATCAATTTTATAATTGATTTAGAAACAAAACCAAATAAAATATATTATTAAGTATATATAAACAACACATATCATCGTCATACGTGTCATTTTTGTATACCTTTCATAATGACGAAAATACAATATTTGCTATACATTGGGATATTTATGGTATTCAATCCATTAGAGAATCATAATGCAAATATGGTAATGTCATTACCGATTGAATTTATGAATAAAGAGAGTACTATCAAATACCCAATCCATGTTGCATGCGAGTGTGATTATGAAATATTTGTCGATGGTAAATTTGTTGACCAGACAAACAAGGAAGTAAATATAATCGAAAATGTATTTGAAGGACATCCGGGGTGGAATGCTACAAAGTTATTTAGTCCTATTATAAATACGAAAAGTCCGAACATAATCGCTTTTCATGGAACTGGTGGACAATTTTCCGGATTTCAAAACGGATTTGTTATGGATATGAATAATGGAGCAGATTATACAAAATATCAGGAATGGAAATGTAAAGAATTCGCTGTTTCAATAGTTCCAACGAACTGGTATAGTTACGACTATGATGATAGTTTATGGGAAATGTCAAAATCTTTTGGGATGAATTATCAGAATAATAGTTTTCAAATATTTGAACGCGAACGCGCCAATATACATCTTAATGCTGAGTGGTTATGGACGCAGGATAACTCAAAGACAAATGTATTTTGTAGGAGAAAAGATAGACATGTGCAAACGATTACTTTACGGACGACAACTCCTGCACCAATAACAACTTCTACAAGTGTATTGAAAACGACACACCACATTCCTGGGTCAACGGCTGTGCCAACCCATGAACCAACTCATATGAGTGTATTAAAAACGATACACCACATTCCTGCGTCAACGGCTGTGCCAAGTCACGTGAGTGTATTAAAAACGATACACCACATTCCTGCGTCAACGGCTGTGCCAAGTCACGTGAGTGTATTAAAAACGACACACCACATTCCTGGGTCAACGGCTGCGTCAACGGCTATTCCAAGTCACGCGAGTGTATTAAAAACGATACACCACATTCCTGCGCCAACGGCTGC